CCCCGCCGTAGGTGGGACCGGACGTACAAATACATCAGCCACCAATATTAAATTATAATTTAATATTATACTCAATAGTTTTACCCTTGCCATACTCTAACACAAATAGTGTAGCACCAGGGTCAGATGTTTTATTCAAAGATAGTGCATAATCATCAACTCCAATAATTGATGGAGCACTAATAATATCTGATTGAATTCCTATGTTATCACTACTCTGGTGATGCTTATGTCCACAAACCATAAAATCTATTCTTGTATTATATGTTTTAGAAAAATCTTTAATTGCCCTTTGCATATTCTTGCTTTCACCATGAAAACCAAAAATATCATATCCAACAACATTATCAAAAATATACCCTGTTGGATTTTGAATAAACTCAAAATTTGGATTGCTTTCAAGTCTATCCATTAATTTTTCAGCAATAATATAAGACATATTGTCATCTTTAAATGTATTTTTGGGTTGATTTAACATTCTAAGCTGACAATGGTTAGAATCTTTAACCATCTGATATCTCACAGAAACATATTTGGATAATTCATTTAACCATTCGGTTATAAATCTTCCATATCTCACTGTGCTTTCAATCACCCCATATCTAAGCTTAAAAAGCTGAGATACACGAAGCATACCATCAACTTCATCTCCTAAATCATATACATTTAAAGAACTAAAACCTTCCTTTTCGCAAATATCTATAACTTGTGTAAGTAAATTCCACATCCTAGACTCAAAAATTTCTGGGCTATATTCGTTAATTGTTTCGCCGAACAGCCCTGTAATTTTTAAATCAATACCAAAATGAGGATCTGCGATCAAAAGACATCCTGCACGGTTGTTATGGACACGACCAGCAACGTGTGCTGGTAAAATATCTGGGATGTTAAGCGCAGGGAGACCTTTAATTGTATTGCAAATTTGTTCGCAAATTAATTCGTCTCTTGCCTGCTCACGTAGCCATTTATTATATTCAAGTTTCTCAGTCTGTAGCTTCTTACGTTCTTTCTCTAAATTACGCCTTTCCGTCTTTATCTCTTCAATGTATTTATCTTCACCAACAATCTTGTCTGAGTTTGCCTCAAACACGTTCTTAAACGCCGCCCATGTTTTTCTGTATGCGGATTCGGTTTTATTACACCCAAACTCGTCATTAAAAATTTGTGCCATCTGCGGCCAAGTAAAACCAAGAGTCTCTTTCATATTACAAACTCTATAAAAATACTGATCTTCACTCTCATTTTCCATACGCTTTAAGTTTTCATCCATGCTTGTCACCATCACTTTTTCTCGCTTTTTCTATTTTTTTTAATTTTTTACTTTTCTTTTTGTTAATTTTCTTTCTAAATGCTGGACTAAATTTTGCATATGGAATGAATTTTGCAGGTGTTATAACTTTTTCTTGTGTTCTTGGGTCTCGCACCTCATGCTCTGGAGAATATCTACCGCCAAATACAAATCCAAGAGAAAGACGAATTTCTGACGGATTATCTTCTGTGGCTGTACTCATATTACTAACGATTATTTCATCGAGCGCATCTAAAACCGTAGTCATGTTGTGAATATAAAAGCCTGTTTTTTCAGCTAGTAACCTCGATAATTCATATTTTGTTAACACTCTTTCCATATCTTTTTGTCCCTTCTTAGCTACCATTATTCGTAGTCCTCGTCGTAATTAACACTAAACTTTACCATCCTATCTGCAAAATCAGAAAGTAGCTCACTAAAATTAATAAGCTCGCCGGTATCTACATTTTCAATGCTTACAATACCATTCTCAATATTCAAAATACCATTTGCATTAAGTGCAAACTTCTTAGTAATCGCTGCTTTTGCCATAATTTTGTACCTCCATGCTGTCATTCATTTTGTATTGTCAGGCGATATATTAATATTCCACATACCGCCAAACAAATCCTGCTTAATTTATGTTAAATTTATAATAAATCACTCAATCAATTCGTCTGCATGTCTACTGATCCAACCTCTATGATTAATAGTCAAATGGCATACTATGGACCTTTCTTCTCCCTCAAAATGCTTAATGTATCTAATGAATCCACTTTCAGACGGATTTGGAAGGTCACACTGTAAGTCATGCCCAATTACAACAACTTTAGAATTATCACAAACTCTCGTTAATGTCTTTTTCAACTGGGGCGTCATATAATTCTGGGCCTCGTCTAACAATATTACCTTACCGTCTAAGTTTGTGCCACGAAGATATGTGTCTGTAATACAAGTAATGTATCCAGTGCCATTCTTTTGATTTACCATGCTTTCATCATTAATTGCAGTATTGGGATTAATATTGCAATTAATCAAAGCCTGATAAAATGCCTCAAAATAAACAGAGCTCTTTTCAGTAATAGAACCAGGAAGCCATCCCTGCTTACGTTCACCATAAGGTGCCATGATATATACAATGCCATCATAAAATCCATACTGGACAAGAAGGTTAGCAACCCCTGTTGCCACAGTTGTTTTTCCGCAACCAGATTTTGCATTACACCATATAATATCATAATCTGGACTCCAAATAGCATTAGCAAACTTCAACTGTTCGGGATCCAACTTCATTCCATAAAAATTGGTATTATCTATAGCTCTTGGAGCTTCACCATAGTATTCCTGTTGAACTTTTTTCTTAGCCGCCATATGCTACCTCCGTATTAAAATAGTTCATCTAAACTCTCAACAATTTTATCAATAACGCCATTTTCTAGCGCCTCATCCTCATCCATAAACCAATCAACTGTTGCCTTTCGCTTAAAAATCTTCGAGTCAATTTTTGTCTTACTCATTAAATGGTCAACAGTTTTCTTCGAAAGCTTATCAAAGTACTTCTTTGTAGATTCTACTTGATCTGCCTGTCCAGAATATGCACATGAACCTGAATGTACCATAACATGAGAACCTTTAAGTCCAAGTCTAACATGGCCAGATGCAAGAATCTCCGCTGCGGCACTATATGCCGTGCAATAATTGATAGTCCATACTGGCGTTTTGCTAATTTCAATCATGTTAATAATACTCCACATAAACACAGCATCCCCACCACAACTATCAATAAAGATCTTAATTGGCCGTCTCTCCTGTATTGGAATATCCTTGTCATCTTTGTTGCAGCGCAAAATCATTTCAATTAAGTCCTGAGCACAATCTTCAACACCATCGTTTAGCCAAAAAATCCTATCTTGTTCATCTCTATAGAAATTTCTTAAAGTTGGGTCAGGTAACTGTAAATTCGCTACACTTTCTGGTACTCCGATTAATACATTATTCAGCATATTATCCATATTTGTTGTTCCTCGCTTTCATTGATTCTGTATAAAATTAATAGGGAATATCTATGCAATATTCCCTTTTCAATATATGTATTTTCAACGTCAACACCAAAAATATCAATAAAATGCTATTCATTTTGTACTGTCTACATTTAAATTGTTAACCGTAACATTTGCTCTATCTCTATATCTGCGCATACGTTCTTTTGATGCATCTCGATTTAATTGTTCATCACGTATCTCTTGACACTTTTCACACCTACAAGTTTTTGATGCCATATAACTTCCCAAATAAACTTCCTCACCACAATCAACACATATAATCTTCTTTGGCTCATAGTCTAACGTATATTCGTCTTTATCTTTATACTTCGGCTCATATTTTGGAACACACATTCTACAATATGACGAATTATTATTTTGCTCATTCATATTAATGTTTTTGCCAATAACATTACCTCTAACTTTAAATAACTTACCGCAGTTCTTACATTTCTTGTATCCTCCACCATTTTTCCAATTTAAATAAGTAAATGCAAGCTCATAATAACTTGATTCATCAAGCTCTAGCACTACAGGGTCATTTTCATCATTAGAAATATAATCAATGCGTTTACTCGTATCGTCATTCTTGTAATTCAAGTGAATAAGTGCCGCTGGTTCTCCATTAATTAACTCATTAATAAAATAATCTCTTTCTTTTGATGGAATAGTAATATGTGCCATCTTGAACACGGTAATATCACTTTCATTCTCCCAATGTGTCGGTTCCCTACGAGACATATCCATGAACTTAGCAATTGCTAAATAACAAAATAATAATTTTTCTTTCTTAATATCGTTGAAGGACATGATATATTCCAATTCACTTTTTCTGATTTTTATAGTATCTACAATATTTCTCCAGGGCATATCTTTCATTTTCTTAATATAACTCTTTATAGTCTTTGCATACGCGGAGAGGTGAAACATATTTGTCCTTTTATTCATCCAATCCTCAACATAGGCAATAATCACTTGTTCGTCTGTTGAGATGTTATAATATGCGTCCCAAATTAAATTAAATAGAATAGATGGAATAGTTGCCTTGTTAACTGGGGCATCTAATGCCACATCGATTCTTCTTCTTGTGTTAAAATAATAATTAAACTTTTCCATGGCTTTCTCCCCCAACATAAATATTTTTCATTTTAAATTTCTTACGACAGCAACTAAACTCATCATCATCTTCAATAACTGCCTCTGGATACTCTATTATGTAATTTGCTTTGTACAATAAATTATCTACAATTACATCTCCGCACATATCCCAAACGACACCTTTAGCATTCGGCTTATCATATAACAAGTCAATTAATATATCACAAAGCACTTTCTCGTTAGAGCATACCTCGTAAAATCTACCCTTAAAAATCAAATCAATAATTGATTTATCTGCTGCACCATCCTCTTCCTCAGTTACCTCGTCAGTTTTTGTCTTTTTAACAAGATTAACAATACTTGCTTTATATTCATCGTAAACATCTCTCACCTTATAAAAATCAACGCCACTATACTCAACGCCAGATTTTATAAGTTCCTTATCAAATTTTACTTGCGGTAAACAATTAAAATCATTAAATTTCTTGTCAACAGCCCATGCAATACGATTTACAGTACCTGGGGACATATCAACTGGGCATCTATTATAAAAAATCTCACGTTCTTTTAATAACTCGTCCGTCAAATTCTCACTTGTAAGCAGTTCATCTAACGAAATATGATATTTTTGCTTAAGCTTTGAGTCAACCCTTTTCACATAGCTGTCGTACTGTGTTTTTGTGGTGTTATATCTATAAATAAAGAAAAATGGCTTTCTATAAGCACAAATTCTCTTATTAAACTCCTTTTCAAGCGTAATTTCATCACTATCTTGAGCATTTGGCAGACATTGAGATAAATTATTCCATTGCGTATTCATTGGAGTCATCTTAATTCCTTTTACAGAATCAATACTTAGCTGCTGAAAATGTTGAATACAGATAGTTCTATACTCCAATTCGTCCCATTCTTTACTACCCATTTCAAATTTTGACTGTAAGTTTAACATACTAGTACCAATGTTAGTGATAGATCCGACCTTGTTCTTAAATCCTCGTTTATTACTTGCTGCAATATTTTCTTCTGTAGGAAGTATCTTTGGAGCTTTTCTCTGCTGACAGTCAAGTGCGGGCAGCAACCTGTGCTTTTCAACAAGAATTTTACTGTTCGTAGTAAAAATTATGTCTCCATCTTCATCGCAGCCAGATTCAGCTATGCGTAAAGTATCCCACGAATTAAGAATGATACAATCTTTTATATACTTAAACCAGTAATCCGCACTAGCAGAATATTTAATTTTTTGCTTCACTATGTTGAAATGAGCACACATTGGGGCTCTCATGCACACAACTTCTGAAACATGTTTGTCTCTCCAAAATTTATGATAAATCTCACCAGCGCCCAACAAACCTTGAACTTTTAGTCCAAAAATATCTTCACACATTGCATATGGATCACCAGAAATAAGAGCAAAATTACCAGAAACGTCAATTGTTGAAATCTTGGCAAGCCGAATTTTCTTACGAATCATACGCTCAATTCTGGAACGAACATATGGATCATTAATTAACTCTCTATTTATCATTAAAGCACGCGCAATTACGTCAGATTTCATAACATTTTTATCATTCAACCCCGTCCCAGCAAGATAAACAATTGATTTTCTTGGATCAAGCGCAATAATATCTTGAATTTCTTCAACGGTGGGTAAGATTAACTCATCAATATCCTCGTCACTCAAATAATAACTTTGAGTAAACTGATAATTCAAATTTCTACTCTCATCAAGCTCTTCGGACACCTTTGTAAGCCTAAAATCATACCCATGTTTGATACAATTTTCATAATACGACTCATAACTATCATATGCATCCCATAATTTTAACTGACTTGTGGTAATAATTACGTCTGCATCCATTACGTTACGCTCTTGCCCCCATGCGTCAATCACTGTAGTTTTATTAGCAATAGTTTTTGCAAATTCCTTAAAATCAAACGTGAATAACATTCCCTTTAAAAATGCACAACGTGCGCACACCCCAGAAGAAATTTCGTCAAGTCCAATAGCTTCTTTTGTGATTTTTTGGCTATATTCTGGAGTCATAATTCCGCAACCATCATTTATTTCAATTTCAATGCTCTTACCTTTGACTTCGCGCACAATTGGATCATTAGAGTTAATCCCGTCACTAACCTCAATAACATCTGCAGCGAATGAAGTATTTGTCCCCCTAACAACAATCATTTTAGGCCAAGAAACTGCATTAGATGTTGATGATGTAAGCGCAAAATATGCTTCAAGTTTTGCAGGAGTATACTCTATTTTTTCATTCCTGCCATTATTAATCATCTTATATACATACGGATACAACTTTGAATTAATGAATAACACCGTACTCATTTTTAACCCGCCTGGAGTGCCATATAATCTATGAAATAGCTCCCCATTAATGATTAAACTTTTGCAACAATTATCAAAATGAGACTTTTTGTCAAACTGGATGGACACTAAATTTGGCTCAAATTGTAGGCTATACAACTCATCATATTTACTTTTAATACTTTTCTTATTTTCTCTGGTATTATCAAGAGTTTTTAAATACTTTATTTCCTTTCGCACCTGTTCCGCTTTTAAATAGTTATCACCGGTGCCTGTCATATCTTCAATCCATTTAATTAACTGACTATGACCAACGCTGATCACTATTTCAGAATTACAAGCTACATCACTTAATGAAATATTAACATTGTAATTATTCATGTCCAAATAAGTGCTATTCAACTTGTATATATACTTTTGTGGTCTTAATGGTTTCAATACACATCACCGCCAATTCATTTTGTACTACCTATTTTTTCTTCACACGTAAATCCGCATAACTCTTTAGCTCTTTGCTGTACCATATCCCATATTTTACAATTATCAAACTTCGAATTTAAATATTTCTTAAGATTTTCTGGTTCTAATTTATGTCTAGATGTTTCACTAACGCATGGCGGTCCAGGCATCCCACAATGATTAACACAATGTTCCCAAAAATCAGTTTTGCATTTATAGCGAAAATCTGTAACCCACAAACTATCATAGTGTATAAAAATATGAACCTTCGAAGAAATATTAAAAGATGCATGGAGTATTTTTCCATTATAGGTTTCCGCGTTTCCATACTTAAAATCCCATCTATCGGCAAAGCCACCATCAATCATCTCATGCCCTTTACCTGCTGGCACATTGCCATCATACATATCTCTTGTGTAATTTTGGAATGTATTGTATGTTGCGAAGATCTCATCATCACTTAACTTCTTCATTGCTTTCACCGTCCATCTTGGCACCGCACTTTGGACAATAATCACTCGCACGAGCTTCTTCGTCAAAACAATTAGAACAAATATATGTCGGTCGTAAAAACGAATCATCTCCGACAAATTCAACTATACCGCAACCTTCAAGCCATTCCGCATGAATTACTGGTTTAAGTTCGTGATGGCACACATGCATTCCATCATAAAAGTTATTATCAAAAGTGCATTTAAACTTTGGTGGAAGTGAAGTATAACACTGTCCATCATTAAAAGGACAATTTCCACAAGTTCGCTCACCAAAAACATTTAAGATCATAACAATACTCCTCCTCGTCACCACCACATTGCCCAAAAAACTTTACTCAAAACCTTAAAAAGATCATCCTTAGCCGCATCTCTCTTTTCACAATCATAAAAATCATCACTTGTTAAAATAATTCTACAATCTCTAATCATTCTTTTAATGCACTGCATTTGAGTCATGCGACGGCCATCCACATCAAACGTATGCCATTTGGGATCGTCCATCACGATAATTTTACTTACATTGTCTTCAAAATATCTAAGCCGTTCGTAGAGCCACATAATTAGTGTTGTATCCATATTAAACGTGTCACGACTATCGAAATCTGGATAATCCTTTTCCCCATATGGAAATAGGAACCTGCCATTTGGAAAAATTTCACGTAGATATTTATGTTTCATGTATTTAGCATCTCCTTGAACTTTATAATGCATTTATCAAGCTCCACATTAAATTCTTCTTGTGTAATTTCTTCATCAAAAAACATAGGCTTATCATCTTTGACATTAAAATACACAGTACCACAACAACATGGTGTAAATTTATCTATATCATCCTGATAATATCTTTCACATGGAAATTTTGGATCATGCAAAAATACTGCAGGAAACCGGTTTTCTTCATAACGCTCTCCACTAAGCATCAAGAGAGTTCTTGGTATACCAATAATTTTTACAATGCTACCTGAATCAGACTTATAGCACTTTCCAACAAATTTACGTGCTAATTCTTTATTTTCTTCTCGCTCTTTATTTTCAAGTTCTCGCGCAATATTTCTAAGCCTGCTAATTTCATCATTAATCTCTTTAAGTGTCATCCTCTTCATCCTCCAAACAATCCTGAAATGCGTATTCCATAGCACGCATAAATTCGTTCTCTAGCCAGTCTAAATAACTATCCTCATCATATGGCATGTTTCTGGACTTTCTAAACTCAATCCACGCCTCAATAATGTCATAACAAAAACAGTCCATTGCGACGTAATTATTAAAAATGTCACGCATACAAAACATCTCCTTACCAAAACCATTTAATGTCGTTTGGATCACCAGCATATTCTTCACATTTGTATATTTTCAACCAAGCGTATTTATTTTGAAAGTATTCTTTTGCATCTTTTTTATTATTTGCCAATACAGCATATGGTGGAGTTACTGGCGGATTTCTGTAGTCAGCAGAGATTAGAAAAATTTTCATATCAGTGCTCCTTGTTAATTAATAATAAATTTTGGCTAAAATAACACGTTTAAATATTGCACTTACAATTTACCGTCTTTGTTTATAAAAAGCGAAATTGGTGCAATTTTTTAATAGTCACTATTATGTTTTTGACATTCTAGCTTTAGCCATTCGTTCAGCAAGTGCAGCTCGCTGTTCATCTGTGTAATTTACCTGTCGAGGAGGCGAAAGCTTAAACCAATTCTTAGGTACGTGTGCCACAATATATCCATCATTATTTTCTGGATACATAGTGATTCCAACATCATCTGGATTAGATTCTTTTAGCTTTAGAATCTTATTTACCCATTTTCGTTCGCACGTACAAAAAACGGCATAATCATCAACATCCAAAAAATCAAAGCTTGTTTCCTTAAAGTCTGCCATTAACATCACTCCTACAATTCATTTTGTACTGTCAAATTTGCTCCCAACAAATTCAACGCTACTAGACTTAATGTCTTTGTAATAATAATTACTACCGTTAACTGCAAATTTACCACCAGCAAAGTAGATCACTGCTTCATGATAACCACCGCCATAACTGCGCATCTTCACAATATCATGTTCAAAAAGAAGTCTGCCATTTTTGTCTTTAACACCAGTGCTACGACAAACTGTTTCTGGGTCAACCTCAACATATTCAAGAGGTGGCTCGAATCCCCAATCACAAAAACCATCACGGACAATATAGTGCCTAGTTTTAGGGTCATCTGATGAGAAACAAACTTTTACCGCATCATGTTTTACATAATACCCATAAACCCATTCGCCGCTATCAATGCATTTACCCCGAAATAAAATCTCGTTTTCCATATGGTTGAAAGCACCCCCTATGTCATAGGATGCGGTTATGATTGTTTATGTCATATGCCGCCATAAAAATCAAAATAAGAATCATAATACAGTAAACCCAATTCATTTAAATGGCCTCCATTCATTTTGTATTACCTGTATCTAGTATAGCACCAAATTTTGGAAATGTCAAGATGGTAATTTAATTCCCCCTACAACCCCTTTATATTATTATTTAATATATACTATGTAGTTTATATATAATACACTATATAGTTTATATATATTATTTAAATTAAATATATATATAAATAAATAAATAAATAAATAAATATAAAATATATAAACACTACGAGTTATATACGTAGTATATAACGAGTAAGAGGATAAATACGTAGTATTTATACGATAACCTAATATAATATAATTTAATATAATAACCCTAATATAATATAGTGTATTTTTTATACTATGCTGAGTGTAATTTTCATACTATGGTATAATGCATTTTTCATACTTTGTTTTAAATGTCTCAACCACGGCATCATTATACGTAATAATACGTTTTTTATGACCATCTACACAACGAATCTCTTTTGTAATAAACTTATGAGCTATAAGTCGGTTAATTGATTTTTGTATAGTAGATTGCGTTGCAAGACATTTTTCTGCCAAATAAACATTTGACGCAAAAAACTGTTTATTAGAATAGGCATATGAATGTATCATACTAATAACTCGTGCATCAATAAGAGCGAATTGCTCTTTCGCAGATTTGGTTGTGTTATATGCTGCCATTGCATCAAGAATTTCCTCATCAAATCTAGAATGTCTATATTCTTTCATTCGTTCACACTTTCCACGATATTACTCATCTGTGATTTAAATATTTCTATAGTATCTTGATTATAAATAATTACTCTGCGTCGCTTACCTCTGATATATTGGATTCTTTTAGAAATAAAATTCAGCCCACAAAGTTTATTAATTGATTTTTGAATAGTGGCTTCCGTTGTAAATGTACGTACAGCAAAATAATTATTTGACATAACACATCTATCACCGGAACACCAATGCTCGTGTACAACGCTTATAATGTGAGCATCAATCAAATTAAACTTTTCTTTTTCTCCGCTCTGTTTGTCATATAACCATAACATCTACAATGCTGTCATCAAATCTAGAATTCTTATACGGAATCATACGCGGATTCCTCCTTCATTCATTTTGTATTGCGCGAACATTATAACATGAGAGGGTTCGTTTGTCAATATGTGGGAATCTATTTATTTTATTATGATTTTTGAGCAAATTAGCGCGTTTTGAGAGATGGGTGACAAATTGATCGTGTATGCTATTGCAAGCGTTTTTGGTTCAAAATTATTATAGATAAATTGTGTGTTGTAAAAATAGCAATACTTTGTTGGGTGTTTTATATAGTTTTTTAAAAATTATAGAGGAATGAATAATTATTTTTAGTGTTATTATTTTTGAACGGTGTCCTGATATTTTATAGAAATAATAGCGGAACGCTAATGCTTTTAATGGGTTTACGATATTTGATTAGTTTTTATATATTGTATAATTATAAATTATTTTTAGATTAAAAATTTAATGGAAATACTAGTAGTTTGTTAGTTATTTATTGATAAAAGCAATATTTGAGAAAAAACATATGAATAATAATAGTAATATATTAATGTTTTTGTATGTATGAAAAAAAATGTATTGTAAATACAATTAAAATATATTATGAAAATAGGAATAAAAAAAATAAGCGAGATTATATTAAAATGCTCTTGGAATATAAGCATAAAACAGATATTTTTCATAGTAAAATCAAAATAAAAAAACCGAATATTTTTAAGTCAGTGTATGAGTAAACCACCTTACATAGACCGCGCAAAATTGCCGTCATAGGGCGGTTTGAAGCACCCCCGCCGACGCTGGAAAACGCCGGAAAATATGTATTTTGCCGCAAATTGCCCCCCGCGACAATTTGACAGCCGCTGCGAATAGTGCTATAATAATTGTAGGGAGCAACCGCCCCCCGCGAATAACGACCGCGCCGACCGGCGCGACGAAAGGAGAAACCTATGAAACACATCGAGACGAACCCCGCGAACCTGTTACCCGCCACGACCGCAACCCGCGCCGCACGCATCAACGCAGCAGCAGCACGCCACCCCAACACGACCCCCGCCGTTATCATCATGCCCGCATACACCGCCAGCAACGCCGCAGCCGTCGCAGCCGTCCGCGAAAGCGGACACGCCGCCGCATATCTTGCTATCAGAGCGCGCCACATGTCAAGCGGGCTTGATTTCCTCCGCCGCCTGAACCTAGAGCAGCGCAACGACCGCCAGCGCGAGAGCGTCCCCGAGATAGCCGACCGCGCAGCAGCACACGACCGCGCCCACGACCTGCACCGCGCACACGCCGACGCACTGCAAGCCATAGCCGACCGAGTAAGCACCACCACCGAGGACGCAGCGACCGCAGCCGCAGCCGCAGCCGCTGAACGAGCAGCAGCCGCGCGAGAGCTTGCAGCCGCCGACGCGCTATACAAAGTTATCAGCACCACCAGCCACAGCGACCGCGCCGACATCAGCCAAGCCGCTACCCTTGCCATGTGGACAACCGGCAATTTTGCGGCAGCGTGCAAAGCCGCCGGTAAAGCTATTGGGGCAGTAGCAGCCGCCAACGGATGCACTGCCACCCGCACCAAGGTTAAGCCCATCAGCGCAGAAGAAGCAGCCGCAGAGCAGCAGCGCCACCCCAATATGGACAAGATACCCTTTGCAATCCGACGCGCCAGCGGCAGCACGACGCAAGGATATTGCACGATTGAATATCGTAATAGCAAACAGTTCGCACCGAGCTGGTACAAAGTCTATCACTATGTAACCGTTGCGCCCGTCGTAAGTTATGAGACATTCGCGACGGACGAGGACGCGCCACAATTGACCACCAACGGAGGAATTAACGCCATCACCGACCAGCAGGACGCGCAAGACCTTCAAACCCTATTCGCACGCGCAGGACTGACCGACCGCGAGCGTACCATTTGCGCCTATATGATTGACAACACCGCCGCCGCCGCAGGGATTAAGGCTGTAGCGCAGCACCAGCAGCAGACCGCCGACCGAATAAGCGCCGCCACCAGCGCCGCACAAGCCCAGCGTATACAGCGCGACGCAGACCGCCGCGCCGAGGACATCAGAAGCGCAGCACAGCGCGACAACGCCATGACCCGCGCGGGAGTATACAGCGACCGCACCCGCCGCGACATCATGCAGCGCATACGCGCCAAGCTAGCAGCAGCAGCCAGCAGCCCGACGCAGCCGACCGCCGCCGAGCTAGCAGAACGCGATCGCCGCCAGTGGGAGCGCATGCAGGGCAACCGCGACCGTTACCAGCGTATCAGCCGCAGCGCAGCAGCAGCGCCCGCAATAGTGCCCACCATCACCAGCACCACCACCGCCGACGCAGCGCCGACGGAATACGCGACCTATAGCCCCGTATGGACAGAGCACATCAACCCTGCCGACCTGCACACCATCAGCCCCGCGCAGCTTGCCGCAGAGCAGACCGCAGAGCAGCAGCGCCGCGCCGCCTATGCCGCCGAGCGTGCCGCGCTGGACTTACGCCGCGCTTGCCGCGACCACAAGCCGACCCGCAGCGCATACGCAGCACTCGACGCACAGAGCGCCGCATATGTATTTATTCAGCACATGAGCGTTGCCGAGCTTGCCGAGGGCATCAGAGCGGAGCAGGAGCGCCAGCAGGAGCAACAGCGCCGCGATTATGCCGCAGCTATCGCCGCCGCCCGTCAAGCGCTAGAGGACGCGCAGCAGGCATACGCAGCCGCCAAGGGCGACACATCAGCCCACAGCGACGCAGTGCAATATAACGCGCTGGAGCGCATAGCCGCCGCCCGTCGTGCATTGTGTGGATTGACTAATTACAGACAATTCAACTAATTTAGCAATACCGCCCAAATAGGGCGGTATTTTTTTGTGCAAAATTTTTTCAAAAAAAATCTGAAAATCATTGCCGTTTTGCCGTCGTGGTGTGTATTAGGTATGCAAGGGGCGGCAAGCCCCGAGCAAGGACGCAAGCAGCGCCGAGCGACCACCCGCGCCGCCGAAGGGATGCCCGAGGGGATGCAGACCGCAGACGCGACCAGCGCCCAAACTTCGACTAAAAAAGTTTAACAAACTTTTAACAGTCGGAAAAATTCCCAACATCGAGGGAATGAGCGTTGAACCTTTACAAAGATTTAACGCGGAGAATATCGACGTTGGCATGACAATTCATGCGCCTGCCTGCTGAGGCGTGGAGCAGCAGTGTGTAAGGCTTAACCTTGCATTTGAGAGCTGTTGGACGGCATTCCCTGCCGTTGCTGATAGTATAACTAATTGGGCGGCTTGCCCGAAATTGGGATAAGCGGAAATCTGTTCGCGGAAATACGCGCAAGCATTCCCCCGTTTCGGATTTTATCTTCTGGTGAAGGTTCTATCTTGGGGCTGATTTCTGGTGAAGTTGGCTAGGAGTTAATGCGCTGTATGGATGTAAGCAGATGGATGTGAACATGAAAAATCCTCTAGCCTTGATGCAAGTCAGGGCTATTTTCAGTGGGCTTGACCGGCTTCGGCTGGTTGAGCCTACATCAAAGGGCTGGCACTCTTTGAGGGAGGAAAAAACATGGAACAGTATTTTGAAAAGTTGCAACAGTATTTTGACAAGGTGCAGGAATTGCGCGATGCCATGCACAAATATAACGCGGAAGCAATACGAACCGACGCCCCCGTATCTGAGGATTTCTACGTGAAACAGAAGGAACTTCTCAAGGTTATCCATAACTGTAGGGCATACTGCAAGCGTCACAATCTCGGATATGTCAACATTTGAATAACTTATTGCCAGCCTTTTGATGTGGGCTTAGAACCCACAAATAATAATACGCGCCATTGAGCGCAAGGAGGATTTATCATGGAGAATATGCAGAAAAGAACGATGGATGTTGTGCTGGCTGAGATTAAGGAGAACATCACCAAGTTCAACCTGACCACCGATGTGGTTGAAAAGGCGAAGCTGGAGGTTGCCCTGAAGAATCTCGAATCTGAGTACAACGAACTGAGCCTTCTTCATGCGTGGGCAGGATTCAAGGCTGATGAACAGCCGATGGTTGCCTTTGCGAAGGCTTATGACTACTCTATCGTTGGTCACAAGGATGTTGACCACCGCGAAACGAAGGATGGTGTGAAGACCATTGTCCGCACTCGCGTGGTTGACGAAACGAAGACCCGCATTCTGAATGTTCAGGATTTTGTTGAATGGACTGAGGAAAGCGGCGTAAGCGCAGCCCACGACAAGGGTTGGCGCAAGGCTATCAATGATGCCCGTGACGCTGTAATTGACCAGTGGAAGGGTTTCATGGCTTCTAAGGGGGATACCCGTGTGGTGTCCATTGGCAAGATGAAGAAAGCATTGCAGGGTATGGTTAATGCTCTCATGTTCGTCGAGGGCAAGAATGGCAACAACGCCTTTATTGTGAAGGGTGATGTGGCTAAGGCGGTATTCGCCCTGTGCACTCAGCGCAAGGACGGCTTGAAGGGTTCCATTATGAGCGCTTCTGTTTGGAAGAAGCTTCAGATGGATGTTCTCCATGCTGTTGCGGCTGACAAGGAATTCACCATTAACTTTGGTGAGGAAGAGGATGAAGCGGTAGTTGAAGCCACGACCGCTGAGGAAAAGACCGAGAATAAGTAAACCTATATAGAAGGGGTTGGCGCAAGTCAGCCCCTTCAATTATGGGCTTACCCATAACTAATTTGTAGGAAGTTGTCATGAACATCATTGTGACGGACGGCACAAGATCCCTCTTAGCAGGTGAAAACCATGCTAAATGACTTTATGGAGGTATGACCATGAACTACAGTCTCGAAGCACGCAACATCATTTACAAGCTCACCGAAGCGTTCATCACTGGAATCAATTTCGAATGCGACGATAATCAGACACTCTATGACCGAATGGCAGAAGAATGCGCGTTCATTCTGACCGAAAAATTGCTGGACGGCACCTACACTCCCATGCAGTACAACGCTATCCGCAATGAGCTGGCGAAGATGCTCTGGAATGTGTTCGAGAAGTATATCAATGAAGAGATGCAGTAAACCCATATAAAGGGGATTGGCATTGACCAGTCCCTTTAATTATGGGCTTATGACAATATGACGCCCTAATAGGAGGTATAACAATGACCAAGTTTGAGCAGGTAGGAATTAACTACCAGCATGAAGCGACCACCAAAGAAGATGCCAACCGCAGCTTCAAGTATAGCTGTGACTGTTGTTGCAATCGTGGTATGCACATTGAATGTGACCGTTGCGCCATTGCCACGGTGCATAGCCTTGTCATTGCGGCATTTGACTCTAAGAAGAATTAGGAGGTTACGTAATGTATCAGTATCAGAGTGAGCGCACGCGGCCCCTTTGGAAATTGATTCGTACCATAGCCAATATCAAGTTCAAAATGGTCTGCATGCGTAATGATGGCAAGGCCACAACCGCAGAGTATCATGCTCTGCGCAAAAAGAAGAAGGAGGCGGAGGCCGCGCTGGACGAGCTGCGGCGTTATCTGTAATCAAATTCGTTAGCACGGCGACGCAAGCTGTGCAGCAAAGAGTGAGAGCGGCTAAGGCTCTTAGGCTCCGGTGAGTAGAACAAACTCACCACGTGCCCACAAAACAACACAGCGAACTGTATACAGTTTTTTGATTTTATAAATGTGGGTACACCCTCTTGAGCAGAATACCTTGACGTGGTAAGAGGGCTGCACTAACGTGCTCTAAAAGTCTGCATGAGAATCATACCCATTAAGGAGGTGTAATTATGGATTCCTATGGGGCACGTTTGCTCTACAAAGTTACCGAACTTGAAGTTACTGGCAGAACTACGTTCATTTGCGAATCCGAGTTCAATGAACTCAAATCACGCATTGAATGTGATAACTCACATTATAGCATTCGTAAAACCTCAAGACCATATGTTTGCGAAAGCTATATTATTCCAATAAGGGAAATGAAAAATCCCTAAGGGAAATTGACAACGGCACGTCTTTGTGTTATAATACTCATGCGGGGAACCTTCGTTTCGATGGTTTTCATATATAAGGGAAAAGAGATGCTGTGGCGGCGTCTCTTTTCTCGCATTAAGGAGGAGTTTCAAATGAACGATGCGGAATTTCAAGGAATCCTGAACCAACTCGGACAGTACCTTGCAACAGAAAAGAATTTCGTTGTTAATCCCGTAAGGGAACCTAATTTTAAGCATGCGGTTGCTTTGGCCAATGAACTATTTCCAAATGCAAATGTATACATCAAAGACGATCCGCTTCAGATGGGTGCAATGATTTTGCGTATGGAGGCATTTGATATCAATATCAGCACTGAAAGGGAAACAATTCTTTTCACCGAGTTGATTAATCTTGCCGACAACTTTGAAGTATACGCAATTGAAAATGGAAATATCCGCCTTGCAATTGTGTTTCAAGATGTACTTGTAAGAATCTAACAATAAATAAAGTCCCTATTTCCAATAACGGAAATGGGGACTTTTCACGTCCAATGTAAACGAACAGCCATAGTGCTAGAAAGGGAGATAAGAATTATGACGCTGAATGTAAACAACAACGTAACCATCAACGAAACCCTTGGCCATCACACCCACCATTGCTGTAAGCCCGTTATTAACAGAACTACTGGAGATATTTACGCAAGTGCAACAGATGCGGCGGAAATGCTTGGGGTTGATATCCGTTCAGTATCCTTGGCTTGTCTTGGAAAAGTAAAATCCTGTAAGGGAAATAGACTTGAATATCTTGACCGCACAAGCGGAAATGTAAGCTCCCTTGCCGCTGAAATTCGCAGGTTATATGCGGAAAATGAGCAGCTCAAGGCAGATGCCAAAATTGGACGTGCTATTCGTGAAGAACAGGAAGCGAAACGTAAAGCAGAAGAAGAGCGAAATGCAGCTATTGCAAAACTCGAAGCAAAGCTTGAACGCCGTAAGCGCATTGTGGAACGCGTTGACGCTGAATACCAGAACGCCGTGCGTCGCATGATGGAAACAGAAAAGGAACTTGCTGAACTGAAAGGAGATAAAAGCAAATGAGCATATTTGCAATCCTTATTGCGGCAACCGCATGTGAAAGCGCCATAGACTTTGCAGAAACTTGTATTAACAAGGGAAAGGAGTATATGACCCATCAGAAATTTAAGCACACCGCACAGGCAAGACGCTATAGAAAAAGAAGATTTGTTTAGAAGCGAAACCTATATAAGACGCTTTGCTAATAAGGCAGAGCGTCTAATTATGGGCTTAGCTCAAATAAACAAGGGAGGTAGTACAATGAGCAATCTCTACTATGAATTGAGTAACGGAGAACTGGTACCAAAGCACAAGGTAGATGCTGCTTTTGAGTTGATTGAGCGGTTGAAGGAAGGGTGTTCGATTGTTGGTCTTTCTGATATTGATGTGTTTACTAAGGGAGATAAGCTTGACGCAATTCTCCGTTTTCGCAACAAATACGACACTCCAATTGCTGAAGCGAAAGAAGCAATTGAATTTTTAAGGGAGGAATAATCATGCAGCGTGTAGCAACTTTTACTAAGATTCAGGGTAACGGAAATATAGAAGTTATTATGAACGGCATTGTTAACAAGGAAATTCAGCGCCTTCGTCGGCAGGAACTTTTTGAACTCAACAAGGCAAATGAGGAGCTTGAAAGAGAAAGAGATGCGGTTAAAATGATTAAAAAACAGCGCGATAGGTTACTTGCAGAAAAGTACGCAGAAAGCAAGCCTAGGCGCATGAGCATTAGAACTCGTGTAAAGGAAAGCATCATTTTTGCATGGGCATGTCTCATTTGTTGGAGTGAAATGCTTGGATTGATTGAATATATTGGGCCTAAGAAAGAGAGGGAAAAGAAATGAAAATTAAAATCACAACTTTCAAATGTGACGATAATGGAATTGTAAGTTGCAGTGAAAATGTAAGCGATATCATTGATAAAATGATTCAACTTGCCGCAAAGGTAACTGAGCGCTGGGCAAGTGATATTGTGTATGATATCAATGAACTTACTGATGCAATAAAAAATAAAGAATCAATTGACAAGATTCTTTTCTTCCGCGAAAACGGAGTTACTACAAGGGAAACTAATAAATTAACAGCAGAACGTTATGATGGTCTCCTATGCTGTTTCACTCCTATTCAAACATGGAGGCTAACCCACAACCCAGACACGATGGAAACAAAACTTATTCGTATCAACGTAAGAAAGGAAGGGCTATACTGATGAATGAAATTATTAAAATCCTAATGGAACGTGATGGAGTAAGCCGCGAAGAAGCAAAGGAAATGTATCTTGAATGCAAAAGCGAACTCATGGATGCTATATCCGGTACAAGTTGCCTTGACCCTGAAGAAGTTCTTGCAAGTGAACTTGGATTGGAACCTGACTATTTTATTTATTTCGTATAACGGAAAGGAGATATGAATATGACACTGAAAGAATTTGCAGGTGTTGATTCTTTTTATAGAGACATTGAAACTGAAAGGGAAATCTCGCATACAGAATACATGCACCGTATAATAGACAAGTTAGGACTTGAGAATATCGCACGCCATATTCCATTTGACATTGATTGCCTCAAAGAGAAATTTAAGAGAGATAAGCATTTTAACAATACGACAATGCAGGCTTGGGATGTAGCGGCAGGGTTTATACCACATATAAACAGGAAAACACATACTCTTGAATATAATCAATCTCATAGCGGACTTGCGTATCTATTCATTGATAACAGAATTACATGTTTTAGTGTATCTGAAGGAGTGAGTGTGTTAAAGGAAGCCGCAAGAATTTTATGTGAGGAGAATTAAAGAAATGAACAAAGACCAAGCGAAACGGCTTTTTGTAACAGCGTGCTACGGAAATGCTTGTAATTTGCGTACAGCTATTAAGAAAGACAAACTTATGGTGCAAGAAGATTGGAGCTTTTTCACTGACAGACTTTGCCGTGATGGTGAAATCTCAATGAAACAATATGAATCATGGACTTTTCCGTGGCCTAAGAAAGAGAGGTAACACAATGAAATCTTCTGAAATGAAAATCACTGTAAGCCGCAGACCTGATGGAGTTCCTGAATTTACATTTCCTAAAGAATGGGACTTTGATAAGATTTTTGAACAGATTAGTGAATTGTGTTGTACACTTTCCGAAGAACTTGCGCAAGAGAAACGCATAAATTGGGCTTACAAATGTATGCTTGACTATGATAAAAATGTGGGGCATATCTATGGAAAATAAATACAGCATCATTCATATACACGACCACTACGAAATTTACATCAATGGAAGATTCTATTGTAGCGTAGACAGTATAGAAGAAGCAGCAAGAGAAATTGAAGGAGGAATTCTTTATGAGTAATAACAGTAAGGGTGGAACCAGCGGAGCAGACGTAGTATTTCATATCTTCATGACGCTAATTACTGGCGGTGTATGGCTCGGAATTCTTGTTGTCTGGCTTATAATTAAGGCAGTTTCACAGAAGTAAAGGAGATGCAATTATGCAAGAAGTCATTATAAATTGCGAGATTAATGAAGAACAAATTAACAAAGCCATGCGATGTCTTGTTGATAACGGAATTGAAATAGATGAAGCGTGCACTGTTCTACAGGCACTAGGCTATATTCTTCTTGATGTTGAACTGTTTCCAGAGGAGGTGTAATGAAAATGATCTTGAGGTCACATATTAATGATTTTTATTCGCTTATTATGCGGTTGAACGTTAATGACAAACTTGAATATATTGAACTCACTGTTAGTTTTACCAACAAGGCTAACGAAAAGCAGACAACTAAACAATTTGCCGCGAGTGAATTTTCGAAAGCACTTGCTTGCTATAACGAAATTGAAAACATAATGTTTTAAGGAAGAACAAATATGAACATTAACGGATATGAAATGATGACAACATCCTGGCAAGACTTCAATATTGCAGACAAATTTGGCGTAGCAGCAATTAAAGATACTTACAAGCGAGCTTTCAATGAGTGGAAAAGCAATTACAAGTATTTGACTGAACTTGTTATGGTGCTCAACTGGAAAATCTGGCAGCACTACGAAAACAACGAATCAATTGCAAGAGTGTATAACGAGCTTTAGGAAGAAGCCGCTTTGTACGTACAAGAGAACCTGCATGGCGAAGAAATAGAGTATTTCTTCAGGATAAAAGGAGTGATAAGAATGATAAACAGAAATGAATCTTTGGCAAAAGATATATATAAATGGTGCAAAAAGAAAGGATTGTGGGGTGATAATTGCATCTACTTTAACGGCAAGGCATGGGCATCATGGTCAGAATGGAGTGGAGTAAAGGGAAAGAAGATTAATGAAGATCTTTATGAATATGAAAATAAAAATCCTATTGACTATTTCGAGTACGCAAATCCTGAAACAGTAAGTATGAGTTATGAAGGTGCGTTAAATCATGTGCTTAATGCGTATGTAAGCGGCTGGGTTAAACTAGAAGATGAATTCCTAAAACTGTTTGAAAAGTATGGGCTTTATGCAGAATATGGAAACTCGTGGAACCTGAGCGCATACGAGCTGTAAAGGAGAATAATAATGTCTTTGTTGTATGGATTACACACCATAGGTGGTAGAAAACATCGTTTATGCATATCTTTTGCTGGTAAAACAGCTAAAGGGTGGAAAAGTGCATATAATGGGCCTCCATGGAAAAAATGGTTCAACAATCCAATCTTTCACAATAGAAGCGGATACGACCAAGTGCTTGATAGATATAGAGTTTGGTTTATATTCATGTGGTTTATTATTCAATGGTAAAGGAGATAGCACCCATGACAGTTGAAGAGCTTAAACTTGAAGCCGCAAAACTTGGATATAACATCACCAAAAAATCAGAACCAGTTAAACTTTTGCCATGTGTTTGTGGACACAACAAAAGACACTTGTGGTTTAATTGCGAAACCCAAATGCATTTTTATAGATGTGAATATTGTGGTTTTGATGGTTATCAGTCAAAGACTAAAAAAGACGCAAAGACAAATTGGAACAAAGCTATTGAGGAGGCGAGGAAAAGTGAAAGCAATTAATATTGATTGGGATATTGACTACGAAGAAGATAGAGAGTCGCTTCCAACAGAAATTGAGATTCCTGCCGACATGGAAGATGAAGATGAAATCAGTGATTATCTTTCAGATGTAACTGGATTTTGTCATAAGGGATTTGAATTAATCTAATAAAGGAGGTAAAGCAAATGGCACAGTTCAAAAACTGGAAATGCAATAGTTACAGATTCAGCAGTAAAAAAGAGAAAGATTATAGTTATTTAGAACTTAAGGAGTATTTCTATATAGACGGCAGTGAGGTAATCTATTGTAAGAGAGACTTTGGAGATTGCGAAGCTGGAAACTACTATCTTGTATCTGATGGCACATGGTATGGTTGTGGCTTTGTTGTAAATGAGTACGCCCCATTTAAATCATGGTTTGACAGAGAATATATGAAGGAAGGCAAGGTAAATGAAACTTTGGGTTGATGATGTGCGTCCTGTTCCGGATGGATATTGGTTGGCTCAATCTGTTAAGCAAGCAAAACTTGCTATTCAAATTGTAGAACAAAGTTCTGAACCTATTGAACTTATTGACATTGATCATGATGCGGGCGACTACGTAAACGACGGTGGAGATTATATTAACCTTCTTAACTGGCTCGAACAAACTGGTCGTAACTATCCAATTAAAATTCACAGTATGAATCCTGTTGGCGTAGAAAACATGCGACGAATCATTAAGCGAAATGGTTGGACGGAAATTAAAGGAGAGTGATAAAAATGGACACATTAACAAACATAGCAATATTAGGAGTATTCATGTATGCTTGCGCTGGCGACTATGAACCAATGAAGAGAATAGGATTTTTGCTAACCATCATAGGAATGATTGGTTCATCAATTATTTACCAAAGATTAAAAGAAAGGATTGAAGAATTAGAAAGACAAATAAACAAGAAAAATGATATAATAGCCAAGAACAGACAATACAAAATGAATGGCAGAAGGGGATTATAATATGGGCTGGACAAGTTATCATGTTGAACCAATATATAATAACGGAAAGCTTTTCATAGACCGTAAAATAGAATGCGATAAGATGTTTAGATGTGATGCAATTCATAGCGAGACAAATAAGATAGTTGGTAAATATGAACTTCTAAAATCTGCTATGGTTGGTGGTACTCATTATGCTGCAGTAAAGAAAACTATCTTTGCAACAGAAACTGAACCAGAACGAATCATAGTGTTTGCAGCCATTACATTGACCCGTGTTGACAATAAAAACTATTTCAACTTTGCATATAAAGATATGGAAGAAAGCATGAGACCTTGTGAACACAATTGTCCAAAGTCAATCTTGGATTTATTAACCCCAACTAATTCTGAATATGCAAAAGAATGGAGGAGATATTGTTATGAGAATTTGAAGAAAAAGCGAGATCCAAATACACTTGCAAACTTACCAATTGGAAGTGTAATTAAATATACACATCGTAACGGAATGGAAATAGAACTTTTTAAACATCCAGCAGCGTATCAATTTAAACGCCCATTCTGGATGATGTGCAATGATAACAAATATGTATCTGCGAATCATATTCCTAGCAATTATGTTGTTGTCAAGAGGGGGAATAATGATGTTTGATATGTTGTACATCCAGGGTTATACGGCTGCATTGATGGATGTTCTTGAGGTTATGGAAAATATTCAAGATGATTTAAAACGGCATAAACGAAAGCAAAATTATAAAACGTACAAAGCAATTATTGGATGTATGCTTCATAATCGTGTGATATTGCGTGAAAATCCAAATGCATTTGTTCGATGTAATGATAATGCAAAGAATGGATTTGAAATATATATTGAAAATAAAGGAGTGTATGATGTAGATGAAAACAATAGTTGATTACTTAAAACAACATAAACAATTTACAGGGGAGATTGGAGGTTACAAACTCAAACTTGAACTGATATGCAAAGACATAATAATGGAAATTCAAGGTGTAATGTGGTGTAAAGTTGATGCATATAGAATAGATATTTGTGAGGTTTTGCAGTTCCTGTTTGAAAACTTTACGGAAATGGAAATCCGTTTTTGTGAAGAATGTGGCAAGCCTTATGACAGAGGGTTTACCGCAGAGAATGGAGATTGGTATTGTTGTGAAGAATGTTTTGAATCAACAATGGATAGGGATTATGGCAGAGGCAACTGGAGAGCTGCTAAAGAGGAAGGAGTGTATGGTGGTTGGTATGAAGCATTAAGAGATGGTAAGTGGGAAGACACTGGAATCTACTGGACTGATTGGAACTAAGAAAGGAGACAAAGTAATGAAAAACACAAATAAGATTTATACTCACGACGAAGCAATGCTAATCGTAGAAGAATTTGAAAATGTACTAAACGAATACGGAATTAAAGTTCCCAGTCCCGAAGATGATGAACGAGATGAGGAAAGCGAAACAGGGCTTTATGGCAGTACTTATAGTGATTTGCTTGACGCTGTTGAATATATGTTGATTAAGATTCTTGAGCGTCATTCAAATGATACAGAAGTGATTGAATATGAGTTTTCTGGAAATATTTAATTGAAAGGAGAATGAAAAATGGGTTTGGATATGTATCTCGAAAGGATGCCTCGTTATGGAAATACTACTCCAGACGAAATCAGTGCAATCGAGAACTACATGGATTGGAGACGGCAAAAAGAAAACAAAACATACAATGGAACTATGGAAAAATGGTGTGGCGTTAGCTATGACAAAGTACCGAAAGACGAGATATTAAAATTCTACAAAAAACATTGTAAGTTTGGCTATGCATATTGGGACATTGAAAAGAAATATTCTGGAAGATATAGAATCATCGAGGAGGTTGGCTATTGGCGTAAAGCAAATCAAATTCATAATTGGTTTGTTGAAAATGTACAGGATGGAATTGATGATTGCAGCTATCACAACGAGGTAACCAAAGAAATTCTTGAGGAGCTGCTTGATATTTGCCAGCGAGTACTTGACGGTTGTGAGCTTGTTAAAGGCATAATCCAAAACGGAATCACGTATGAGAATGGTAAACGTACTCTTCTTATGGAAGATGGGTTTTACGTAAAAGATTCTAGCGTTGCCGAAGAGTTACTTCCAACTCATGCAGGATTCTTCTTTGGTGGATATGACTACGATGAATATTATGTAGAAAGTATCAAAAATACGATTGATATTATTACGACCGTACTTGAAACAACCGATTTTGAAACGCAAATGATTTACTACGTGAGCAGTTGGTAAGGAGGTAGCAATATGAAATTTGTAATGAAGGTAACAGAAACACTTTCTCGAACAGTAGTTGTAGACGCAAATGATCAAGACGACGCAATTAGTAAGGTAGAACAAGCATATGACAACGAAGATATTGTGCTCGACTATAAGGACTATGATGGATATGACATTAGTGCAGTTCGTATTGCGTGCCCCGGAGACCTTGAGTGGTACGGGGAGCTGGAGGTAAAAGAATGAAGATATATGCAGTAGAGAGATTGGATAAATTTGATTATGACTTTTCAGTTGAGTTGAAGAAGTGCGGTTGCTTCTATGATAAAAAGAATGCACTTCAAAAGGCAAAAGAAGTGTATGAATCCATGTGCGGCGAATACGAAGACGGCATGGCAAGATATGCTGACGAGGAAGATGAGGCCAGCGGCAAAACTCGTATTGAGGAGGATGCAGAAAACGGATATTATTTGGTGGCGTTCGGCTTTGAAGAGCATTATGAATGTCATAGCGTAGCCGTTGAAGAGTACGAAATTGAAGATGAGCTTTCACATCGGGAGAAGCGAAATGTATATGACGAGTTGCACGAAGATTATCTGATTGAAGATATTAAATGTAAGCTCGAAGAAATGGAGGATTACACTGCAACAAATGAAGACTTGAAGAGTATAGCATATAAGGCACAGAAGACACTGGACAACAATGATTATTATTGGGATATATATTGGGATGCCATATCGTATGCAATTAAAGATTACTTCAGGGAGGCATAAAACATGAGCATGAGAGATTATGCGGTTAATGACTACGGTCTTATAATGACAAGGGATATGCTGAAAACTATCTGCTCGAAATATTGTCCTGATTATACTGAAGAAGAATATGATCATGACGAATGTGGCTTCAATAATGACTTGTATGAAGCGGGAATTGTAGAATATATTAGTGACTTCACTGGCGAGTCAATGGAAATTGATAAGGATGGAAGAGATATTTATGGTTCTGGAGAAACATATAACGGTGACGTAATTTATTATATGCCTGTTAAAAAGTATAGTACATTGTTCAAACCGGCATATTATAACATGGGCGAGGTTATAAGTGAATTCAAATGGCATTTTCATGATTATTTGCCCATTGATTTTGATTACAAGAAATATATTCGTCACATTGTAGGTACCTATTACGGTTAAAGTTTACAACACAAAATGAATGGAGGTATATTATTATGGCAGCTAATGTTGAATCTATGTTCTATGTAAGGCAGGTTCCGTGGCATGGGTTGGGGACTATGGTTCAGGAAGCACCTACCAGTGAAGATGCACTTCACATAGCAGAGCTTGATTGGCGTGTTGAGCAGACTCCTGTATTTACGGATGCAGGCATTGAGATTCCTGGCTATAAGGCAAATAGACGTGATACTGATGGTTCTATTCTCGGTATTGTAAGCGACCGCTATAAGATTGTGCAGAACACTGAAGCATTTGAGTTTACTGATGCAATTGTTGGTGAAACGGAAGACGGAGTTGTTAAGTACGAAACCGCAGGTTCGCTTTGTGGTGGTAAGCGAATTTGGTTGCTTGCTAAGATGCCTACCAAGAAGGTACTTGATGACGATGTAGAACCGTATATGGTGTTTGCAAATTCTCATGATGGAACTGGTGCAATTAGAATCGCAATGACGCCAATTCGAGTAGTTTGTCAGAACACAATGAACTTGGCACTTAGCACCGCAAAGCGTCAGTGGTCTACTAAGCACGTAGGTGATATGCAGTCTAAGCTCGAAGAAGCGAAACTGTGCCTGCGAATGGCAGATAGTTATATGGCCAACCTCGATGTCGAAGCTGACCGTCTTGCAAACGCAAAGCTTTATAGGGAACAGATTGAAGAGATTCTCGACGCAATGTTCCCTGTAGATGACAACACAAGCGAACGTAAGAAGAACAACATTGTACAGTTTAAGAACCAGTTCTGGACTGCATATAGTATGCCCGACATTCAGAAATTTGAGGACAGTGCATGGATGGCTGTAAATGCTATGAGTGATCTTGTTACTCACTCCGCTCCTCGTAGAAGCACCGCAAGCTATAACGAAAATCGTTGGGGGAAGATTATGGATGGCCACGCGCTCTTTGACCAGTTTAACAATCTTGTTAATAAGAAAATTGCTGCATAATAATACGTAAACAAATATCAAGGAGGTATATATATGCATAGTAGAATTTTTCAAGTAAGTATGGAACCTATAGAAGAAGAAAATTACATTTGTGAAGCAGAATACTGCGATCACTGGTTCACAAGAGAAATTGCGAATTATGTGAGTGATGATTGCGATAGAGATGGGGATATTAAACGACTCGCAAATATAGCAAAGGGATATTCAGTCGGCGAAGATGATAATGGAGAGTACATTATTATCACAAACAAAGAAGAATATTTTTCATATGCTTATGTAAAATTCATGGAAGCACTTAATAAAATTGGAAAGCCAACGCTTGAAGAATTTACAAATGGAATTAGTTTGTGGAATCTTGACCAAGCAGTTGAAGATCAATTTGGATTTTATGTAGATGCGGACGGAGAACTAATGACGTTTGATGCTTTCATTCGCCGATGTGCAATTAATGAAAAATACTATATTGGTGGTACGATTGATTATAATTTTTAACAATACAAAATGAATTAGAAAAGGAGATAAAAATTATGGGTACTCGTGGATGTTACGGATTTAGAAAGAATGGAATGGACAAACTGACTTATAATCACTTTGATAGCTATCCTGATTGTCTTGGACGTACTATGGTGAAGTTTTGTAAGGCAACATCAATTTCTGAACTAAATGAAATCTTTGACAAACTTATTCTTGTTAATGAAAGTGCAAAGCCTACCGCAGAGCAGATTAAAGAATGCAAGCAGTATTATGACGGAAACGTAAGTAGGAAAACCGTTGAAGATTGGTATTGTTTGCTCCGTAACGCACAGGGAGATCTTGATGCGTACAAAAATGGTCTGAAGTATATGATTGACAGTTGCGGTTTCATTAAGGATAGTCTTTGGTGTGAGTATGCATGAGCTTGGCGTAAAAGGTTATTAAAAACATAGTGCAGATAGATACTGCAAATGCACAAGGTATTTACATTCAATTTGACTCCAAGATCGTCTACTACCTGGATGTATTCCGGTTTATCTACCGGCTTCCATCCAGGTATTGAGACGGCTTGAGAGTCTTATAATATGAGTCTGTTAAAGAAATATCTACATAAATACAGAGTGCATTTTAACCACCTCGAATTCGACAGGTTTAATGGCATAAGCGCCAATATACACAAGGGAATTCAATTCAACAAAGCTGCACAAACATCTTAATGGATCGTGCGCCCTCGTATCCTGAGGAGCTTCGATCCATCTCGATGCAATGCAGCTCTTATATGAAACTATTAAAGAGAGCTTACAAGATTCTTGAGTGTATATAAATTTATAAAAAGGAGAACAATATGACGCTCAAAGAACGCGCGTATAAGATTGATACGTTTGCTGCATATCTCGAAGGATGCGGAATCACTAACGATGAGGAAATCAAATCCGCAGCGCGTTATCAGCTCGAATGTATCAGCATGGGAGATGAAAACGGAAGATGGTGCGATGCTTCAGAAACGGATAAAAGGTTGTTGCGCGAATTTGTGCACAAATACTGCTAACCAACTTACTACCCCGCCCCGGAGGTTACGAGGTCAGAAAGGAAAAGAAATGTTGTATACCGTACATACAAGTTACAAGGAATTTGATGATTACTTAGGAGGATTGAGGCTGTGCTGTCGCACAGAAAAGATTGATGCCCCCGATCCGGAAACTGCGAAGGCTATCGCATGGAAACGTGCGCTTACTGAGAATCCTAATCGCATACTAGATGAACAGAGTGCTAGAAAATCTCATAGGAGATAATACCATCAACACCGCACCTGCCAGATTAAAGGCAGGTAGAAAGGAAGTAAACAATGACGAATCCGAACATTGAGAAACTGCTAAAGGTGATCGAAGAAAGGCGTAGTACGCTTCGGGATTATGGGGAGCTTTTCGGGGGCAACGACAAATTGACGCTGTCTGTATTTAACGAGCTAATAGGCTTGGAGGAAGCTTTCCAGATTGTCGTTGGGATGCCGGACAGAGAATATATCTTGTCTAGAGATTAACCACCAATACCGCGCCCATCCGGTTAAAGGTGGGCAGAAAGGAAGATTAGAAATGAAACTTAATATTCAAAAAGTGCTAACAGTATCTATTACACATATACCGGAAAAAATTGCAATTAAAATTGAACGTGTGTGTAATAAAACTGCGATCTATTATACTGGGATTAGCAATCTTTCAATTTATAAAAAAGCAGAACACGGTTGGTGGATATATGTGCCCAAAAATATGACAGATTCTTTTACTAATAGAGATGTTATAAAAGAATTGCAACCCTTGATTAAACTTGCATGTGAAAATAATTGCGAATGGTTATGTATAGATCGCGATGGAGACGTAGTTGATTTTCTACCTGTTTATATATGGTAGGTATAAGAGGTGAATCATGGACAAAACAGAATTTATTTCACTTATTGGTCAGGATATTATTGTTGATTATCCTTTTTATGGCGAACTTCAACAATGGGATATGAAAACATTTTATATTGATGGCAATGGAGAAATTCATCATAATAGGTTGCCATTAATTATTGATGTATTTATTAAAAATGCTAAAAATCCGCATAAAGGCAAAGCTACGCATGGCTAAGGAGGTATGAATTATGAATTACATGGAATCTAAAAAGAAACTTGATGAACTTCGTAAGAGAAATGAAGTTCTATTCCGTATGGCAATTTCTCATTTGGTGGACACGGGTATTCGACATTTTACAGAAAAAAGTGTGGCGCGGACTTGTGTAGAAATCATGAAGCAAGATGACAGTCATAGTATTATGACGAATGAATTTCAGTGTAAGCTTGTTAAAACTGCCGCCGAAATTGCAAAGCTAGATCATATTCACGTTCTTACTTATATTGGACGTGAGGTATATTGGGACGTAGGAGATAATGGAATTAGCTATCAAAGAGCAATTGGTCTTTTGAGAAGATGCGTAGAGACCATTGATGAGCACCATGAATTGTGTAGCGATGTGCTAGAAGATTTGTATTATGCAGGGTTTAATAACGATGAAATTGACTCGCTTGGATATGGATATCTATTGGACGTCGATGAGGAGGGCGAATAATGGAAAAGAAAATTTGTTGTTACTCGTGTAACTGTCCAGATTGTGAAAAATGTGAAAAGAAAGTGTATGCAAACAATAAATGGACGGCAAATGTATTTTCACACGAGCAAGATATTATGGTGGAGCACCTCTGGAAAGAAAATGTAGACATTGCATGGGATGAAAATGAAAACGGAGAGTTAATTCTTGCACAGCCTTGGCGTGGTTTTCCTGTTGGTGAATTTACACAGGATGATTGGTTTTATTGGGTAGATGATCATCATAGCAAGGGAGTCGGTTGGGTGTACGAAAATATTAGTCCATTTGATTAAAATAAAAAATATATAATAAACAAGGAGGAAGGAAAAATGGACAGATGTATTAACAAAGCAATTTCATATGTAGAGGACTTGATAGATTTGTATGATTCTAATACAGAAATTACTGATATAAATTTATGCCATATTATAGAAATTTTGAAAGGAAGAGAATAAAAAATGATTAGATGCTATAATCTCGACACGCATCAAGAGCTGTATTTTACAGCTCGAACACCATACGAAGCAATGGAAAAGCTGTTGTACACATTGAACTTAAAGCGTAAAGATACTGGCGCAAAAATTCAATTACTTGGTGGCGGACGAACGTTGTCCCTTATTCATAATGGAGAAACGTGGTCTTGCTTGAATAAATAACAGGAGGAATAAGAAAAATGGATAATATGAAATTTGTATTTGACAGTGACGGAAATAAGATTTTTTATCAATCTGCGGTGAATCTTATGGACGACGATATTAGAGAAGAACTCCATGCAAAACTCGCACCATGTACCAAACAAGTTTTCTTTGATGAATATGTCAAGGCACATAGGGAAAAGTTTAATGAAGATTTTGTTGTAATGTGAGGAGAAGTAATATATGTTTTATTATTTGACAAGGTATTCATTCGATGCAGCAAAAGATGTTATTGGACCATTTAAAACGGAAGATGAGGCGTGGAAAGCCGCAAATGACGATGCAGATAATGAATGCAGAATCGATACGGAGAACGGATGGACTACGGATATGTATGTCCATGAAGGCAGCAAAGAAATTGAATTAATCAATTACTATAATGGTAATGAATGCATTACAGAATATATTGTATTTGAACTGTAAGATTTGGAGGTAAGTAATATGAAGCATGAACAAAATTTTATTATGAGTAGACAGGAATATATTGATTTCCTTGCAAACAAGAGCAACGAGATTAATATGGCTAATAAAAATAGTAAAACCGGTGCTGCCTGTCTTAATCTTGCGTTCCCCGTGTGTACTTGCCGTGTTGACGCACCGTGTAAGGCAACTTGTTACGCCTGTAAAGGATGCCAAATGATTGCAAATGTACAAGCGGCATATTATAGAAATCTGAGACTGTATCATGATGATTCCGATAATTTCTTTGAGCAGGTATATTATAAAATTAAGTTCTCTGGACTTCCTAAAGTGAGACTTTTTGATAGTGGAGATTTTCCCGATGCAGATTTTTTGGTGAGACTCGTAGAATTGTGCCGTAAGACTCCTGATACAAAGTATATGGCTTTCACTAAGCAATACGAAATTGTAAACGATTACATTACAAAAAACGGAAATCTCCCTGATAATTTGAATATTATGTTTTCTGCTTGGCATAAATTGTGGAACGTACCTAACCCGTATGGTCTTGGTGTGGCATATGTAGATTTCGATGATAAGAGCCTGAATCCTGAGTTCCCTAAGAACGCATTTGTGTGCCCTGGTAGAGCATCTACTTGTTCGGCTTGTGGTGCGTGTTGGAATAAGAAACTCACGGCAGTACTGTTTCACCAGCATTGATGAGACAACACAAAATGAATGGAGATGATAATTATGCTTAAGAATTATGTGCCGTCAAAATGGTGTAAAATCACAGAGTATCAGCTTGTGTTTGATGATCGTCGTCACAACGGATTTGGTTTCCCATGTGATGCAAATGGAAATCTACTACAAAATGAAGAAGAGAATCCAGAAGCTTATAAAAATTTGCGCTGGTGCCTTGAACACCCAAATGAATTTGAACGATTTAATGAAGTTGTAAAATATACTCGTAATGTAAGAGATGATGCCCACGGAACCTGTCATTGTGGCAACGAAGTGTATCTGTATAATCAATATCATGGCGCTTGTCAATGTTCAGAGTGTGGACAGTGGTATAACTTATTTGGCGAAGAACTTTTGCCGCCAGAAGAATGGATTGAGGAGGAATTTTAAATGAATATATGTACAATAAGAAAATTAGAAAAATTAGGCTTTGATAAAGATTGGTTAATGGTTGTTAAAAGTGAATGGAAGCCAAAGAAACGTGGTGCATATGATATGCTAATAACAGATATACAAAACTTATCTGATGATCCTTTATATGGTACACGTATTGAACGTACAAAGTTTAATAATGATTATGACCTATCTTTAATTCTCAAATATTTTGAGGGAAATGCATATGTCATTGTAGAAGTAGACAGCAATGAAATTATCAGTAAAGGCATTCTTGATGATAGTGTTTTTGACATAATGCATTATTGGACACAAGAGAATTGGGATATATATAGTAATAAGGAGTTGGAGAGCGAGCGACAAATGCGGGCTGCAAGAAATGAAAGCATAATTAATAGACTCACAAGAGAAAATTATGAACTTCAAGTTGAAAATGCAAAGTTGAGATTGCAGTTAAAGGAGAAACAAAAATGAAACATATTGAAGCCACGAGCAAAGATGGTCGTTATATTAAAGTATCAGATGATGAAACTGGCAAGGATATTGGAATCTATTGCGACAACATGGAACAGGCAAACGAACTTATTATCAAACTTGTTGCTGAACTTTTGAATGGAGAATAAATATGAAAATTGAAAATCTTAGAAGCGGAAATCAAATATTATGGCGAAAACAGATATGATGCAAATAATTAATCAAAAAAAGAGACCAGAATTAAATCTGATCTCTTTTTAATTTAGAAAGGAGATAATAATATGAAACACATTATTAATAAGGGGTTTAAACTTTTTGAGATAAATGATAAGAATCAACTTTTCCCCCTTTTCATAAATAAGACAAAAGAAACACCTATGAATGAATGGGTAATGGCAGAGATTATTGACCATCATCCTTCATTTAGTCATCGTCCGGGATGGCACATTGGTGCTAAACTTCCAAGTGCACCATGGTTATTGAGTGCAGATGGTGTTTACAAATCTCAACGTGGCAAGAGATTTCGTCGTGTATGGTGTGAAGTAGAGTATGTTGCAGATATAGATTATACAAACGAAGTAGAAAAGCTACCTAGGAAGTGTTTTACAGATAGACTTCCTGATGGTGGCTTTTATAATTTTAAAGAAAGCGGAAATAGACTATGGATTATTGCGGATAGAATTAAAGTCATTCATATTCTTACCGAAGATGAACGTCAGCGAATTCTAAAGGAAATAAATTACAATGAATCCACGGCATTCGAACCGTACAAGAGAGCATTTGAAAAGAGAATGAAATTGACTTAAATATTCCAAATATTTAAAATTGTCAGTCTTGACAATACGAAATGAATGAGTTACAATATACGTAATTCAATAGTAAATCGTTAATGAAAAGAGGTATACTATGGAATGTTTGTTCAACTGTGAATCTAATAACTGCTGTGCGTACTGCAAGCACCATCACGCGTCAATGACCGTGCGGCAGATGAAAGTAAAGGAATGTCTCCAGAAAGAGTGCCGTCATCTTGTTAAAAATGAAACGCATCAATACTGGCGGCAGCGTGAATTGATTAAGCAAAAAAGGAAACTGCGTAAGTTGGCAATCAATGCGCTTATTTCAGCGAATGTATAATAAATGAGGAAATAAAATGATTATCAAAATTTTTAAAATTTCTACGCAAGAGATGGTGACTATTCTAAATAAAGAATGTCTATGTGATTTTATTAATCAAGAAACGGGGAAGGATCCAGATAGCAAACTAACAATTTTTAAGCTATTAAAATACCTACCAAGGGAAAACTATTACCGGGTGAAATAATGGAGAGGATATATGAAGATATATAGACTATGCTCGTTTAATGGATATGTTACCAGCGGAAGTTATTTTGTATATAAGGGGGAAAAGTACGGAGAATTCACAGAGGTCAGATTTACCGATGAGTTTTATAAAGAAAACATAAAGCCGGTAAATATGACGGCCGCAGAAATACTTGGTCATGGGTACGCTAAGACGAGAAATTTTGTCAGTGTTGGAACTAAAAATGGCAAAGAAGTATATTTCTTTAGAAACCACCAACAATCTTGGACCAGCGAGGAATACTTCGATTTTATTCCAGATAGAGACATTAAAGAGATTATTCGACCTACCTACTATATGAAACCAAAGGAGTTGATAAAGCTTCGCTTAAAAAATGGAACTTGGTTCAACTATGTTTGGAAGCAGACATTGATTTATGTACTTTGCTTGTTGATATCACCAGTTTTTAAGCAGTGGTATTTGATTTGGACGACGGGGTTGTATTTGTATTTGCGGTTATGTTATATTGAATTATCGAAGGGAGAGGTCTGGGTTGAGTGGTAGAATCGAAAAAGAAAATGAAGCGAGAGAGAGAATGGAAAAGAAACTAAAAGATTTGCCAGAGATCTTTACTTTGTTTTATAATTGGATGAATGCACGTGATAAGACATACACTACTATGAACAATTATATTAATCACGTAGTAGACTTTATGAATTTTATTACAAAAGGGAAAAATAAAGAAATATTTTACAAAAATGTTACAGACAACGATATTGAAAAATATATGATTTCAATTCGAAGAAGAATTGTAAACGATGAAGAAATAGAAGTTGGCGACGATATTCGTGCGGCAAAATGGTCGTCGTTGAATACTTTCTTTAAATTTTTAAGTCAAAAAAAATATATTGTTGGAAACCCAATGTTGCAAACAGAGCGTCCTAAAGTAAGAACTGAACATGCAGTAACGTACATGACACCAGAAGAAATTAAATCAGTTTTTGAACGCATTGGGAGAGAAGCTAGACCAATGGTTAAAAATAGGGATATGTGTATAGTTGCTCTTGGTCTAAGTACAGGACTTCGCGTTTCGGCAATTGTAAACATTGACGTCACTGATTTGAATTTTAAAGAAAATACAATTAAGGTAATTGAGAAGGGGAGAAAAACTAGACTAATTAAATTTGAAGATACTTTGAGAAATCTTTTACTAATTTGGATTAAAGATAGAGAATTGTATTTTGGTGGAGAAGAAGTTGGGCCACTATTTATCAGTCAAAAGAAAAACAGAATGTCTGTAGATAGTGTTCAGGAAGTAGTCAAAAAGTATACAACGCATCTTCCTAAGCATATTACTCCTCATAAACTAAGAAGTTCTGCAGCCATGAACCTACATGGTGCAGGTGTTGATGTTCTAACCATTGCATCTATATTGGGCCATGAGAATGTAGCAACAACGCAAAGATATGTAGAAGCATACGAAAGAAATCAGATTAATGCTTCTAAAATTCTTGATGAAATTATTAATAAAACAACGGAACAATAAGTGTCTTCCACACATTACCAGTTGATAATATGAATATTCATAATATATAATAATCCACGAAGGGTGGCAATATAAATGTATCAATCTGAAATGAAAGAAGGGTTTATAGAGGACTATTTACGAAGCCGCTTTGTAGCAAGAACTTCATTGAATAGTCTATTTAAAAAAACAGAACCATTTGAAAAAGAAAATGGAAAAGATTGCAGTCAGTTTAATGAAAATGAAATATTAAAAATGTATACAGAGTTTAATGCAAAAACTATTTATGTACTTATGAACTACAATACAATTTTAAAGGCATACTGTGCATGGAAAAAATATTACCATAAAGAAAATACAACCAATGCGTATAATAATTTAACTATCGAAATGCTAAAGCCATGTGTGCCTCAAAATAGTGTAATGTTTTTAAGTCGTGAAGAAATAACTAATATTGAGAATCAAATATATAATTGGACTGACAGAGCAATTATAGAATGTCTTTGGGAGGGTATTTCTGGACCGAGTATGATTGATTTAGTAAGTATTAATCAAAAGATGATCGACACTGAAAATAAGATATTATATTTTCCAGACGGACGACTAGTAAAATTAACTGACAGGTTGTACGATTTACTAACTAAAGCATTTGATGAAAAAGAATATGTGTGCTACAGCAAAGATTTAATGGTTATTAAGCTTAATGGAGAAAATAAACTATATAAAGAACTTGAAAATGCACATGCGCGTGATTCAAATGATAAGTATTTTAGATGGGTTTATAGAAAAGTCAGAAACTGTAGAGATCATGTTGGTATGCCGGGGCTGACAATGAAAAACATTCAAACTAGTGGGATGTATTATTATCTATGCCGAGGGATACAAGAAACGGGGCTCGATTTAAGAAGTTTTTTAAAGTCTGAAGATGGAGAGTGCTTGATGGACAAATATGGTTTTCAATCAAAATATCGTGTAGATAATGTATATCATCATTTTCAAGATTATATTTAATTGATAGCTTCAGGGGGTAGGGTATGTTGCCGAAATATATTATAAAAGATTTTATAGACCAATTTAGCATTTTAGACATTAAAAAGGCAAATGTACAAATTAGACATAGTTTTTATGGGAATCAAAAATCAAACCAATGCGATATTTGTCCATTTGTAGATGAAGATCGTATTGGTTTTATTAAAGATGATGGAGAGAAAGTGTATATAACATTTGATGAATTGTGTGAGGTTGGCATTGATAATGAAGGATGCTATCTTAAAAGTGATGTAATGGAATTATATATTAAATACATTTTTTAAAAAGTGAGAAAGAGGCTTGACAAGTCTCTTTTTTTATGTTATAATGCTTAACGAAGAGAAAGGCAATACAAAATGAATGGTATTGAGACAAAAAGAGAGGAGGCCAAAAATGAGTAATGAATATAGATTTAAAAAAGAAAAAATGCTGCCACATTCAATGTCAAACATGTGGAATTATATATACGGTCCAACGTAATATTCCGTTTGAGGAGATGTATGTAAAGGCAAATTGCCCTAACTGCGGGATCGTAACAGGGTTGAATTTGGGTGATAATGAAGATGATGTGTATGTTTTCATGAATGAAAATGTTGATCCGAGGTATTATTGACAGTACGAAATGAATGAGGGAAGACAAACATGAATGAGATTCAAGTTTTTGAAAGTGAAAAATTTGGACAGATAAGATCTGTAATTATTGATGAAGAACCATGGTTCGTGCTTAAGGATGTGTGTAATGCATTCGGTGAAACGAATTATAGGCGCGTTTCTTCTAGATTGGCTGACGACGAAAAGGGTGTGTCGCAAATTAACACCCCTGGTGGGATGCAAAATATGACTGTGATTAACGAATCTGGAATATACACAGCATTGTTTGTTATGCAACCAGAAAAAGCACGTGGTGTAGACGATGAATATATTGAAAAGAGACAAAATGAACTTAAGACATTTAAGCGATGGGTAACTCATGATGTTCTCCCTTCAATTCGTAAACATGGCATGTACGCTGTAGATGAAGTCCTTGCAAACCCAGATATGTTAATCAATGCACTTCAAGCGCTTAAGAAAGAGCGTGAGGAAAAAGCACTCCTTAAGCAAAAGAATGAAGCACAAGCTCTTTTGATTACGGAAATGCAGCCGAAGGTAAGTTATTACGATAAGATTCTTCAAAGCAAATCAACTGTGTCAGTTACTCAGATTGCTAAGGATTATGGAATGAGCGCGGTGAAGTTCAATTCAATTCTACATGGTCTTAAAGTGCAATATAAACAAGGCGATATGTGGATGCTATATCAGAAATACGCCAATAAGGGATATACAAAATCAAGAACATACACTGTAAGTGACGACGTTAGTAGAATGGGCACATATTGGACACAGAATGGTAGAAAGTTTTTGTATGATATACTGAAGAAAAATGGAATCCTGCCTGAATGTGAACGAAACTAATAATGACAACACAAAATGAATGACATGAAAAGGAGATAAGAATTATGGTGTATGATGGAACTAACAACTCGGAGCTGATTGTATTTCATACGGTGGAAGATTCGGATTATAAGCACTTCATTGAACTGTATAAGGACATGAATTCATAGGTGCTTTCGGTTGGTTGCTGTTGTGATCGCGATTGGGGCTATAAGTTTTTCATGACTAGTAATTCGGACTATGAAAGAATTAAATTCAACATCATGGAGGCCGTTTTCGAATGTGAAAATGTTGATGAACTGTTGAACACTTTGGATGAAATTTTTTGTGATGGTTTTAGCGATATCATGCTTGAAAATGAGTGTGGAGGCCATTGTGACTGTTGCGATGAGAATGATAATAATGAAAAGAATGTATATTTTTTAAACGAAAATAATAAGTATTTGAATTGACGAAAAGGAGAGACGTAATTATGGCAGAGAGACTACACGAACTTAAGCAGACTACAAGTACTGTACAGCTTCGCGGCGTAATCACTGGTACTAAGAGCAATAGATTTTATAAGAGCGGCACCGGTAAGAATGGTGGCGCATGGAATGCAATTGAAATGGGTGTGAAAATTGCGGAAAACGAAACAGTATACGTAAAGCTGAACGGATTCCCTCGTCCTGAAGTATTTTACTATAAGAAGGGCGAAGGTAAGGCCAAGGGAGACACTCAAAAGGTGGCGTGGAAGAACAGACACAAGTCTCCGGGAGAGGGATATCGTCTAATTGGTGTTAATATTAGCACTGGCAAGGATGAAAACGGAAAGAATATCAATAAGAGTTTTACAGAGTATGATGCTGTTGAGTGGATACACGAAAACATTCACGACGGAGATAGTGTTCTAATTAGAGGCAGTCTTGAGTTTTCTTCTTATACTGATAAGAACGGACAGACTCGTAGAAAGGTAGATATTGTTCCGAATCAGATTTCTTATACAAATGAGCCGATTGATCTTGACGATCCAAATTGCAATACGATGGCAGAATTTGAAAATGTGATTGTTTTCTCGTCTATTGACAAAGAAGAAGATGAGAACGGGAAGGCAACTGGAAGATTTGTCCTAAGTGGATATTCTATTGGGTACAACACCGTTGAGCCTGTGTCTTTTATCATTGATGCAGAACACGCAAAGGTTGCGAATGCAATTAAGAAGAAGATGCGTCCGGGCAATGCAATTAAGACATATGGCAGAGTAGTTATCAAGAATAATATCGAGACGGTTGTAGAGGAAGATCCTTGGGGCTCTACTGAAACTTCTCCGTTTGAAAGAGTTGTTGGGCCCACAATTAGAGAGTATGTTGTGTATAAGGTAGACGGAAGCACTTTTGATACGGAGACTTATTCTGAGGATGCAATTGCACAGGCGCTGCGCAAGATTAAGGCGGCGAAAACTGCCAAGGAAAACTTTGGTGAGAAGCCGAGTGCGGCAGTTAGTGATGATGCAGATGACTGGGGTAGCGATGATGACGATAGTCTAGATGATGAAGCTCCATGGTAAGGTAAATAAGGAGTGGGCGTAAGCTCACTCCTGATAATACAAAATGAATGAGATGATGATTAATGTTAGAAATAACAGATGATGTCATCATTGAGGAGCAAGAAGAAAAACAAGTAGATGATGAAAAATATGTAGAGATAAGAGAACCATATGGGTTTATTTACATAACTACTAATATTGTAAATGGTAAACGATATTTGGGGCAAAAAACATTTGATAGAAAATGGAAAGATTACATCGGTAGTGGCATTGCATTTAAGGCGGCAGTTAAAAAATACGGAAAAGAAAATTTTATAAGAAATATTGTTTTTATATGTTATTCTGTGGAAGAATTAAATCAGATAGAGTTTGAACTTAGTGTATTTTTAAACGTTGTTGAGTCTGATAATTGGTATAATATGGTTTATGGTGGTGGGACTACATCGGGGATAATTGTCTCTGAAAAGACACGAAAGAAGTTGAGTGAGGCACGTAGAAACAATACTATACTACATCCAGAATATGATGCTTACCACAGTCAAAAAATGATTGAATTTCATAAAAAACACCCTGAAGCGAAAGAAAATAGTAGTGACAGGCTTAAACAGCTATGGCAAAATTCAGATTTTATTATAAAAATGGAGCAACACCGCGAAGGGTATTGGAGTGACGAGAACAATCATACAAAACGTAGAGAAATATTAAAAGAAATATGGAAAGATCCAGATGTTAAGGAGATTAGACTTCGTGGATTAAGAGAGTGGAATGCACAGTCAAATAACCACGATATTAGAAGTGAATTGTCAAAACGCAACTGGGATAAGCCAGGTTATAGAGAAGCACAAATTTTAAGAAATACTGGAAGCGGAAATCCAATGTATGGTGTTCGTAGATATGGGATTGATAGCACAAATTTTATACCAGTATATTGTATAGAAATGCACAGGATATTCTGGGGAGCAACTCAAGCAGAGAATGAACTACATATTAAAGGTTCTGATATAGCGCAATGCTGCAAGGGAAGGCGTGGGCATAAGTCTGCTGGGAAGTATCCAGTTACAGGTGAGAAACTACAATGGAAGTATGTTTATGATCAAGCTAGTAACGATGGAACTATCATCAAAGGTGCAATAACACTTGGCTATATAACAGAAGAAGAAGTTAATAATTATTTGGATAGTTTAAGACAGAAAGGAAATGATATAAATGGCACTATGGAAGAAGAATGAAGTGTCCGTTGATTTAGCACATTATCGTCATTATTGGAGGGCGCCAAAGAAGTGGGGAAAGACAACCCTATTTGCAAATCTAGCTCTTGAACTTTATGGAGATATGGGAAAATCTCTACTAATTAGCTGCGGAAATGAACGAGGATATTCCGCTCTAGATGGGTTGGTATACGTAGATTGCCCCGAATGGTCAGCCTTAACGGAAGTTATTGATGAACTGGTCGAGAATAAAGAAGATAACGAGTTTAAACTAATTGGTTTTGATACCGTTGATGAGCTTGTGGCCATGGCACAGCGAGAGGTTATTAGGCTCGAATATCGTAAGAGTGGCGAACGTAAGGAATTTAATGCGTGCCTTGGTGGATATGGGGCTGGACGTAAGAAAGTAGAAGATCTAATCAACGCAATTATTACAAGACTTGGAGATAGCGGATATGGTTTGATTTTCATCGGTCATACAAAAATCCGTGATATTAAAGAAAAGAACGGCGATGAATACCAGATGCTTACTTCTAACTTGTCTAGCGATTATGATGGTATTTTTGCTAACAAGGCAGATATTTGTATGATGGGTACAATCGAAAAGAATATTGATGGTGGTTTTGTACAGGACGCAGAAAGGTTTATGGTTTTTCGCGGAGACGGTTACATTGACGCAGGTGGTAGATTTGCGGATATCGATTCTAAGGTAGAAGTCTCTGCAAAGAATTATATTAAGACTGTAACTGATGCAATTAGAAGGTCGATTAAATCTCATGAGGTAACTGATGAATATATCGAAAAGAAGATGAAGCAGGAACAGCAGGAGCGTGAAGAATATTACCAGGCGAATAAGGAAAAACTTATGCAGGACGAACCTGATATTGGAAACGTAGAAGATGAAATTGAAAAATGTAAGGAACTTCAGGCACAAATTAAGTCTGCTATTAACGACCTAGATGCTGGTACAAAGAAGGAAATGCAGACCAAGCTCAAGGATTCCGGTCTACCCACCGCCTTCAACAAGGTAACTGACGCAAACATTCTCAAGCAGATTCTCGACATCGTATCGATTTAATAAAGTACATAATGGAGACCTACGAGTCTCCATAAATTTTTTATATACGCATGCTTGACAATACGAAATGAATGGATTATAATGTTTCCAGAATATGGAGGTGGACAGCGTGGTAGACGTGAAATGTGCCGAGTGCGGGAAAACAATAAAAGTTGAAAGAAACAAGATTGAGAATGTATTGCAATTTAAAGGGAAATATTATCATTCTGGGTGCTTTAAGGCGCTTGTATCAAAGCGAGTAGCTTCAGGTCGTGGCAAACCAGAAATGTGGAGTGCCGCATTGGATAAAATGTCATCACTGGAAGCGGAAACGAAGTCTAAATTAGAGCATCGTTTTTATAGCAACGAATTGAATGAATGGCTGCTGAACCATTATGATATTAGCATCGTACCGGGAGCATTCTGGCAGGTCATTGCAGGTCTAGAAAGTGGAACTTACAAAGGAAAAAGGTGTAAGCCCATGAGTATTGGCACTTTGTTGGAATGCTGGAAATGGGGACAAAAGAAATTAGATGAAATTAAACAGTATAATAAGGTAAATCATAAAGGCCCAGATAATGACAATGCAAGATTGATGTATGATTTAGCAATCTTGATTGGCAAGATGCCTAATTATTTGGCTTATAAGGCAAAGCAAGAGGCAACGGCTCGTGAGCTTGTACAGAATGCTAAATATCAAGATGTTGATATGTCTAGGATTGGGCAGAAAAAGCAAGAGAAAAAAGAAGATATTAGTGACATTTTTGACGACCTTTATGTAGAGTAGGTGATTGATCTTGGATGAAAATTTTGAACTTGAATTATGGAATACACAGGTGGAAATGATTGTGCTTGGGTCCCTGTTTGCAAGACCAGAAGAGGCAGGATTTAGATTCATGAATGTGATTAAAAATGAAGACTTTCATGATCCTATGACTGCATATTTTCATGTGTTTTTTAATGATTATATTCTTACGTATTCAAATGAAGTCACAGAAGCTAAATGTAATATGTTTGCTAGTATGGATCCAGTAAGATTTAAGGGATATAAGAAATTTGGATATTTTAAAAACATTCGAGAAATGATGGGATTTGCTACAACATCTGATGATGAACTAAAAGGGCAAGTGGATGTATTAAAAAAATGGAGTGTTTTAAGGCAATTACATAAAAATGGATATGATGTCTCGAAAATTTTAGGTCATCCTAGATTTAATTCTTTGAGCGCGGACGCTTGCGCGAATTGGGTAAGAGGTAACCTTGATAGGATTTGCAATAAGGTAATTACTGGGCTTGATGATACATTGGATTTATCTGAGAATGTAACTAGTCTTATGGATAGTTTTCTTGAAGCACCAGAGCGCGGAATAAACTGCGCATGGGATTTTGTCAATCAAATGTGTTCAGGAATTATGGAACATGATTCTTATTGTATTGCAATGAACTCTAACCAAGGTAAAGGAAGGGCCTTAATTTACTTGGCAATGCATATTGCACTCGTGGAAGGAGTAAATGTTGCCTTTTTTGGAAATGAAATGGATTTTAATAGTATGCAGCTTGCTGGACTTTCTGTAGTAAATAATGCCCCGGCAATACAAAGATTGCATGGTAATGAGATCCATATCCCAGAAAAAAGATTTAAAACTGGTGCGTACTTTGACTCGAATAATAATATCATTTATAGAAAAACTGATTCTGAAGGAAATTTTATTGAGACAGTTGAACAATTTAGAACACGTTTGGAACGGACTTCTAGAGAATATAGAAACGTAAAAAATGCAATTAAGTGGTTCGAAGAGAATAAGTCGAAAGTATGGTTTAAGAACTGTTCTGCAAATTATTCAGATGATAGTCTACAGCGTTTGGTAAGGCAGGCTATATATCAACATAATGTAGGCGTATGGTTTTATGATACACTTAAGCATGGAACTGGATCGGATATGTCAAAATGGACAGATCTAGTACAAACAGCTACTCGTTTGTGCGAAATGAATGCTACCTTGCCAACTGCATCTATTATGAGCGCACAGCTCAATAATGCGGCATTCCAAACAAAACCAGAAGATATGACTAGTTCTACATTGGCATCCGCGTCATATATTTATCATTTGTTTGACGTAATGATTGTTATGCAGCATTTAAGACCAGAAGTATATAATGATTACGCGCTTCAAGTTATTAACCCAGTAACAAAGAAAAAGTCATACAAGCACTTAGATCCAAAATTTCATTTAACAGCCGCAAATTTGTTGAAAAACAGAAGAGGTTCAAAGAATATATATTTGTTAAATTCAAATTTGGACGAAAACACATGGATTCAGCAAGATGGCATCCTTGTGCCAAAGAGTGTAGTGGAAGCTAATTTACCTTGGGTTGATTAAATAACATAAAATTAACGATGACTTGGGAGATGACATAATTGATGGATAAGGGAGTAGACCAAAATATTTGGAATGTATACATGCACATAAACAGAATAAATGGTAAAAAATATATAGGGATAACAAGTCAAAATCCAAAGAATAGATGGAAAGCATGTGGAAAAGGATATAGAAATAATAAACATTTTTGGAGAGCGATACAAAAGTACGGATGGGACAATTTTAAGCATGAGATTTTGCTGACAAATGAAACATTTAAATATGCTTGTGCGGTTGAAAAAATATTAATAAAAGTTTATAACACGACAAACCCACAATATGGTTATAATAATACCATGGGAGGACAAGGAACTTTAGGTTTAGTTGTTTCAAAAGAAACGAGGGAAAAAATAAGTAAAACAAAAAGGGATAATTATATTAAAGAAAATCATCCAAATTTTAATAAACATATTCCAGAAAAATCTAAAAAGAAAATGAGTGAAGCAAAACGTGGGAAATATGATGGAAAGAATAATCCAAACGCGAGGCAAATTGTGCAGCTTGACTTAAATGGCAATTTTATACGTTGCTGGGATTATATGAAACAAGCTTCAGAAATATTAAGCATTAATAAAAGCTGCATTAGAGATTGTTGCGCAGAAAGGCAACAAACAGCAGGTGGTTATAAGTGGATGTATTCAGAGCAATATTTCAAAAAAGTTGAGATCACGGACTAGTTAGACAATACAAAATGAATGATAATAAAAATAATGGAGATATGAGACATGCTAGAAAGAAAACATGGAAAGTATTATACATGCAAAAGACTTAAACTGTTGCAATATTTACTTGAGCATGGATATGAACCAATTAAAATAATTCCAGATGTAAATAACTGGCGATATAAGAACTGGGTATTTGAAAACACCGGCGCGGATTTCGAACAGTGCGTAAATCACTATTTTGAAAATCTAAGGGCAAATTAAATAACAGAAATAATAATGATAATAATAATAATAAGGAGTTTTAATATGCATGATTATATACCCAAACCAAAGAGTTGTTACTGTATTTAAACCAGATTGTTCTAAAGATTTTTTACAGATCAACAATCAGGAGTGGCAAGCTGCCGCTAGTACATTAAAAACTTATAGCGCATTCAAGTTATATTTGTACTTCGCAGGCAACAAGAGTGGCTACACTATTGCTCTTAGCCATGCAGCTGTAGAGGAAGCAATTGGTATCAGTGAGAATACATATCGTGCTGCATTTAAGGAGTTAGTAGAATGTGGCTATCTAACTCAAGTCGAAGGAAAGAAAAATATGTATGCTTTCCACACTACAACCTAAAAAACCATGTACCAACATATTGCGGTTTTAACCACCAATGTGTTGAGGTTTTACCCACCAATAGACTGCGGTTTTAAACCACCAATGTATTGCGGTTTTAAAACCACAGTATACTGGTACAGAAATAGATAATAACATATAAAAACATATAAATACAAATAAATAACATAAGCCAAAAATTAAAAATTTTTGTCCTGTTAGATTACAACACAAAAAATGAATAGAGGACAACACAACAACATATGAAGAAAATAACAATTCACCCCCTTGACAACACAAAATGAATACTGTATAATAATGGAAAAATAAAAAAAAGAAAGAGGTACAATCAATATGACTAATGCCGAAAAGTATTTTCACGAAGCGCTCCCGATTTCCAGAGATGCAACATCTCTGTAGCGTAACCAAGGAACACGACGACAAGATGTAGACGGTGCAACTCCGTCGAACAAAATGAAAAAATGAAACAGGAGGAAACAAAACAATGACAAAAGGGGAACTGCAAGATATTATTGAGTCGCACAAAAAGTGGCTGAATGGCTACGGTGGTGAGCGTGCCAACCTATGCGGTGCAGATCTGAGCGATACTGACCTGCGCAATGTTAACCTACACCACGCCCTCCTGATCCACGCAGACTTGTGCAATGCCAACCTGAGCGGTATCGACCTATGCGGGGTCGATCTGAGCGACGCCAGACTGTGCAATGCTGACCTAAGTTGTGCCATTATAAACGCTGCTAACCTGAGCTATGCTGATCTGAGTGGTGCTAACCTATGCTATACTAACCTATGCAATACTAACCTACACAATGCCAACATAAGCGATGCCAACCTGTGCGGTGCCAACCTGAGTGGTGCTAACCTGAGTCGTGCCAACCTGCGCGGTACTGACCTGAGCAAACTTATTTACGACGAAGATACTGCGTTTTACGCGTTACAATGTCCCGAGACTGGCAGTTTTATCGGATACAAAAAGGCGCATGGCTACATTGTCGAACTGGAAATCCTTGCGGATGCAAAGCGATCAAGCGCAACGAGCCGTAAATGTAGATGTAGTGCGGCAAAGGTACTATCGATCACTACGATTAGCGGAAAAAGCACGAAGGTAAAAGAAATCGCCAGTAACAGAGATTCCAATTTTGTTTATCGCGTCGGCGAGATTGTACGTGTAGACTGTTTTGATGAAAATAGATGGAATGAATGTTCTACAGGGATACATTTTTTTATAACACGGAGTGAAGCAGAGCGATATGGAACATGAGAAGAAACATAATGCCAAGCAATAGCGCGGAAAACGAAGCGCTTGACATAGCCGATGAGTAGCATTACATGGACAAATCGGCGACCTATGAACCTGAAGATAAAAGGGCGTATCGCATCGTTGTAAATCACGAAGAATTATTTGAATCTAAAACTAGGAAAATGGTAGATTGAAAGAAGTGAGATAATGAGAAAAGATATATGTATCGCTGGAACGTCAGAAGAGGTAGAAGCGAATTGCCAATATTTTTATGACGAACAGTGCCATACACGAGAAACAGAATATTTACACATAAAAAATAAATTGCTTGATGAATATTATGGTGCGGATTGCGCGAATAATAATGTTGAAGGACTTGTGGACGCATTAGTAGACTTGTTGAATATATTAGATGAAAAAGAGAAATATAAATTGGAAAAATATAAATTGTGATAAAATAAGCAGTGTAATTTTAGTCATACATCTACTTGACAACACAAAATGAATATGCTATACTATTTCCAGAAATTGACAATGGAGGGGACAATATGAAAAATCATATCAAACAAGAAAGTATGTGGTGGAAATGGATTGAAACTTGTGATAGATGTGAATGTATAATCCGAGATTATAATATGCGATCAACAGATAAGCCAAATACAGAGGAAGTAGACTTTTGTATAAATTGCCTTAAATATTTTCTTGACAACAATATTCCATATGAAGATGTAAAGGAACAATATAAAAAGGAGGATATTTAAATGAGTTTACTTAACAACCTACGAAAGCGCCTAGTGCGCAAGTTGCTACGACCAGAAGATGGCTATACTTACACAGGATTTAGAGAAGGAAAACCAATTAAATTCTATTACCAAGAAAGCACTGGTAAGTATTTGATGGGTATGCGCAGTGATACAATGTATTATTTTGAGCCTACGCTTACTGGATGGAGTGCCGCATCATCTAAGTATCTTCCATGGGGAATGACTTATAATGGGCATACATATCCAACGGAACCAAAGAAAATTGATTTTCAGCGTTGGGTTCATGGCATTTTAGATAATATTTATGAGCAGTATAAGGAACGTCTAGATAGCATTTCAACAAAGGAACTAAAGAAACTGCAAGATTATAAGTTAGAGGAAAGTGGTGAGAAGCTCGTGATTACTAGGAAGTCTTTCTGCAATATTATGGATGCACTTGATAGTTATTGGGTGCATATGAATGCACTAGAAGACGTGCTGAATGTTTGCTTTGAAAAGGGAATGATGGCTGATATTATTGATAATATTATTGATGCGCTTGAAGAAGAGCTTGAGCCGCAGTTCTTCGATCCAGAAATGAATTTTGATATTGATGAAGAGCCGCTCATTATGCGATGGTTGACTGAATTTGATGCTGGACGTAGTGAAAAAGCACAGGAAGGTGTAGATGGGCATCCGCTAAGGAGTGCCGATGAGCTCTATGATTATCTGGTAACAAAGAGAGACGAAGGGGATGTAGAGTAAGCAGTGAATTATTGTAAATGCTGTGAGAGTTGTGGGCGAAGCGAATGGAAGAGTAAAGATGTTCTTTTCTGTTATCAATGGAACAAAAATGTTTTAACTACTGGATATTGTGAGTGTTTTTGTGAGGATTCGGTATATCATTATGAAGAGTTTCGTGATATGGAGTAATTGATATGTATGTTGTAAAATATAGTTGTATATATGGCGATCTAGGTATGTTTGTCTGTAATAATATTGAAGATTGCTTGAATTATTTTAAAACTAATTTTGGACAGGTTACTGATTTCTATTATGATAGGGACTATGGAGATTCGTGGATTGGTGCTTTTAAGAGTGATGGCATTAGATGTACTTGGATGGCGACAAAATGCGAGGTAATTTGACGAAAAAAACTTTGAGAAACCTATTGACAAGATTGGAAGAATATGGTATAATCAATACATCCTCAAGAGAGGCAATACAAAATGAATGAAAAAGGAGCAAGAAAAGATGGATTACGAGCGGGTAGGCCACGTTATCGATAAGGGTAATAACGTAGTGGTTGCAGAAATTACTGGTTGTATTTTTGATGCAGAAGACATGATGAATGAGAGATTTATTCCGTCTGTTACTTCAGGTCTTCATGTGTCTAATGTTGGTAAGAATAAGTTTGATATGAATCGCAATTACAAGGCTGTTGCTAAACTGCATCCAGATGATCAGTGGGACGAAAAGCGCGGCAAGAAGATCGCGAATGATAAGCTTACTGAGGTGTACCACCACAGCATGAATAAGCGACTTGCCAAGTACGCCAAAGATTTTCGTAAGATTGCGGATAACATCGATAAGTATCTTGAAGATCGACACTTTAATGCAACGAAGAGTTAACATTAGAAAGTATTGACAAATAATGGAAATCATGATATAATCAATACTGTACTGAGGGAGACAACACAAAATGAATGGGAAGGGATGATCCATATGAGGTATACAAGAGAAATTAGTAGTTCGATGGATGAGCCACCCTGCTTAGATTGCCCTGCGCCATGGCGATAAACTGGCGCACAATATGGGTGTATAACTTAGTGGTAAAGTAGTAGACTTTTAATCTACGAACCTGCGTTCGATTCGCAGTACACCCACCAGCTCTATGGAGCGTCATTGGTCTTATGCTTTGCATGGTAGTTTCAATAGAAACGAATGACCAATTACTTTGAATAGATCCAACCAAGTATCTCAACGATGCTCAAACCGATTGGACTTTCAAAAAGCGTGGAAGTTCCACGCACAATGCGGGATGGTAGCAATTGGTAGCTCGTCGGGTTCATATCCCGAAGGTTGCAGGATCGTGCCCTGCTCCCGCACCCAACAGGCTGTTTCGCGAACAGACACGTGACTGGCATTGTACGCAGTCCGCACAACTACGGAGAGAGCGCCACGCGAGGAGGAGAAATCCAGCGAACCAAGGTTGCAGAAAGGTTGTGCATTATATAGTCGTGTGGCCAAGCGGTAAGGCGCGGGACTTCGTAGAATAGTTTAAAAGTAAAACACTCTATCGAAGGATAGACCTTTACTGGATAACAAAGAGATGTTTGTGCAAGACAAACTTCTACGTCCATGACTCCCGGATCGTTGGTTCGAAACCAACCACGACTGCGCAGCCATAGTTTAATTGGCAAAATAAGGGTCTTGTAATCCCTAGTTCCCAGATCGTGGCTGGGTGGCTGCTCCATATTAAATTAATAACGGAGGTACAAGCAATGACTAAGACAGTAGAAATGCTTCAGGCACGAATTAATATTCTAAAGCAGCGTGATCCCGTAGGCAACGCATCAATTATTCGAAAACTTCAGCGAAATATTAGGAAGCTGGAAAACAAGTAATAATCATGCGGCGTAAACTGGACAAGCGTACCAGCACCGGCTCGAACCCGGTTGGGCGGGTAAAACCGCTGGGAGGCGGGATCTCTGCGCCGCGCCAATGTCATGGGGGTAGGCTCCGAGAGCTAACAGGAAAGCAAGGGCCTGTGGAAGTTTGGTTTGACTCCAAATGCCTCCACCACAACCGCAAGATGTGTCATGCGGGATAAAAATTATGAAACATCCTTTAAGGGTAGGGGATCTGAAATGTGAATCCAGCCACTTAAAGTGAGTCCTATAGCCCATGATACTAACGGACTATGCGTGAATGGGTGATTTATCACTCTAAAAAGTATCTGAAACGCTAGGCATTACGCATTACGGGGGCTGCTAAACAACTAACGGATTTTGGATAACGGAGAGCAGCGTTTGTGCAGTAAGAGGGTGACTGCACGTATGGAGCGGTACGCGATGCGGTTTCGTCGCCCCTGTCTTATACACAGGACTTCTGAGTTCGACTCTCAGACGCTCTACCAGCCATGCTGACTTCGCATGTAAAACCAGTTGAGAAGAAACTGCTCGAAAGGTTATGCAATACGTTCAAGGTTGCTTCACGATGAAACGGTTCGAGTCCGTAAACTATATGGTTGCATAATTCAAGTTAGTCTTCCGAGGCAATCCGAGTTCATCACGGCTCTATTAGAGTGATTGCTAAAGGACAAACGTAGGTGATGCTATTAGTAGTCCATGGTAGGTTCGGAGATACCCTACCATATTATGCAGGTATCGTTCAACGGATAGGACATGGAGCTTCTACCTCCAGAATGAGAGTTCGATTCTTTCTACCTGTGCCATAATGTTAAGATTGTAGTAAACCCCTTGACAGAATACGGAAATCATGATATAATAAATACAGTTCAAGGGACAATACAAAATGAATGGAAAGGCGCACACAGCAAATGTTTAAGTTTAATATTTTAGTAAAATGTGAAACAAACGCGCCTTGAGATATGGGAACGTCTGGACGACAGAATAAAGTGCACGGAGTGGGCGGCACGGACAGCAAATTTACATATGAAATTACGGCATTAATTTTGCTCCTTGGTTCAATTCCAATGGTTCCCAAATCCCACTAATTTTAATATGCCGGTGGTAGCTTAACTGGATAGAGCGCGTACATCACACAACGTGAAATGAAAATTTCGCGCACAGCAATTGAAAAAGATAGGGCTGTTAACCCCGAGGTTGTTGGTTCGAGTCCAACACACCGGCACAAGAGAATAAAAGGCACTCACAGCAAATTTATATTAGAAGATTATAATGTGGTTTTATAGTAAGATAATAAGTGCCTTGATTGTTGAAATAATAGAGAGACTAGCAGCAACTTTATTTAAAAAAGATATAAGTTATTGTTGGTTCTGTCAGAAATGATATTTATGGTCTCTCGAAAAAAATAAAATCTCCAAAGACACGAACAGCAATCTTATATAACGACCTGACTTTTAACCAGACTACGTAGATGTGTGTCTTGAGATTTTAGAAATAAAATCAGACAATGGAGGAAAGTGCAATGGAATTTATGAACGCAGTAAAGCAGACTCTAAACAATGAATACAATGTGTCCATCACTGAGAACGGAGCCATTGGATTTAGAACTACTGGCAAGGAACTACTTGATCTTAATTTTGCGGTTGCTTCTCTTCGTAAGATGAGTGATGAGGAAGTAGCTAAGAGATTTATGAAAGCATTTTGTGAGAATAAGATGCTGGCTATGAAATGGCTGTTTTATGCACGAGACGCAAGACAGGGGATCGGTGAGCGCAGACTATTTAGGGTTGTTATGAAACATCTTGTAGAATCTAATCCTGAAATGGTTATCCCTGTTATCAATCTGATTCCTGAATACGGCAGGTATGATGATTTGTGGTGTCTACTTGACAACGAGGAATCTGCAAAAGTTATATATCAGATTGTAGATAAACAGCTTAAAGAAGATTGGGATAATATGAATACTGGTAAGCCCATTTCTCTCACAGCCAAGTGGATGCCGTCAATCAACGCATCCTCTGAAAAGACTAAGGAATATGGTAAGAAGCTCTGCAAGGCACTTCACATGTCCGAACGTGAATATCGCAAGGCTCTCAGCAAGCTTCGTAAGTATCTCGATGTCGTTGAAGTTAAGATGTCCAACAAGGATTGGTCTGAAATCAAGTATGAAACAGTTCCTTCTCGTGCAAATCTTATCTATAACAACGCATTCCTCAGAAATGATGAAGTACGTCGTAGGGAATATCTTGGAAAGCTTGAAAAAGGAGAAACGAAGATTAATGCGTCAACGCTTTTCCCTCATGATATCGTTCATAAGTATGCTATTCAATATGGGCGGAGATGTAGTCTAAATCAGAAGGATGCAACTATTGAGGCTCTGTGGAAGGCTCTGCCAGATACTGTAAACGGTTGCGGAAATACTATTGTTGTTGCTGATGGTTCTAGTAGTATGATTACTCAAATTAACCGTAGTTCTAGTGTGACGGCACTTGAGGTTGCAAACGCACTTGCGATTTATTTTGCGGAACATTCTTCTGGCCAGTTCAAAGACAAGTACATTACCTTCTCTGAACGTCCACAGATTGTTGATTTCAGTAATGCCACTTCACTCCATGATAAGTTGCAGATTGCGCTGGCGCATAATGAATGTGTGAATACTAACATTGAAAAGGTATTTGATCTGATTCTTGACACCGCGATTAAGAATAGGATGAAGCAGGAAGACCTTCCTCAGAATATTTTGATTGTGAGTGATTGACCTCAAAAACCTAGTCACTCCGCACAGAAATGTGTGAAAAATATAAATGGCTTAAATTGCGGGAAAACCCTTAGAGCCTTAACAACTAAACTAATGTAGCGATACTTTAGTGGCGAAGAGTAATGGCTTCGGTATAGTAAAATCGTTAAGGATTGGGTAACCAAGCGCAGCGAAACATCTACTTAAAAAATTATATGCCCAAGATAACTTTTTCAAACAGTGACTTGGAACATATATTGCACTTATATACCGTCCAACATGTAAGTGCTTTGGCAATATCAAAGATATTTAATGTTGATCGTAGTGTTATAGTGAGAACATTAAAAGAAAATGGTATTGAAATACGAAACAACAATGGATATAAAATAAAGTCGGTTGATAACAATTTCTTTGAAAAAATTGATACACAAGAAAAGGCATATATACTTGGTTTCATTTACGCCGATGGCTGTGTTACAAATCATGCATTGCAGATAAAAATCTCTAAAAATGATATTGAACTTTTAGAACAAATAAAATCCGTGATGCATAGTGACCATAAAATAGGTATTTACACCAATAATAATGGTTACGGGGTTGGAAATGAATATTGCGCAATAAGAATACAAGATTATAAAATCGAAAATGATTTAAAATCATTAGGAGTTATTCCTAGAAAAACAAAAACACTTTCCTTCCCAACGAATCTTCAAGTTCCAGAAAATCTTTTAAGACATTTTGTCCGTGGATTTTTTGACGGAGATGGCAGTGTATATAAACATGATGTGCCATGTATCTCATTCACTGGGACTTATGATATGTTATACGGTGTAAAGCAAGAGATGCAAAAAATTACAAATACGCAAGCCAACATATATCAGTATAAAGACAAGGATATTTTTGACTATAAAGTTGGTGGAGCAAATCAAATGAAGAATATTTATGACTATTTATATAAAGACGCAACTATTTTTCTTGGACGGAAGAAAAATAAGTTCGAAGAAGTTTTAAGGTGATAAAGTAGATGGACGTTCAACGACTATAATAGCCAACCTGACTGCCATATGGTAAAAGGTTAAGGTATAGTCTATTCCCACTCGACAGAGTATAAAATATGACGAAAGTCAGGGTAAATAAAGATGGAATTTGATAGATGCGCTTCCTGTGGAAATAATAGATCATCGTGGGATTTTAAGAAACCGAGCAAGAAACTGTTTGATATGATTGCCCAGAAGTATGCTAATGCAGGATACTTGATCCCAAGGTTAGTATTCTGGAACGTTAATAGTCGAACTGACACAATCCCTGTAAAGGAAAATGAACTTGGTGTGGCACTTGTTAGCGGATTCTCTGTTAACATTGCCAAGATGGTTTTGAGCAATAAGCTTGATCCTTATGAGTGCCTACTCGAAACTCTGAACTCCGAGCGTTATGCTCCCATTGAAGCGGCGCTGAGTTAATAAATCTGAAACCGTGGTCGCGCGCGCCACATTCTATGAGGTTGTATCAATTTTGGTGTTAATGTTGCATTGAGTGTCGCTCATTCATGTAAGTCAAGCATTACTTCAAAATTGTAGTTAGTAATAGAAAATAATTCAAAGGAGGATTTTGCTTATGATTGTATTTGCTTATTCTGACTTTGAGGACGAGCCGAAGTTTTAATCGGCATCCTGAGTATGATGTAAAACTGCTCAATTATTTGCCGCAGTGGTGCAGCTAGGCTGAGACACAACAGACTTAAAATCTGTCACGGATTAATGATCACATCGCGAGTTCGATCCTCGCCTGCGGCACGCTAGTAGTTGTTGACAACCTTCACGTGGTGCTAGTGTTTAGACGAATTTTAGTCAACATATATTAAGACAGTAAGAAGTGATGACATTGGGGATATCGGGATTTATACTAATATATATGAAAGTGGAAATATAGCGAATGATGGGCATAAATTATATTATGCTACATGTAAGATTTGTGGAACAGTAATTGAAAAACGTATGGTTGATATTAAGAGGTCTAATAAGATATGTAGGCATAAAGCATTAGACAAAGCATCAACTTCTTATAAAGTAAATGATATGCCATCCGGTTGGATGGATGAATCTGAACTAAATATGAGAATTTATTATGTATGGAAGGCTATGATCGAACGAACAACTGAAAAATATTGGGGCAAGTATCCTACATATATTGGCACAACAGTTGACGAATCGTGGAGATATCTTAGTAATTTTGTAAATGATATTATAGAACTAGAAGGGTATGCAATTTGGGCGAATTCTCCAAATCAAAGAATGATGCTAGATAAAGACACACTGGTTAATGGAAATAAACATTATAGTAAGGAAACATGTAGATTTATTACTCATACTGAGTCAAATCAAGATGTATCACGGCGTCACCCTGAGATCACTCAAAAGGCAAGACAGGTTTATGCAGACGAACATTCTATGCCAGTTGTATTAATAAATTCAAAAACAGGCGAGTCTATAGAATATCCTTCAATAAAAGCCACAAGTCGTAGTACTGGATTAAATTATGAACAAATTAGAAAAGCATTTCATAGCGAGGATCCAGATAAACGTATTGTTAAAGATTGGGTAGTAATGAATCCAGTTTAATATGGCCGATATAATATCGGCATCATGCTCTAGTGCCGCAGCTAGCTGAGACGGAGTGGTCTCAAAAACCACTACAGATTAATGATCACATCGTGGGCGCACATCCCACCTAGAGCACCACGTCGAGTTGGATTTTATCCCTTTTACAAATCGCGGACAGAACAGCGGTACCGAAAAGGGCGGTGGTTTGTGGCACCTGTGGAATACCGATAAAGAAAAGCCACCATTGACACTGAATCAATGTAAAATAAGCTGCAAGTCGGGATACCGGGCGGAAAAGATACAGGTATAAGAGGATAAAGAAAAGTTCAGTTAGCATCCTCTGGCGTAGACTGACGCTTTAAAAAGCAACAAAGAAAGGATGTTTTCATGTTTAGTATTGTGGTTGGTGTCCTACTAATTATTGTAGCAATTATTGCGCGTATTGTTTGTCCAAAGCTTGGTTCTAGTCGTGTAGGAGTACTCATAAGTGTGGCTGCGGTTGTGCTTGCAGTAATTATTATTGGAGCTTCTTGCATTTCTATTGTTCCAACTGGTCATACCGGAATCCTTACTACGTTTGGGCGCGTAGAAGACAGGAACCTTCCAGAAGGTGTAAATTTTCATGCGCCATGGCAGAATATCACAACAATGACGAATAAGGAACAGATTTTTACAGAAACAAATATGTGTTTTTCTGCGGATCTACAAGAGGTATCATATACTTATACTGTAAAGTATAATCTGTCATCGTCCGCAACTCCTAACATTTACAAGACCGTTGGCGTTAATTACTTTAACGTTCTTATTAAGCCTCATGTAAATAATGCAATTAAAGCAGAATTTGGCCTTGTTAAAGCCGAAAACATGACGGAATTGCGCACACAGCTTCAGGACAATATCGACACTACAGTTTCGAATTTTGCGTCTCAGTATGGTATTAGTGTTACCGTGGTAATTGACGATTTTGATTTCTCTGATGCTTATACAGATGCTATTGAAGCAAAGCAGGTGGCAGAGCAGGAAGCTCTTCGTGATAAGACGCAGCAGCAAATGGAAACAGAACGTACTAGACAGGCAGCAGAACGCACTAAGATTCAGGCCGAAAACGACGCTGCGGTTCGTGAAATTAATGCCAATGCAGATGCAGAAGCGGCTCGCATTAAGGCTCAGGCAGATTTTGAAGTAGCCCAGCTTGAGGCAGATGCAATCGCTTACAAGGGTGAAAAAGAAGCGGAAGCAACAAAAGCTCTTGCCGAGGCAATTACTAATGACATTGTTGCTTACGAATATGCGAAAAACTGGTCTGGCGATCTTCCGACTTATATGATGGGTACTGGAGCACTCCCTATTATTGATATTCCAATGGGTGAGGGGAATTAATTCCCTCATCTTTTTTTTATTTATATATCTTGACAAATTGGAAAAACGTGCTATAATGACAATACAAAATGAATGGGAGGGGAGATAGCTTGATTTATCTTGATAATGCTGCTACTACACGTATGTATCCAAAGGCAATACAGGCAGCAACTGACGTTATGACAAACTACTGGGCTAATCCATCAAGCAATTACAGTATCGCCGACAATCCTAGAATCCTAATCGAAAATGTACGGCAGCAGTTTGCGGATGATTTAAATTGCACTCCAGAAGAATTAATTTTTACTAGTTCTGGTTGTGAAGCAAATAATCTTGCTATTTTAGGTTTCCTAAAAAACAATGCAGGATATGAGCTTTACACAAGTGATATGGAACACGCTTCAATTAGCGAATTTGTTGAGAATCGTCCTGCAACGCTAGGACATGCTACTATTCCTGTAAATGAAATTGGGCAGATTAATCCTTATGAACTTAGAAACCTATTTATAGAACGGCAGAAGTTTTCAAACAGGAAACCATTTGTTTCTATTCAGGCGGCTAATTCAGAGATTGGAGTGAAACAGGATATCAAAGCGCTGGCCGAGGTTGTACATCAATACAATGGAATTATTCATTGTGATGCGGTGCAGCTTTTCCCGGAACAACGCATTAATGTTGATGATTGGAATGTGGATATGCTATCAATTTCGGCGCAAAAATTCCATAGTGGACGCGGGTGCGGTGTATTATTTGTTCGAGACAACATTGAAATTTCACCGACAACTTATGGAAGTCAAGAAAACCACCGACGCGGAGGCTCGTATAATACCTCAGCTATAGTAGCCGCAGGTAAGGCGCTTGAAATTACTAGACTACATGATTCAAAATCTTACGTAAAATCGCTTCGTGACAAACTACTGAACAAACTATTAACCATACCAGATACGAGGCTCAACGGCCCTAGAAACAAAGATAATAGATTAGTAAATAACATAAGCTTGACTATTGATGGTGTGTCTGCGGAGCGACTTGTTATTCTTTGTGACTTGGCCGGTGTTATGATAGCAAAAGGTTCAGCATGTCAATCTCATGAGCCAACTCCGAGTAAGACACTATTAACTATAGGACTTACACCAGAACAAGCACTAAGTACAATTAGAATTACTCTTGATGAGTTTAATACAGAGGAAGAGATTGAACAGGCCGCAAGCATCATTTCAAAACTAGTTTGGAGGATTAGAAATAATGAGGCGTAATTTGTGTAGTATTTTCTTGATTGTTGTGTCGATTTTCCTTTTGTTAAGTACGTTGTTTTATAACTATCAATTAAATACTAAAGATAAACTACTTCAATATGTGCAAGAAAAGCTTGCTTCTGTTACTGAAAAACTAGAGTTGATTATTAGAAAATCAGATGAATTAGCCGTTCAATTAGATCACACGACCAAATCCTTAGACAAAGCAAACGAGACGATTTCAGCGCTAAAAAGTATTGAATATGAATTAGTTTATCTAGGAGATTTTAAACTAACTCATTATTGCATTGAGGAATTTGACCATATTTGTGGCAATGGTGATGGGCTCACAGCAACTGGGACAAAAATAGCAGTAGGGGAAACTATTGCGGTAGATCCTTCACTGATTCCGTATGGATCTCAAGTGTACATTGAAGGCTATGGTTGGTGCACGGCTGATGATTGTGGAGGATCCGTCAATGGCAAGCACATTGACATTGCAGTTGAAACACACGAAGAAGCACTATCTAAAGGTGTTAAAAATGGTGGTGTGTGGATTTTAGTTCAAAAAGGGCTTGACAATACAAAATGAATGATGTATAATAGTACCAGAAACTGGAAAATAAATTGATGGGTGAACGAGGATGCAAGTCAATGAGCTAAAAGAATATTTGTTAAACAATGAGTTGTGTGAAGATGTTCTTACAGCTCTTGGCTGTGGACATGTTCGTAACAGGGGTGAGTATATCTCTGCTCAAAATCCAGACGGGAATAATAAACAAGCAATTACGCTTTACCTCAACGAAAATCTCAACTGCATTGATTATACGCGACAGATTTCTAAAACAAAAAGAGCAACTGACATTTTTGATTTAGTGGCGTATTTTAAACAGTGCACGTTCGCTGAGTCTATGAAATGGGTTTGCGATACAGTGGGACTGGACTACTACCACGAACCAGATGATGTGCCTGAAAGCTTAAAAATACTTCGTTTCCTTCGAGAAATGAGTAATGACGGTAATGATGAAGATAACAGATCAGTAGTCCCAATTCCAGAAGAAATATTAAATTATTATCTTCCTTACCCAAATAAAATGTTTGAAAATGATGGAATATCTCTAGATATACAACAGGAATTGGGTTATGGTTATGACCCACAAACCAATAGAATCACAATTCCTATTAGAACGCCAATTGGAGATTTATGCGGTGTGAAGGGGCGATTATTAGGAGAACCAGACGAGTATAACCCAAAATATGTTTATATCGAACCAACTGTAAAATCTAAAATTTTGTATGGATTATATGAGAATAAGAATTATATCAAAAATAGCAATCAACTTTTAATTTTTGAAGCAGAAAAGAGTGTGGCTCAATGTGCATCAAATGGTATACGAAATTGTGTGGCGATTGGCGGTAAATCTATTTCAAAAACTCAGATGGAGTTGATTATAAGAACAGGGTGTGCGCCTATTGTTGCGTTAGACAAAGGAATTTCAGTAGATGAAATTAAATCTGTATCATCAGTATTCCCTGAAAATATACCGGTATATTATATTTACGATAAAGATAATATTTTACTAGACAAACAGTCCCCTAGTGATGACTTTGAAAAATTTAAATATCTTTTTGGAAATAATATTTATGAATTGAGGCGATAGAATGGGGAGAGGTTGGGAAGATTTAATAGGTCAAAGATTTGGCAGATTAATTGTATTAGAACGTGTAAATGATTACATTTCTCCTAAAGGAAGGCATATTCCGCAATGGAGGTGCATTTGTGATTGTGGGGAAGAGTGCATCGTAACCAGCAATAATTTAAAAAAGAAAAATGGCACAAAGTCGTGTGGGTGTATTAGACGCGAAAATGCTGCTATTATATCTAAAAAAACACGACATAAAATATTAAAGTATGACATGTCAAATGAATTTGGAATAGGATATTTATCTAATACAGGCAATCCATTTTACTTTGACGAGGAAGATTTTGACAAAATTAAAGATTATTGTTGGTATGAATGTGTTACCTGCAGTGGGCATCATGACGTTCGAGCATGGAGCAAAGACGAGAAGAAAGCAATTTTGTTGCATCAATTGATAACTGGAAAGAAAAATATAGATCATAAAAACCGCAATCCTTTGGATAATAGAAAAATAAATCTAAGAGATGCAACACCATCACAACAAGTACAAAACCAACCCGTAAGAAAAACAAACACTAGTGGTTTTATTGGAGTACGATTTTGTAAGAATATACAGAAATGGCGAGCTAGGATAGTCATCAATTATAAAGAGATTAATCTTGGATGTTTTATAAATAAAGATGACGCAATTCGTGCTAGGCTTAAAGCAGAAGCAGAGTACTTTGGTGAATTTGCTCCGCAACGTAATCTATTTGAAGAATACGGAATTCAGACAATACAAAATGAATGAGGATGATGCTTTTGATTGTTATAGAAAGCGGCTGTGTGGGGTGCCCTACAGAGATGGGTTGCTTATATGAAGCTTGCCCGTACTATAAAATTACACGTTTTTACTGTGATAAATGTCATGAAGAAACTGAGGGCTTATATAAATGGAATAATGAAGAATGGTGCTTGGACTGTATTATTAATGATTTAGAAAGGGTTGAATATGATGATTAATACCAATAACACCCACGAAGAAGATCTAGAACTATATGACCTATACCTATCTGGGCGCAACCCAAAGATTTTAAAGAATCCAAAGGGTTATGACAGAGTAAGAGATCGTAAGAGTAAATACTTGTATGGGTATGAATATGAAGAGGATGAAGATTTGGATGACTATGACACGGAGGAGACTCGCCTTTTTTAACGCAGCACGGGCAGTCTCGAAGCTTAGTGATTTTCCGAGGGTTGCTGTTGGAAGCGTAGCTGTGTATAAGCATCGTATTATTTCTAGTGGATGCAACTCTCGGAAAACGGATACTTTGCAAAAGCAATATAATATTTATCGTTTTTCTGAGGATACGCCAGCATCTATACATTCTGAAGTATCTTGTCTAAAACCATTGATTGGAAGAAAAGATATAGATTTTAGATATGTTGATTTGTATGTGTATAGAGAAAGTAAAAAAGGTACCCCCATGCTTGCACGTCCGTGTGATTCGTGTATGGCACTAATCAAGAAGCTTGGTATACGTAATATTTATTATTCGAATAACGGCGGTTATTCGCACGAAGATATTCTAAATTAAGAAAGGAATTAAGTATGAACGACGCAAAGAATCTTTACAAGTACTGTAAGCAGTGTTTTCTAAGTATTGAAAAACCAAAGAGAAAGCTGCAGAAACACATTGTGCTGTCTAACTATAAAGAGCCATGTGAAAATTGTGGGAAAACAGATAGGTTAGTAATTGATATTGATATTGGAGATAGTGAATGATGACAGAAGCAAGAATTAATTTAGTGCAATCAATTTTAAACACTTTCGAGAATGAGGACATTAAAGAATTTGCAACCGTGCTACTTGATGATATGCCAGATTATATTTGGTGTGTCGGAGCATCGTCTACAGGGAAATATCATCCAGCTTATTCGCTTGGCGAAGGCGGTCTTATGCGGCATCAGATTGCAGTAGTGAGGTTTCTAAATTTCTTTTTGGAGCTTGAACAATATAATAGTAAGCTTACAAGCAGGGAGCGAGATCTTATTAGACTAAGTGGGCTAGTTCATGATGGACGCAAATCTGGGTCGCAGGAAGACTATGAAAAATCAAAGTACACAAAATTTAATCATCCGCTATTAATGGCAGATGTTGTTAGAAGCTTTGATGGGCAGTATTTGAGTCATGAAGAGATCGAACTTGTTGCAGATACGATTTCCAGACACATGGGGCAATGGAATACAGATAAAAAGAGTGATGTTGTGCTCCCTAAACCTAATAATAAATATTCTCGTATGGTTCATACAGCGGACTATCTTGCATCGAGAAAAAGTTTAACTTTGGATTTTGACAATCTTATTATAGAGCAACCAGCAGCAATGACTTTTACTGAAGACACTATACTTGATTTTGGTAAACATAAAGGCAGGAGATACATTGACGTTTATAAGAGTGAGCCAGATTATTTTGATTGGGTGGAAAAGAATGTACATAAATATGAAATTTTAAACACTATTAAAGCAATGAAAGAGTATCTAAAAGCAAAGGAGCAAAGTAATGATATTCAGGTATAAAATAACGCCATATTGTAATTTTTTGCAAAGATATTATTATAGAGTTCAAATTCAAGAATATAGTACAAAATTTCCACACTGGAGGAAGGTAGTACATAATGTTACAATACAAGAGATACTATACGATATCAACGAATGTGCATTTAAGTATAAAACTAATCTAAGCTGCGTATCATTTGAGGATATATTAGAGGAAATTCAAAAATATGATTCAATTGAAAGCATTATTATGAAATACATTATTGATGTCATTATGAAACAGAAAAAGAGAAAATGTGCCGAGGAAACAGTCAGAGACGTTCTCGACAAACTTATTATAACTAAAGACTGGAATACTATTGAAGTAAAGGAGAATTAGAATTAATGGCAGCTATTGAGATTTTTGGTGGCGACGGACTAGAAAATGCATTTGAAGCACTAAATATTAACGCAAAGAGGACTTATAGAAGTTCACATGAACCTTATTACGAGGTTTGGGAGCTAGATAAGAAGGACTTTAAGCTACTTGAAGAAACTCCAGAATGGGATGACTCATTTGGTTGGTATAGATTTGCCAAAGGTTCAAATATGGGTAGTGCATGCGATTTCTTTACGGTAAACGGTCAGTTTATGATTGGTTGGGAGACACAAGACGGTAATGATACCTATGATTCACTCTTAGATTATTTTTATAAAGGTTTACACGTTGGTATGGAAAGTAATATCTGTGCCTGTGCGGTTGATCTTGCACGAGTAAATGGTAAAACACTTGCTGGGCTGTTTGAAGTGTACGAAGGGTGATTATGGTGTCTAACGAATGGAAAGATTATATTGCGGATAGTAGGCAGCATGTTTTATCGCAGTTTAATAAATATGGTATACCAGATGGTTGGCGCAAGTCTGTTGTTCCAAAGCTGGTAGATGAGTTGGTTGATGTGCTTGGATCGCATGTAGATGATTTTGTTATATCAGACTGTAAGGAAAAATTTGGTGAGCTTCGAGTATACTGGTACTATGAAAACCCGATTAATGATAATGATTTGTTGTATGACAAAATTGAAGAAATAATCGGGAAGTATGAACTTATTAGTAGGAAAACTTGCGTGAAGTGTGGGAGATTAGCTACTACACAAAGCAGGGGTTGGATTTTGCCGTTTTGCTCAGGTTGCATTAAGTTTGTAAATTAGTAAAAATTAGACGGAATGGCCTTGGAATCTTTGGTTATTCCGTCAATTGTTCTTTTATATATTCTGTGGTATATTATTTGCAGGGAATGACAATACAAAATGAATGGAGAAAATAAAATGGTTATCGAAGATAAGAAGTATGGTATTAATGATGTTTTTGAAATGATTGGCGAAGAGCATCTTGTTGGCGATGATAACAATAAGCGCAAGTCGAACATTATTGTTGATGGATTTAATGTGTACAAAGATTCTCTTCGATATATGACTTTTTATCAGAAAGGGGTTAAGTGTGCATGTTGTGGTAAAGCTGGAACACATTTTAAACTTTGTGGTGACAAAAATACAAACCGCAGACATTTTAACCTTTACGCAGATGATGGTACGTTGATTACGAAAGACCATATTATTCCTGCTAGTAAAGGTGGCGCAGATAAAGTTTCTAATATGCAGGCAATGTGTGTTAATTGCAATGTTGCTAAAGGTGATTCATGTTCTGATATTAAGGTTGAGTATATTGTTGGCCATAATGTAAAAAACGGAAAAGAAGTTACGTTTCGTTCTATTGAAAGAGCAGTATATTCATTGGCGTGTAATTATGGTAAGGCAATTTCAAAAAACATTTCAAATGAAAAATCTGTAAGTATTGGCATTAATTATACAGTTAAATTGATTGCAGCGATTGAAAACGGAGCGTCTTATTGTGGATTTATTTGGACTAAAGAAATGAGGTGATAAAATGGATAATTACACTTGGGAAGAAATTGTAGAAGGAGTTGCGAGATATGCTAGTTCTATTGCGGAAGAGAGAACCATTCTAGATGAACTTGAATACACCAATGCAACAATTGATAATTATCCGGGGCTTCGTAGGGTAATTGAACAGTACAGAGGAAATAGATGGCGTGACTAAAAAGGAGGATAATGAATAATGATTATTAACGGTAGAAGAGCACTTGCATATGTTGTAACCATCGACGAAATCAAGCCCATTGAAGGTTATGATCGTGTAGAATATGCAAGAACTAATGGCTGGTGGGTTATTATTGGAAAGAATGATAATTTGCAAGTTGGTGATAAGTGTGTGTATTTTGAAGTTGATAGTAAAGTAAACGCAGAAGATGAACGATTCGCGTTTCTAGAAAAGCGTAACTACAAGATTAAGACTCAAAAGATGTGTAAAGTTATCAGCCAGGGCTTGCTTATGCCTCTGTCGGTATTCCCTGAGATTAGTGATGCGGATGTTAATACCGACGTTACTGAGACACTCAAGGTTACTTATGCAGTAGAGGAAGACAACGCTCGTAAGGGCAAGGTTGATCCTGATGCAAAATATAAGTCTATGGCCGCTCGTCATCAGAAAATTTTTAAGCAGAAGTGGGCCAGATGGCTGATGAGGCGCTCTTGGGGTAAGAAGCTAATGTTTATGTTTTTTGGCAAGAAGAAGGATAGGCCAAGAACATTTCCAACTCATTTTCCGTTTGTTCATAAAACGGATGAAGAAAGGTGTGAAAACATTCCTTGGGTACTTGGATATGAACGTCCTCTAATTGTTACTGAAAAGTTGGACGGCACTTCTTCTACTTATATTCTAGAGCGCAAGAAGCAACACAAGTATGAATTTTACGTACTGTCCCGTAATGTACGGCAGGCTGATGAAAAGCAAGAATGTTACCATGATCACAACATCTACTGGGATATGGCATTTAAGTATGATATTGAACGTCATCTAAAAGAGTATCTTGAAAATAATCCCGATTGTCCTTATGTATGTATCCAGGGTGAGTCCGTTGGTTCTGTTCAGGGCAATCCGCTTAAACTCCCAGAAGATGATCTCTATTGTTTTAACTTTATTGATGGCCGTACCGGAAGAACTGATTCTCTAACTGGTAAGAATATTGTGGAGCAGTGGGAGATGAAGTGGGTTCCAATTCTAGACGAGCATTATATGGTGCCAAATGATATGGAAGAATTTAAGCAGTTCGCGACAGCTAAGAGTGTGGTTAATCCGAATGTATTGAGGGAAGGAATTGTACTACGAGACCCAACTAATGATTTTAGTTTTAAAAATGTTTCTCGTGAATATCTGCTCAAGCACAATGAGTAAGTAACACAAAATGAATGGAGTGAATAAAATGAAGAAAAATTATTACGTAGAAATTATATCCACCATAATTGCAATGTTTATTGTGCCAATTTTAGTTTTCCTAGCTGGAGCAATTTCAGGATTGGTTTTAAAATGGATTATTGGAGGGTTCGTTATTGATGGGTTGAATCTTATCTTCAATACAACAAGGTTTAGTGCAGATAAGATTCCTATTATCTGTGGAACTTTGGCGGTAATTGGTTCATTCTTTAAGAGAGTTAAGTGAGTGTCGATAAGAAAAAGTGATTTAAATGAATTATCGAGAGGGCTTTACGAGGTATATTCGAAGCCCTCTCAGAATACAAAAAATAAAAAATGCAAAACGATACAAAATTAATGCAATATTGGAAGTGATTTTGTGTCTAAATTAATTGATTTAACCGAACAAAGATTTGGTAATTTGATTGTATTAGAAAAAGATGAATCATATATTAAACCTTCTGGTCAAAAGGCAACCATGTGGAAATGTATGTGTGGTTGTGGTAATACAATTTCAGTCAAGTCTGAATATTTAAGAAATAATAGTACAACATCTTGTGGATGTTTAAAAAAACAACAAAAGAATCTTATCGGACAAAGATTTGGAAGATTAATAGTTATTAAAGAAGATACCAATAAATCTAATTCATGGATTTGCCAATGTGATTGCGGAACGACGATAAGTATTCGTAGATCGGATTTAATTTCTGAAAATACAAAAAGTTGCGGATGTTTACGGAAAGAACTTGGAGCTGCAAGAATTAATGATTTAACTGGTCAAAAATTTGGAATGTTAACTGTAATTAATAGAGTGGTGAATAAAGGTAAACAAGTTAGATATTTATGCAGATGTGATTGTGGTAATGAAAAAATATTTTATTCTACAAACCTTACAAGAGGATTAAGTACAAGCTGTGGATGTTTTAGAAAAGAAAACTTATCACAATTATATTTCCAAGATTTAACAGGATTGCAATTTGGTAGATTAACAGTTAAAGGTTTAAATTCTTATGATGCAGCCAGTCGTACATATTATTGGGATTGCATATGTGAATGTGGGACTCAGACCGTCACAATGGGCAATCATTTAAAAGATGGTCATACGCAAAGTTGCGGTTGTCTTATATCTGCGGGAGAAGAAAAAATATCTAAAATATTGTCTGAGAACAACATTATATTTAAGAAAAACCTATCTCATGATTTAATACTACCGACTGGTGGACACGCAAAATACGATTTTTATATTTTTGATAATAATCAAAAATTACAATATCTAATAGAATATGACGGATGGCAGCATTATTTTTATCGAGAGGATAGTAAATGGGATAATGATGGGAAGTTTAAAATAAGACAGAATAGTGATAAGTTAAAAAATCAATGGTGTATTGATAATCATATTCCATTAATACGAATACCCTACACGCATTATTCTAAAATTTGTATTGATGATCTAAGATTAGAAACGACACAATTTTTAATAAAATAAGTAGGTGATCGAATTGATTAGACCAAAATGTATAATTTTATGTGGAATTCCCGGCTCTGGAAAAAGTACATACGCCCAAAGTTTTGAAGAACTTGGTTGGGTTCATTTATCTTCTGATTTAATTAGGAAGGAGTTATACGGGGATGAATCTATTCAGGGCAATCCTAATGAGGTGTTTTCATTAATGCAGAAAAGGGCTGTTGATGCCTTAAACAATGGTAAATCTGTTATATATGATTCTACCGCATTAACTCGTAAAGATAGAGCTGGAATTATTGCAGCTTGTCCTAAGTTTGCAAAAATTGAGTGTAAGGTTATTTGGGCACCTATTGAAACTTGCATTGAAAGAGATGCTGCACGTGAACGTACTGTTGGAAAAGAAGTCATTGACAAAATGCTGAAACGCTTTCAATTTCCTTTTCACGATGAAGGTATCGATGAGATTAATGTTATTTGGCCACAGGATTATAAAACAAAAGAACGGACTAATTATATTCTCGCGCTTCACGAGTCAATGAAAATTCCACATGACAATCCGAATCACACATTATCAATTATGGACCATAGCATTGCAGCATGTGACTATGCAAAAGAACATGGTTTTAGCGAAGATGTTTTAGCAGCCTCTGCTTGGCATGATTGTGGCAAGCCGTATGTAAAGAGCTTTATAAATAAAAAAAGTGAGGTAACAGAGGTAGCTCATTATTACCAACATCAATGTGTCTCTGCGTGGATTCTGTGCGGTATTACACGAAATGTAGACATTCTTTGGCTCGTAAGTACTCATATGTCTCCATTTTTAAATGAGAAGTATTATAGGAACTTACCTCCATTTTTAAAATCAATGGTAGACCAACTGCATGAAGCTGACCTAGCGGCACATTAAATTTTATAGGCTCTGGCTAAAACCGGAGCTACATTTTTGTTTAAACAGTCAATAGACAATACAAAATGAATGGTGTATAATAAATGCAGACAGGAGGGATAAAACATGGCAAAGCTATTTTGCATTTCAGATGTGCATGGGTTCTACAACGAAATGCGTGAGGCACTTGATAATGCAGGGTTCGACCCCAATAATGAAGAGCATTGGCTAATTTCGTTGGGGGATATATGGGACAGGGGTAAGCAACCTTTTGAGGTAATGCAATATTTAAAGAGACTCCCTCGAAAAGTGTTGATTAGAGGAAATCACATGGACCTTTTTGAAGATTGTTGTGGGCGTGGAGAGTATTGGGGCCATGATATTTCAAATGGAACTTACAAAACAATTTGTATACTTGGCGGCATGAACTTAGGTTATTCTTTTGCAGAGTGTTGCGAACATGCAGAAGCAATGACTCGTATGTTTCGCAAGAGCATGGTAAATTATTTTGAAACTAAAAATTATATCTTCGTCCACGCATGGGTGCCACTAAATTGTAATGACAACTTGCCCCCATATTACACTCGTAATCGCAAGTACTCAAAGATGGAGAACTGGCGCGAAGCAAATGACCAGCAGTGGGCTGATGCCAGATGGAACAACCCATATGAATTTGCAGAACAAGGATTGCTTCCAGATAAGACATTGCTATTCGGGCACTGGAATACTAGTTGGGCACATAATAAATATGAAGGTAGCCCAGAATTTGGATATGGCGCTGATTTTAGTCCTTATTATGGCGATAATTATATAGGAATTGATTCATGTGTCGCTCATAGCGGAAAAATTAATTGCGTAGTATTGGAGGACGAATTTATGGATGGTGATGCGAGTTGAGATATGAGTTAATCAAAGGGAGCGCAAACGACATATCAAGTCCAATTGAAACCGTATTGGTAAATAGGGGCGTAGAAAATTGCAAGAAGTATATGTCGTTATCAGAAGACGATATCGAACCATATGACCATCTTGATAATATTAATGATGCAGTTGGATGCTTTGTGAGGCATTTCGAAAGGAGTGACCCGGTCGGTATTCTTGTTGATACCGACACTGATGGAATATGTAGCGCCACTATTATGGCAAAATATATTTGGTCGCTCAAGGAAGATTATCCTGTTCATCTGATTGTCCATCAGAAAAACAAGGCTCATGGGCTTGAATCTCAGGATTTTGAAATTCCAGATGATATAAGGCTTATTATTATTCCTGATAGTTCTTCAAATGATATTGATGAGTGCCAAGCGCTAATTGATTCTGGAATTAATATTATAACCGCCGATCATCATGAAAAGAGTGACCCTAGAGAATATCCAGGTATTTTGATTAACAATCAAACATCAAGTAGCTATTATAATAAAGCTGCTTGCGGTACACATATCACATGGGATTTCCTTAGAGCACTTGATGAATATTATTGGGAAGACTACGCATCTCAATTTATAGACCTAGTAGCTCTAGCAAATATTGCAGATGTTATGAATATTAAATCTGAAAGCACTCGTGCAACAATTAATGTCGGTCTTCAGAACATTCATAATAAAATGTTCGAGGAACTTGTAAAATCACAAGGATTTTCAATAAAAGGACATGTAAATCCGCACACTATCGCGTTCTTCATCGCGCCTCAAATTAATGCATTTCTGCGCTTGGCTACTTTTGAAGAGAGAGAGCTGTTGGTTAGAGCCTTCTGCGAAGATGAGTCAGAAATGTTTGAATATACAAAACGTGGCGAATCATTTCCAACAGAAGAAAATATTTACGAGCATATGGCTCGTTTAATGACTTCGTATAGAGGAAAACAGAATCGTTCAAGAGATAAATCTGTTAAGTTGCTTCTTGACAAGGCGTATGAATGTGAGAATGATAAGGTTGCTATTATTGATGCAACTAACGAAATTGATCAGTCATTAACCGGTTTAGTAGCGATTCGTATCAGCGAGGCAATAAATAAACCCACACTACTTGTTCGTAGGCATGGAGATGAATTGGCTGGATCTGGACGAGCATTTAATAATTGCCCAATTGAAGACTTTAGAGCGTTGACAGAGCAGTGTCCATATATTACTCTAGCTCAGGGTCATAATGCAGCCTTTGGCGCTGCATTGCTCGCAGAAAATCTTGAAAATGTGCGAGAATGGTTTAATGAAAAGCTTGATTCAGTCAACATGGATAAAGTTTATGCTGTCGATTTTATTCTTGACATGAATGACCTTGATATTAGTTTTATCCAAACAATTGATAAATATCAAGATCTGTGGGGGCAGGGGCTTTCTGAACCGCTAGTGGCTATTGAAAATATTACAATCAAGCGCGCAGACACTCATGTTCAAGGTAAGAACTTTGATAGTATTGCGTTTACAATCAATGATATTAAGTATGTGCTGTTCAAACTTCCAGAATCAGATCCATTGTTAGAATGGGCGTCTGCGTGGGAAGATGATGGTGAAGATATTACTATTAACGTTGTAGCAAAAGTTGGTTTAAGTGAATATAAAGGTGTTTATACTCCACAATGTACAATTGAAGAATACACAATACAAAATGAATAAATATAAAGGAGGACTAAAATTATGACTATTACTACTGAAAAGCGTAACCTATTTGATATGCCACAGGGGTATTACTTCGCTCACTGCATCAGCTCTGACTTCGCTCTTGGAGCCGGTATCGCAAAGACTTTTGATTCTGTTTACAACATGCGTTTTAAGCTGTTTAATAAGTATCCTGATTATGAATATAATGGTGGGGATGTTCTGCTAATTGATAATGTTTTTAACCTCGTTACTAAACAGAAGTATTGGCACAAGCCAACCTATGAATCCGTAAGGCGTGCACTTGAAATGATGAGGAAGCGGATGGATTTTGAATGTATTACTAAGTTGGCAATGCCCCGTATCGCGTCAGGGCTTGATCGTCTTGAGTGGTCAAAGGTTTATGAAATCATCTGCGAAGTATTTGAGAATACGGACGTTGAGATTGTGATTTGTGAGCTGTAAGTGGAGGTTTAACTTATATGTTCGAAATTAGACCAACTTATCTCATTATGACTACGGCAGCAAATAATAATAAATATTATAACATGTTCCCTGAAGGCGATAGATTTAGAGTGGAGTATGGCAGAATTGATTCTACTAAAACAACGACATATTATCCAATCTCAAAATTTGAATCGCAAGCAAAATCTAAAATCAAAAAAGGTTATGTAGATGTAACAGACCTAAAACAGGACTTGGTAGAGGAGATTTCTTCTACCAATCCTGAAAGTCCATACAAGGAAATTGAAAACGCCGCAGTAAGAGCTATTGTAGAAAAGCTTCAGAACCTAGCTCGTGAAACCATTCAGAGGAATTACACTGTAAAAGCATCTGCTGTTACTCAAGATATGGTTGATGCTGCACAGGAAATTATTGATGAACTTGCAAATTCTCATTTCACAATTGAAGCATTCAATGATATTCTTCTTAGGCTCTTTACTGTAATTCCAAGAAAGATGGGGAACGTTAGAGATTATCTTGCCAACAAGCCAGAAGATTTTGCTCAAATCATTTCTAAGGAACAGGATCTGCTTGACGTTATGCGTGGTCAGATTTATGTAAAACCCGAAGTTGAAACAACTGAGCCAGTTGAAAAGAAGTCGCAGACCATTCTCGAAGAACTTGGGCTTGAGATGGAAGAGGCTACTGATGACGATGTTGCAATGATTAAGTTCCTGATGAATGAATCTGCTGGTAAGTTTAGAAAAGCTTGGAAGGTTAAGAATATCAAAACTCAAGAGCGTTTTGACAAGTTTGTTGCAGAGAACAATATTAAGGACACTAGGCTTTTATTTCATGGTAGCCGTAGTGAGAATTTCTGGTCTATTATCAAGACTGGACTGGTGCTAAGGCCCACTAATGCGATTATTACAGGGAAGATGTACGGGTTTGGGATTTATTTTGCCCCTAAGTGTCAGAAGTCTATTGGGTACACTTCGTTGTCTGGTTCTTATTGGGCGCGTGGTAACAACAATGTTGCATATATGGCTTTGTTTGAGGTAGCATATGGTACTCCATATGATGTATATAATTTTGATAACAAATATTATAATCTTGATTACAATAAGTTGCAACAGTTTAAACCAGGTGCCAATTGTCTACATGCTCATGCGGATAAAGGAATGCTAAGAAATGATGAAATTATAGTGTATAAAGAAGATCAATTAACGATTAAATATTTGATCGAGATTGGTAATTGAGGTAGTAGCGATGAATAGCAATATAACTTTTTCTTCGGGTACATTGTACCTATCTGATAGTAACAATATTCAAATGAAACTTTTAGATGATGCTATTCCTGAATTTGATGTAGTTATGTCAGACAAAAAAGAGTCTAAAGTTTTTCATATGTTACACACGCCGTCCGAATTAGAAATTACTTTAACTGACGTAGATATGAACATGCCCCTATTTAATAAAATGTGTGCACCGTCTACGTATACAAAACAAAAAATCCATTGGAATAGGTCAATTATGATTCAAGCACGTTGGCACAAAAAATATCGCACAAACAAAAAGTGGTTGAAGCGTTATGGCATGAAGCATGACGAAGTTACGATTGAGGCATCAGTTGATTCGTGTAGCAATAGTATGTCTCACACCAAATATATGCAAAAATATGAATTTGATATTAACTCTCTGGTGCTACATTTTCGCCAAGATCAGATGCGTAAAAATCTAAAAATTGAATTTTAAATTAACGAGGTGATGTGTGATGATTCGATATGTATGTGACATGTGTAAAAAAGATATAGATAAAGATGTTCATGTTATTGATGAATTTCCACGTAAAGTATTAGTATACGCATATGGCGCAGGAGACATAAAAGTAGCGTCTTTTGATAAATATGATCTTGCTGAGACTCATTTGTGCGATGTATGTTTTAAAAGGATCGCAGATATGCTTCAAACGGCTGAATAAAAATGAATGGAGAAAACTATGGCTACAGAAATTTTAAATGCTAAAATTACTAAGACAAAACTTGGCGAAGAACATGGTTGCTTTACAGCAGATCTTTTGCTAGAAGGCGACGGATGGGGTTGTGCATTTGGGGGTTATTGTTTGGATCATTGGTACTCAGATGTCGGCAAACACCATTCATCTGACGGATACGGCGCAATTATTGAGCTTATGAAAACCCTAGAAGTAGAGTCATGGGAGGAACTAAAGGGTAAATATGTACGCGTAGAAATTGAAGGTTGGGGCGGCAAGATTATTAAAATCGGACATTTGTTTAAGAACAAATGGTTTTCGTGGAATGATTATTTTGAAGAAGTTAAAAAGGTGAACGAGCATGAAGATTAAATATTGCTGTAACTATTGCGATAAACAATTTGATGATGAATCAACATGCAGAGCGCACGAAATTCTACACCTACATGGCATCGAAGAATTAAAATATTACATTCAATATGCTACTAATAAAGATCTATGTTCGTACTGTGATAATGCATATTATGTATATGGGAGTGAATTTAGATGTAATCATAATGAATGTAGTGCAAAAAATAATTATAAGGATTTTAAAGGAGAAAAGATTTATGATTTCAAAGGAAACATTTGTTGAAGTTATGAATAAGCTTGAAACGCTTGATAAAAAGATGAACGACGTAGATGTTGCAATGAAGGCTTTATCTCCAGATTTTTGTGGGCTTTATGTTCCACAAACATTCTATATCGTACTCGATATCTTAACTAATATTTTTAACGATAAAAGTGATTGGCTTTCGTATTTCATGTTTGAGCTAGATTGGCTTCATGACTGGAAGCCGGGAGACGTACTAGTGAATAATAAGCCGGTTGATTTAAGTACATGGGACAAGGCGTATGACTTTCTAATTAATAATATGAATGAAAACAAAAATAACTAAATTAAAAAGGAGATAGATACTATGAGTAAGATTTCAATTAATAGCGACATTTTTATGAAGGGACTAAAGATTTATTCTGTTAATGGTGATATTTATGCCGAGATTACTGGTGAAGCGCTCACAGATGTTGGACCAGCTAGTTTTAACGTTCAGAAGGTTAAGCTAGATTTTAAATCTCCGGGACAGACCGAACTTGGCGCATATGCTTTTATGGATGGTAGGGGTAGAGTTGGATATGATTTTAATTTAGGAGATGTGCTTTATAAGACAAGTGAAGAAGAACAAAAAAAAGATAGCGACACTGCAGACAACTCTGAAAAAAATGATAATGCAGAAAATAATGAACCAGTTACAGAATAACTAATAAAATTATTTGGGAGAGCCACATAATGCTCTCCCAATCATATAAAGGAATGCGAATAATATGATGGCAGATTTTCAAAAAACGTTTAATCCAACAGAGGAAGATAAAGAAGAATTGGTAATTAATTTACTAACAATGATAATTGAGTTGGTAAAGGACAAATGCTGTTCTACTTGCAAGTATTCTGAATGTAGAAAAGAGTATATGCACAGCTATGAAACCACGGAAATATATTGCAAGAAAAAAGATAAGGTTACTTTTGACAGTTGCAATGCATATGAGGTTCGTAGTGTGTTAGAACTATTAAGATAAAATTTTTTATTGGAAAACATTTATAAAACAATATAAAAATGTTTGTGCATTTGGTCAATTGTAATTTTGTTCATATAGGTATATTATAGTAATACAAAATGAATGAGGTGACATACGTGAACATAGAAGTGAATTCAAATGGAACAAATAAAGCAATCAAGGCCACTATATTGTCAGACGAAAGAATGAAGGAAATTGGCTTTCATAAAAATTACTACGAAGGTACAGATCACGAACAGTACAGCCCCTATTGGTGGTTTACAAAACCTATTAAATTTCCTAAAGAAAAAAGATGGCACGGCACATCTATTGATTTTGATGTAAAAATTCCAAAGGATGGATCTGACATTGAAATTATTACATTGGACATGTATTTCTGTCAGCTTTATGATTATCAAGAAATACTAAATAGGAATTCAAAAAATGAATGTGCAAACATAGTTAAAGAACAAGTCGAAATGTGGATGAAATATTTACATGACGAAGGTGTTCTAAGTGGTCATGCATATGGAGAATATATTTAAAATTGTTTGGAGGTAACGACGATATGGGTGTAAAATATTTACGAGTTACAGTTCATGATAACGATTTTACAAATTCACTACTGCTCGTTGGAGGTTTTCTTAAACAGGCGTTTAAATATGAAGGTAAATACCCTATAGAACAAGACTTTAATGTTCTTAAAGAAGCAATCAAGCATATATGGTATGGCACTCATGGAATTATGAACCTGCTTCGTTCTGGAAAATGTATATTATATGGTATTGAACATGGTCTTGATTATTTAAAACCAGATTTGGAGTTCGTAGATTTTGAGGATATTCCAGATTGGGATAATAGTGAAAGTATTTATATTCCAATGTTTGATGGAGAAATTTTATTGAGGTGATTATATGGATAAAATTGAACAGATTAAAAAATTAACAGCAGAGCTTTTGCAGTATTGCCATGAATATTATGATCTGGATTCCCCCACGATTAGTGATGCTATCTATGATAAAAAATACAATGAGCTAGAAAAACTTGAAAATGAAGCAGATTTTTGGCTTGCCAATAGCCCAACGCGCAAAGTACAAGGTGAAGTACTTCCATACCTAATGAAAGTTCATCATTCTGTACCAATGCTTTCTGCAGACAAGTCTACAAATATTGAAGATGTAAAGAAGTTTATCGGCGATCATTTTGTGGTTGCTTCTTATAAGTTAGATGGAAGCACTGTAGTCTGTAAGTACAATAACGGACAGTTTATTCAGGGTCTATCTCGCGGATCAGGTACGGATGGGGAGGACATTACGCACACCGTTAAAATGATAAAAAACCTTCCAATGACAATTCCATACAAGGGCTATCTAGAGATTCGCGGAGAAGCGCTGATTCCATGGAAGTATTACAATGAAATGAATAAGGACGGCACGCTTGGTCATCCTCGCAACGTAGCATCTGGTGGACTAAGACAGCTTGACGCGAATGAAGCTGCAAAACGCAATATTTATTTCTATGCTTTTACTCTCGTAAATTGGAGAGATATCGGAGTAAAAACTAAATTTGAATCTTTGAGATTTCTTTATAATAATGGGTTCGATGTGGTTCCTCATGTGCAGATTCCAACATATGGTACGCTTGAAAAATCATTGGCCTATCTTAACAGAGAAGCTTATGAAAACCCAACAGATGGCTGGTGCTTCGAGTATGATGATCTTGAATACGGTGAAAGTCTTGGTTCGACCGAGCATCACGACAGAAGACTATTTGCGCTAAAGCCTGAGGTTGAAGAGCATACAACTACTTTTCGTGGAGTAGAGTATAATATCTGTCGTACAGGTATCGTTTCTTTGACCGCTACATTCGATCCAGTAGAGATTGGAAACACAACAATTACGAGAGCCACACTTCACAATGTTGATTATTTTAATAGTCTTGAACTTGGTGAAGGCGATAAAATTGTAGTTGCAAAAATGAATGAAATTATCCCCGGTGTACTACAGAACAACACTTGTTCTAATACGTATAAACTCATTGATGTATGTCCATCTTGCGGTAAGCCGCTTATTATTAAAAACACTGGAACAGCCAACGTTCTATATTGTCAGAATGAAAATTGTCCCTCCAGAAAGCTTGCACGGTTTGTCCATTTTGTTTCGAAGAAAGGAATGGCAATTGACGGACTCAGCGAAGCAACTTTGGAAAAGCTAATTTCTCTTAACTATATCAATAATTTTCAGAGCATTTACCACCTTGTAGACCACCGCGATCAACTTATTAAGCTAGACGGATTTGGCGCTAAATCAGTTGAAAAACTATTGCTAGCTATTGAGAAATCAAGAAACGTAAAGCTTGAAAACTTTATTGCTGCGCTTGGTATTGATGGTATTGGTTCAAGCGCTTCAAAAACCATTGCAGATCATTTTGAAAACAAATTCGATTACTTGCTAGACGCAACTTTCTGTAAATATGATTTTACTCAAATGCCTGACTTTGGAGAAGTGATGGCAAACAACCTACAGGATTATTTTGATGAGTATTTTGCTGGTATTTGTTCACTTGCAAATGAAATGATTTTTATTATGCCAGAAAAGAAAACTGTAGCCAACAATCCATTCAACGGTAAATCTCTATGCGTCACTGGTAAGCTCGTCCGTTTCACTAGGGACTCCATTAATGAAAAGATTGCTTCCATTGGTGCAAAAGCTGTTGGCTCTGTTTCTAAAAATACGGATTATCTTATTACTAATGAAGCAAGCGGTTCTTCAAAGTATAAGAAAGCCATGGAACTTAATATCCAAATTCTTACTGAAGATGAATTTCTAAAAATGATTGGAGAGTAAATTATGATTCTATGTAATAATGATTGTGAACCTTGCTGTGACTTCTGCATTTACGCAATTCACGATGAATTTGAACTAAATGGTCATATGGAAATTGGTGGTCCAATTGAGTGCAAGCTCCATAGAGATGAAGAGCATCAGGAAATAGCAGAATATTGTGGATATTGTGATGATTTTCATTGCTTCCTTACAAATAATGAATGAAAACTTTGTGCATTCGGTCAATTGAAATTTTTTCCATGCAATGCTATTATAAGAATACAAAATGAATGGCAACGAGGTGATAACCAAATGAAAGAAAAATCTTGTTGTATTTGTAAGAATTATCTTGGTGGTGGATGCTGCAAAATCAACGAAGAGGCTGAGTGCGGCTGCGGAGAATTTGAGCTATGGGAGGATAAACATGATGTGGGATGATATACTCGAAGGACTTGCAAATGTCTCACCTGTGTTATGGTTCCTGTTGGGTTATTTAATTGTGAAAGTATTGTTTGGCTAAGAAGGAGGATCAACAATGGCTGAATTTACTGAGGTAATTAAGCAAGCAAAACGAATTTGTAACATATACGGAACGGACGAAGTGCAATATAAAGGATGCCCGCTAAATAGTCACAATGGCTGTATTTTCTATGACGGTTTTGAATGCGACGATACATATTTTATTAAAATTGAAAAATATGTAATGGATTGGGCGAAAGAAAATCCAGAAATAGTATATCCGAGCTGGGAGGATGCGTGGAAGCAGATTTTCCCGAACGGAATCGACACCCCTTGTCCTTCAGAGTACGACGCGAAGTATGGACACGATTGTTTAAAATTATCGTGCCTGAATTGCAAGCGACGCTCCATCCCCGCAGAGGTTGCAGAGAAGTTGGGGATCAGGCCGAAGGAGGGAATGTAATGACTGAACTTCATATTAGTAATCATGACATTAATTGCGTGTGGTGTGGAACAAAAATGCTATATGCCGAGCACTGGCTTACTCCATGTGGAGCGGAATCATATTTTTATTGTCCACGATGTTATGCAAAAACTCCGAAAGTAATGGTGACTAGCGAAGAAGTACAGAAGATGCTTAAAGAACGTTGTATAGCAAAGACGATAAGGCTATGTGCGAAGTTTGAGGGGGATGCACGATGGGAGACCTAATTAGCCGTGAAGATATGCTAGAACAATTTGACAAGAGAGTAGAGCATATGATTATTAGAACAGAGGACGACAAGCGTATATCTATAGAATCGTTCAGAAAGTTCATTGAGAATCGTCCTACTGCAGTTATTCAGTGCAAAGATTATGTCGTTAATGGTTTGGCTGATCAACTTAATGAGGCATTATCGGCAAATGCTGACCTGATGTATGAGAATGAAAGTAAGCAGCAAAGAATTAATCAATTAACCGAAGAACTTCGACTGGCTAAAATTGAACTGAGTTCACTTATGAAAGACCTAAAACTTGCATTTGAACATCCCGATGGTCTATGCTCAATTTGTAATGATTACAAAGATGCGGTGGCAGGTATGTGCAGAGGCGGTAGCCTTGAAGAAGATAACCTTAATTGTTTTGAATGGAGAGGAGTATGAATTATGGGACTTAAGCATGACATTATCGATATGGCCGTGTCGCTTCTACATTTGCTAGAGCACTGTGACGATGAGGATTTTTTTGAATATATTACTGAAGCAATTTATAACAATGATACAATGTCGCTTTATGACTTGGAGGATTCACTAGACGAGTGACGAATGTAAAAAATGGGTGTATAGGTCTCCTGTACGCCCATTTGGTCTTGACAAAATAGTAGCGCACGAGTATAATATTGGCAGTACAAAATGAATGGAGTGAGCATATGGGACATATTATTACGGCACTTGTAAGTTTAGTGATTGGCTTTCTGTTTGGATTTGCGGTGGCAGCGATTCTTAGTGTAAGCAAGTAACGAAAGGGTATAAATATGGCAAATAATATTGTGAATAATTACAGTAGTACTATTGTCGAAATCTTTAAGAGTGTAATTAGCAACTATGAGCTGAATCTCGACATTATTAAGCAGTGTGAAGCCGAATTGAATGACTTGAACCATGAAGCAGAATTGTCGGAACCTAAGGACATGTATAAGGGTTACCTCGTATATAAGGCTATTCGCGAAACTCGTATTCGTAGAAGAACCGCCAAAGAAGAAAACGAATTGCTTAAAGATATTTATGATTATTTCCAGAGCCAGCAGGGTCAAGCATTTAAGAACAAGATTCAGTCTATTCAGGGGAGTTCGGTAAAACTTCGTGCCACGCAAGAAGCAAGAACTTATACGCCAAGGCAGAGAGATGACCTTACTATTACCGAAAAACATTCTACTGCAAATAAGCCATTTGAGGAAATGCTTAAAGACTTTAAGAAAACGAAGGTAACAATGAAGGGTGGCAAACTGAGAAAATAATAATACAAAATGAATGGAGTGACTAGAATGAGTAAAAAGACTTGTGCCTATTGCAAAGTGAAACGTGACGAATCAGAAATGGGTTATGTAAAAAAGTCTGGAAAGCATAGGACATACTATTGTGATATTACTTGTTTCGAAAAAGCGATTGAAAGAAAGAAGAAAAGAGAAGAGAATAAAAATAAATTGAGGTGAGTATAGTTGATACTTACAGCAGGTCAGGAGAATGGCCTTAAAATTGCCGTTGAGCGATATAGAAATAATGAACCATATACCGTAATAGCAGGGTTCGCTGGAACTGGCAAAACAACGCTTGTTCAACATATTATTAGTGCATTAAACATCCATGAAAGTCAGGTTGTTTATATAGCATATACTGGTAAAGCAGCATTGGTGCTTAAAAACAAAGGGTGTTTTAATGCAATGACTGCACATAAACTTTTATATAACGCCAAAGAAAAACCTGACGGAACTTTTGAATTTACGCCGAAGACACATCTTGAAAATAACTACAAGATAATTGTATTAGATGAATGTAGTATGTTGCCAAAGGATATGTGGGAACAACTATTAAAACATAATACTTATGTTCTTGCATTAGGAGACTGTGGACAGCTACCTCCCATTGATGGTAATAGTGAAATTCTAAATTCACCACATGCTATGCTCGATGAAGTTGTTAGACAAGCATCTGAATCCCCTATTATTCGTCTTAGTATGGATATTAGGAATGGTAAATGGATTGAATATGGAGGCCCAAAGGAATGTAGGGTCTTTCCTATAGATAAAGTTTCTGACAAATTACTAATTGGTGCAAGTCAGGTTATTTGCGGCAAGAATGCAACTCGGCATTGTTTAAATGAGCAATTACGAAAAATTAAATGGGGTGAAGAATATGGTTTAGCACCAAAAAATGGCGATAAGGTAATTTGTCTTAAAAATCAATGGAATAAAGTTGGGACAAATGGAGACCCATTGGTTAATGGTATGATTGGTATAGTTGACCGCATTTCACTAGTTGATGACTCATTATATAATCCTAAAATGATTGCAAATTTTATATCAGATAATGATGGAGAGTACGAACAGCTTCATATGGATTATAAAATTTTTACAGATAAGGAACCAACGGTCAATGCAAATAACTGGAAGAAGTATCCAAAGCCACTTCGTGCTTATGAATTCGACTACGCTTATGCTATTACTGTTCATAAGAGTCAAGGCTCAGAATTTGAAAGAGTAGTTATATATGATGAGTGGCTTGGAGATAGAGAGTATCATCGTAAATGGTTATATACTGCAGTTACAAGAGCAAGTAAAATGCTTGTGGTTGTGAAATGACAATACGAAATGAATGGAGGTGGTGATGATGTCAAGTAGTCTACACACACACTCGTATTTTAGCATCCTAGATGGTTACAGTTCACCAGAAGAAAATCTGAAACGTGCATCTGAACTTGGCCTGAGAGCTCTGGCAATTACGGAGCACGGCGAACTTACATCACATCCATACTACGCAGAGCTTAAAGACAAATACCCAACTGTAAAACAACTATTCGGTATCGAAGCATACGAGTGTGAAGATAGGGAAATTAAAGATCCAAACAATAAATACTACCACATGATTATTATTGCACGTAATGAAGAGGGGCGACGTGCAATTAATCGAATTTCTACGCTTGGACATCTGCATGGGTTCTATTACAAGCCTCGTGTAACTCGCTATGATATTGCAAAAGAGGGCGCAGAAAATCTTATTGTTCTTTCGGCGTGTCTTGCTAGTAGGCTATCTCGCACAGAGGATTATAATACATGTGTAGAGATGGTAAAAGAATATAGGTCTTTGTTCCCATATTATTTTTTAGAAATTCAAGCACATGATAACGAAGAACAGCAGGCGTATAATCAAAAAATTATGCGCCTAGCTACAGATACAAAAACGCCAGTAGTAGTGACCAACGATGTTCATGCAGCAACGAAGGAAGACCTATATTATCAAGATTATTTTCTTCGTATTGCTCAGGACAAAGAAACCGCATCTGAAATATACAGTGGATGCTATTTTATGTCCGATGAAGAAATTCACGAAGTACTTGATAAGCAGATTGGATATGATGTAGTTCGTGAATGTATTAAAAATACAGATTTGGTTGCAGATTTGTGCGAAGATGTGGACATGCCTTGGCATGAGCCAGAACTTCCTAAAATTGATATTCCAGATAAATATTCAAATTCTGCCGAATATCTACGAGATTTAACTTGTAAGGGGTATGCTCGTAGAGGTATGGACAAATGGCCACAGGAAAAGCAAGATGTCTATAAAAAAAGAATTGAAGAAGAACTTTACGTTATCGAAAAGAAGGATTTTTGTGATTACTTTTTAATCCTTGTAGACTATATTAATTGGTGTCGTAATAATAACGTTATTGTTGGACCAGGTAGGGGTTCAGCTTGTGGTTCAGAAGTTTGCTTCTTGCTCGGCATTACCAATCTTGACTCGATTAAGTATGATCTTGATTTTGGTCGTTTTCTTACCATCGAAAGAAAAGATCTTCCTGATGTTGATGTTGATGTAAGTGATCGTGCGAAAGTTATTGATTACCTAACTAATAAATATGGCGAAGATAGAGTTGTTCAGGTTATGAATATTGTCTATACTTCTCCAATCACAAGCATTAGAGATATTGGCAAATTACTTGGATTCCCCTATAAAGAAATGGAGCGAATTAGCAAGGGGTTTATCCAAGATAGTTGGGAAGAATGTCTGGTAAATAATAAAGAGATAGCAGATAACCAGAAATATAAAGAACTATTAAATATCGCAGGGCATATAACAAATCGCCCTCGTGGTTATGGAATCCATGCAGGAGGAGTTATCGTATGTAGGAACTCGTATGACCATTATATTGGAATAAGGCGTGGCCAAAATGGAGAACATGTTATCTCTGTTGATAAGGTAATGGATGAGAAAATTTCCTTAGTCAAATATGATTGCTTAGGAGTCGCCTCACTAATTGCAATCAATGAAGCTATGCAAGAAGATAATATTGATCCATGGGAAATTGATATTAATAATCCAGCATTTGAACATGACGAGGCGATTTTTGATTTAATTTGTAGTGGTAAAACAGACTCTTTGTTCCAGATAGAAAGTGCTGGGATGAAAGATTTGATTACAAGATTGCAACCACGTTCTTTGGAGAATTTAACCGCTCTTGTTGCTTTGTATCGTCCCGACGCTATGCCAGCAATAGATGGATACATTGAGGGTAAAAATAATCCAAGTAGTATCCATTATATTCATTCAGACATGGCTCAAATTTTTGATAAGACATACGGACAAAATATTTATCAAGAGCAGAGTATGAGACTTACAAAAATATTTGGCGGCAGAAGTGACGCTGGTGCCGACAGGATGCGTAAATGTCTTGCAAAGAAACAACCTGAAAAAGTTAAAGTGGAAGTTGAACTGCTACATCAAGAAATTTTAAACAATGGTTATTCGAAAGACATAGCCGACAAAATATGTGAAGAATTGTCCACAAAGGGCGGATATGGGTTTAACAAGTCGCATGCTGCGGCTTACGCTGTAATTTGTATGCAAACCGCGTATCTTAAGGCGCATCACCCAGTAGCATTTTTTAAAGCAATGCTTAATCTTAATAAAGATAAAGCAGGTAAAGTAAATAAAATTGTTCTTGATGCAAGACAATTCGGTGTAGAAATTTTGCCGCCAAACATTAATAATTCAGGCATGAACTTTTCTGTTGTTAATGGAAAGATTCTGTTTGGGCTATCAGCACTTACTGGAATTGGTTCGACTCTTACAGAAACCATTATCAATGAACGCGACACTAATGGTAGATTTACAAACTTTAATAATTTTGTAGAACGAGTACAACCGACAAAAGCACAAATTATCTCTCTTGTGAAGTCTGGTGCGATTCCAACAAAAAATAAAAAGAAGTTTCTAATTAAATATCTTAATTCCATGTATCAGCGAAGTGAATATAAACCAGTTGCATCATTGCCGACAAAAATGAAGTTGCTTATGGAATGGAATATTGACACCAGCCAGTATATGATTGGCCGTAAAGTTGATAAAGAACGAGTACTTGAAATCTACAATTGCAAGAAGAAAGTTAAGTTCGAAGAGGAACAAAATGAAAAATATCAAAAATACATTGATGAATGCAATGAAAAATATCTAAAAGATGAGGCGTTTTGGGAGTTCGAAACTCTGCAAATCTTTGTATCAGACGAGAACCCATTTGCTAAAGCTTATGAGATACTTGATGATTTTACTTCATATGAAGATGGTGACAAATGCGTCATCGTGGGTATTATTTCAAAGATTCAAAAGAAAAAAACTAAAACAGGAAGTCAATTTGCATTCGCTAATATTTATTCTGGAGATGGGTTGATTGAGGTTACGATCTGGCCAGACGCATTACAGAAGTTTCAAGACTTAATTGTAAAAGGACAGCAAGTAGCTATTCTTGGCAAAAAAGAAGGCGAAGATAAAATGATTGTAGACAAAATGAAATCATACAATCAGTGGCTCACGGACGTCGCGAAGAAAAAGTATGGCATAAAGTTTTAACAATTGTCAGGCTCTGAAAATACATTCAGGGCCTTGACAATACAAAATGAATGTGCTATACTATATGTATTCCAAATTATGGAAGGAGAATCTACATGGAAGAAAATAAGAATCTAAACAATGAAATTGATGAGGCCGTAGCTGGAATTGACCCATCAGAAATGAGTCAGGAAGAAATCAAGAAGGCTATTGGTGACTTTCTAACAAAGGAACGCGGCCAGTCTATGATCCTTGGTTACCGCGTTGCATGTCAGACTGTTTTACAGATGATTGCGCCATGGCACAAGCCCAACTGTTCTCATCGTGAGTACGAACGCATCTTTAAGAAGCTAGAAGAATTCTGCGGCAAAGCACTAAAGCACGATGAAGGTGAAAAGGACACTCCAAAGACAGTACAAAATGAATGACGCAAGGAGACACTAAAATGATTCATCTCATCGATGGTTATGCAGTCAGTGTTGACAGCCGTTGTTACACTGTAGGAATCCCAAGGTCGCAAACAATTGACAATAAGAAAACTGGTGAGACCAAAGAAACCACCATTATGACTGATGCTAAGTATTACACCTCACTGGATAAGGCACTAGTTGGGTGGTGGCAGACTATGCGCAATAAAGAGCTTTCAAATTTTGATGGCTCACTTGATGAAGCAATCGAGGTAATCAAGAAGCAAGACGAAAAAATTAAAAATATTATTTCTAAAATTGAGATTGTATATGACAGTACAAAATTAATGGACGAAGTAAATAATACAATAGGGGAGGTAGATAAAAATGAGCCCAACACAGGAGATGGACAACCCGTCGTTAAGCGTAGAGGACGACCTAGGAAATCAGTATGATATGGTATCTAATGTGCATGTGTATGGACTAGAAGATAGTATTAAAGCTTCCAAATATCCAATGTCTACTGATGTGTCAAAATGTACGGATGAAGTCACAAAGATGGTTAAGAGTCTTGGTAGTGTTCCAACTGGAACTGGGCATGACAATTTCTTGAATGGCATTATTGTACAATTTGATTTAACTTATACGGTTAAGGCTTGGACGGAGGCAGAAAGATACCACTTCTTTGACTTTGTAAGTTCTCAGTCAACTATGCACCGCATTACTCAATTCGACCTAGATAAAGCATATATCGAATATGTCGATCCAAGAATTATTGAGATTATGAAAGAAAAGGTAGCGGGCTACAATGAGTATTGTGAAAAATTCAAGGACGCAGAACCTGGTTCTATTGCTGGTAGAATGAAGAAGATTAAGTATCTTGAGATTCTTTATTCGAATCCATGTGGATTTAAGCTTACTGCAAGAATGACGACAAACTACAGACAGCTTAAAACTATTTATCAGCAGCGTAAGAATCACAGGCTTATTGAATGGGTTATGTTCTGTAAATGGATTGAGACGCTGCCAATGTTTAAGGAGATTTGTTTGAAACATGACAACGACAATGAATAATAAACTTTTTCTATTAGTAGGGAAGTCAGCTTCAGGTAAGTCTACAATCGCGACTATCCTTGAAAAAGTGCACGGATACAAGCAGGTGGAGTCGTACACCACCAGAAAGCCAAGGCATTTTGCAGAAAGCGGTCATGTTTTTGTCTCGGAAGAGGACTTCCTAAACCTTGGAGAACTTGCTGCTTATACTTTTTATAATGGCAATAAATATGGTGTTACATACGAGCAGCTTGAGCAATGTAGTACTTATGTAATAGATGTACCCGGCGTTGAAAACCTACTAAAAAATCTCAATGGTTCTCGACCAATCTGTATCGTTTATTTTGATGCTGCGGTTTCAACTCGTATTATGAGAATGATTGAACGTGGCGCATGTGACCACGAAATTATTGGTAGACTACTTACTGACGATACCACAAATGATTGGTTTAGAGAATTGGATAAGCTCGTATGGCATTATAAAAATATTGAGCACCAAGATGTGGAGCTACATAAAATTGATGCTAATGAAAATATAGAGAATGTGCTAAAGCAGGTTCTATATTATATAGGTAAAAATGAAGAAACGGAGTGATAAGTATTGAACGTTACAAAACGCGATGGGCGACAGGTACCATTCGATAAAAGTAAGGTTAAGCTCGCAATTTTGAAAGCATTTCTTGAGGTTGATGGTGAAGAAACTCCATATGCTAAGGAAAAAGCTAGAGAGATTGCAAACTATGTTGAATCTTTAAATAAAGATATGAACGTTGAGGAAATTCAAGATATTGTGGTGGGTAAACTTATGGGAAGTGCCCGCAAAGATGTCGCAACTAAATATATTGAATACAGATATTTACATAGCATGGCGAGGTCACAGTATCAAAATTTGATTAAAGCTATTTCAGAAAAACTTACTGCATCAAATGTGCAGAATCAGAACGCTAATGTGGATGAGCATTCGTTTGGTGGAAGAATGGGCGAAGCTAATGACATTGTTATGAAGCAATACGCACTAGATTATTGTATGTCTGATATGGCAAAAAATAATCATCTTAATAATGAAATTTATATTCATGATCTTAACTCTTATGCTGTAGGAATGCATAATTGCCTCAGTATTCCTTTTGATGATTTACTTGCAAATGGATTCAATACAAGACAGACGGATGTAAGACCTGCGCAGTCTATTAACACGGCGTTTCAGCTTGTGGCTGTAATTTTTCAAATTCAATCATTACAGCAATTCGGTGGTGTCGCTGCCACTCATCTAGATTGGACAATGGTTCCTTATGTAAGGAAGAGCTTCGCAAAACATTTCAAAGATGGCGTGAAGTATGTACAGCAAGATTATGATCCAAATAGAGTACCAAATGAATTGTCATTTAACGACCCCGAAGCAAACGATTATCGAAATGCAAAGGCGTACCAATATGCGATGGATATGACAAAGCGTGAAGCAAAGCAGGCAGTTGAAGGAATGTACCATAACCTTAATACCCTACAAAGTAGGTCAGGAAACCAACTTCCATTCAGCTCCATCAACTATGGTACATGCACCCTACCGGAAGGTCGTATGATTACAGAAGCACTACTCAATGCATCCATTGAAGGTACTGGTAGATTGCACAAAACTTCAATTTTCCCTTGTGGAATTTTTCAATGTATGAAAGGTGTAAATCGCGTACCAGGAGACCCCAATTACGATTTGTTTCAACTTGCATTAAAGTCTACTGCTCTAAGATTGTACCCAAATTATGCAAATGTAGATTGGTCTAACAATGCCGGATATGATAAAAACGACCCAAAAACTTACTTTAGTACGATGGGTTGCAGAACAGCAAATTTATATGACATTAATGGACTTGGGCAGCTTAAAGATGGCAGAGGTAACATTTGCCCCGTTACAATTATTCTTCCTACACTTGCAATGGAAGCAAAAAATAATACTTGGGATAATTCTGGTTCAAAAGAAGATAATATCGCTTGCTTCATGGCCTTATTAAATAGAAAACTTTACGAAGCAAAAGATATGCTGCTTGAACGATTTGAATGGATTTGTAGCCAATCTTCTGATGCAGCTAAGTTTATGTACGAGAACAACGTAATGGCAGGCTATATTCCAGAAGAAGGTATTCGCTCTGCACTAAAGCATGGTACCCTTGCTATCGGGCAGCTTGGCCTTGCAGAAACACTTCAAATCCTTATTGGTTGCGATCATACCGCAGAAGAAGGTATGGAATTAGCGAAGCGTATTGAACAACTATTTAAAGATAAATGTGCAAAATTTAAAAAAGAATATAGTCTCAATTTTGGTGTTTACTATACTCCCGCAGAAAATCTTTGCTATACAGCAATGAAAAAATTCAAAGCAAAGTATGGTAAAATTCCAAATATTTCTGATAAAGACTTCTTTACAAACAGTATGCATGTTCCAGTGTGGAAAGACATTGATCCGTTTGAAAAAATTGATATTGAATCTCAACTTACTGGATATTCAAGTGCGGGGTGTATTACATATGTCGAATTAGAAGGCTCCGCAAAACATAATATTAAAGCATTGGAAACACTAGTTAGCTATGCAATGGACCACGACATCCCATACTTTGCAATTAATGTTCCAAATGACACATGTATGGATTGTGGGTATTGCGACGAACTCAATGAAACATGCCCGATGTGTGGTAGTAGCAATATTCAAAGACTTAGAAGAGTAACGGGGTTATCTAATGTTGCCCAAGGAAATGCCCCTCAATTATCGTAAAATGATATAAACTATAATATCATGTTTCCTTAGCCAGACACCTATTAAGGTTCATAAGTAAAATAATAACTAAGGAGGTATCAAGGGATGAATAATACAAATTCAAATCTTGAGTTTAGAAAAATAAAATCTTTAAAATTTTTATACGAAGTGAACGAAAATGGTACAATTTTTAGAAACGTCAAATCAAAAAAACAATTAAAAATTAAATTAGATTTTCATCACTCTGAAAATGGCTATTATGTGACTTTTGTGCATTTTGGCGGAAGAAAAAATCCCCAAATAAAAAGAGTTATGATTCATAGAGTTGTTGCCGAGTGTTGGTTGGGGGACTGTCCAGAAGGGATGGAGGTTGACCATAAGAATAGAAACCCACACAACAACGATTATCGTAATTTACGTTATGTTACTAAAAGCGATCAAATGAAAAATAGGGATCATACAAATATATCGGCTCAAGGATCTATTAATTTAGAAAATGCAAGGAAAGAAAGATCAAAACCAGTACAAATAACGAATAATGAACAAGAATATAATTTTGATTCATATGCATCTTGCAGTAGATTTTTAGCCGAGAAATACAATGTGCCATTCGAGCATATAAGACATAAATTAAAAAACAAACGTTCACGTATATATGATTATGATGTTATTTATCTAAATGCAGAGACTAAACACGATAGCTCTACGGAGCAAGAAATAGTCCACAAAAAATGTGATTTAACTGGCAACTATACCACCGCATTCAATAAAGGTAAACAGCAAGAAGTTAAGTTAAGAGCAAAGCATAGTAAGTCTACATGGAGGTAATGTTAATGAATTATATGCAAATTGACAAAGCCTCAATTAGTAACGGTATTGGGTTTAGGGTAGTTCTCTGGTGTGCAGGATGTACACGTAAATGTCAAGGATGTTTTAATACGGAGACATGGAACTTTGATGCAGGGAAACCGTTCGATGATGATGCAAAAAAATATTTATTTGAAAAACTTAATAAACCATATATACAAGGTATTACTTTTAGCGGAGGACATCCCTTAGAGTATAAAAATATACTAAACGTATATAACTTAATTGAAGAAATTAAAACAAACTTCCCAGAAAAAGATATTTGGTTATATACTGGTTATGAATTAAATATTGATAATTTTACCACATTTATCAAGGGACTTTCTGAGCAAAACATACACCACAATCTTATAAACTGTGTTTTAAATTTATGTGACGTAGTAGTTGATGGACCATATATTGAAGAACAAAGAGATATTACACTTGCATTTTGTGGTAGCAAAAATCAGAGGTTGATTGATGTAAAAAAAACAATAGAACAAAACCAAATTGTTTTATACAAACTATAATAATACAAAATTAATGGAGGACGAAAAACTATGAACGAGAACAAGATGTATGCTAAACAGGTATTTAAGTGTGGTATTTGCGGCAAAGAATATTTCAATGTACAGGATAGAGCAAACTGTGAGCTGAACTGTTATAAGAAGCAGCAGGAAGAAGCTAAAAAGGCCGCAGAAGTAAAGAAGCTAGCAGAAAAAGCCGCTCGTAAGAAGGAAGTTGACGACGCTCTTGACAAGGCTATGCAGCTCAGAAATGCGTATATCAAAGATTATGGTTGTTATGTTTATGACAATAATGACGTACACAACGAATCTAATATCGACAATTATCCAAGTCTCAAAGAACTTATTAATTTCTTAATGTAACTTTGGAGGTAAGTGATATGAATATTAATGTAAAGTTTGCAAAAATTTATCCAAAGGCAAGGATTCCAACTAGGCGTAACGACAATATGGGGTTTGATGTTTATATTTATTTCGACGAAGATTATCGTGTACTTGAACCTCATGAAACATTTGTATTTAATGCTGGCGTTGTAAGTTCGCAAGCTCCCACATATGGTTTTATTCTGAAAGAATGTAGTCTGTTGGCACAATATGGTGTTTCATTAAATTGCACAGCTATTAATGATTTTGACAACCGAAGCGGTTGGCGTATTACGCTAACAAACACATCAAAAAACAAGTTTGTTATTTCTAAACTCAGCGACGCAGAAACATACGAGGCGCTATATCCAGGTCAGGTTACGGAGTGTGCTACAGGTGAAATTTGCGTTAATACAAGTGACATGACAATGATTTATCCATATTCAAACCCTGTCGCACAAGCCCTAGTAGTTCCAACTCAAAATGTAGAGGTTGAAGAATTATCTATTGAAGATATTTCCGCAACAAATAATATTTAATGTAATTTTGGAGGTAAGTACATTGGAACAGATCAAGATCATTTACCACAACCCCAACATTGATAAGATTGTGAATATTGAGGGCAAATCCGATTGGTATGACCTTCGCGCTGCAGAAACTGTTGAGATGAAAATGGGAGATTATAGGTTAATCTCCCTTGGGGTATCAATGAAGCTGCCAGATGGATATGAGGCACATATTGTCCCTCGCAGTTCTACCTTTAATAACTTTGGAGTACTACAAACTAACTCCTATGGCGTCATCGATAATTCTTATTCAGGGACTAATGACATTTGGAGATTCCCTGCATTGGCAATGCGAGATACCGTAATTCATGAAGGTGATAGAATTTGCCAGTTCAGGATTGAAAAGAAGCAGCCCGTCGTAGAATTTACTGAAGTCGATGAACTTGATGACACAGATCGCGGAGGATTTGGCAGCACAGGTAAAGCATAAGGAGGACAAACATATGATTAAACGCGACATCGTTGAAACTGTATATGAATATGACAAGGAAGGTAAGCTTGTCAGCAAGACTGTTACCGAGACGCACGAAGAGGATACAAATATTACTACTAATACTCCACCGTCATGGTGGACATATGATACTTCTCAAAATTGGCCACCATATATTACTTGTACAAATAGCAACACAAACGACTATGTAACTAAAAATACAATTACAATGGCTGTAAATGACAGAACAACATTTTAACTAAAACAAATCAATAGCGACGATTTAGTGATCGCCGCTATTTTCATATAGGAGGACGCATGGAAAAATCAGTAATTATAATATCCATGCCTAAAAACAGTACAAAACAGGACATTCTAGACATGCGAAACAAATATAAAGATAAATATAAAGTTCATATAATAATCTCAGGGCAAGAAAATCCGCAAGAGAACATTCAAAATTTTTTAATAAGCAGGCTTGCAAAATAGCCTGTTTTTGTATTACAATGATATTAATGAAATATAACAATGATAAAAGAGGTGATATATTTGGGGATAAACGTGGGCTATGCCAGATTATCTAGAGACGATGGAGATGATGAAAGTTCATCAATATTTAATCAAAAAAGAATTATAATTGAATTCGCTAAACAACATGGAATACATATAGATAAATTTTATATTGACGATGGTGTTAGCGGATATACAATGGATAGACCAGATTTTGATAGACTTAAAATTGCTTTAAATAATGACGAGGTTGATATAATAATCGTAAAAAATCTTTCTCGTCTTGGCAGACGTAATTCAATGGTCCAATTATTTTTAGAGAATATAGAAGAATCAGGGAAGCGTGTTATAGCAATAGATGATAATTACGACACATGGAATGAATCTTCCCATGAAACAGTTGGGATTACAACATGGATTAATGAAAGATATGTTAAAGACACCAGCAAAAATGTAAGAAGAGCTATCGATATTATGCAAAAAGAAGGCAGGTATGTTAGTAATGTACCATATGGTTATGAACTAGATTTATTTAATAAAGGATCATATCATATAGATGAAACATGTGCAATGTATGTCAAAGAAATATTTGATTTGTATTTAAGTGGTTATGGAGTATTGTACATAGCGAGACTTTTTACAGAAAGAGGTGTCCCAAATAGCACAATGATAACCAAACAAAGAATGGAACGTAGAGGGCAAATATATAAAGGCAAGATAAGCTATAAATGGGCACCAAATGTTATTCTAAATATGTTGCGCAATGATTTTTATATTGGGACATTGACCCTTGGTAAAACAAAAAGAAGGACCATTAATGGAAAACGTATTTTTCAACCTGAAGAAAATCTTATTAGATTTGAAAATGCGCATGAACCAATTATAGACAAGCAAACTTTTAAACTAGTACAAGAAATGATTATTGAACGCTCTAGAGATAATTACAGAGGACAAAAAGATAGAAAAAGGCCAAATATATTCGCTGGTAAATTGTACTGCTCTACATGCGGTGTAAAAATGACATCAGGCGGTGGTACGAGAAATAGCAGCAACACAAAATATATATGTAAGACCTATAATATATATGGGAAAACACATTGCACAAGCCATATTGTCAGTGAAAATGAATTAAAAGACACACTTGTATATTTTTTAGAACATTGTAGAGAAAATTTGTCTGAAGCAATTATAGATTTAGACAAAATAATTAAACGTGACTGCTCTAAAAAAACAGGAGACGTAATAGAAGATTTAGAAAAAAATTTAGCAAAAGCAGAAAATGAAGTAAAGGCATTATTGGAACAAAAAATTAAAGATATGATAGCAAATCCATCTATGAGTGATATAATAGATAAAACTTATTCAAATATGGTTAATGAGAAATACAATGAAATAAAAATACTTACAACACAAGTAGATGACAAAAGAAAAGAAATCTTAAGTGGTAATGAGATTAGAAAAGATTTAAATAATGCGTTAGAAATTTTTGATAATATTATATCCACTAAAAATATAACTAAAAAACAAATAGCTACAATTGTAGACCATATAGTTGTCCATGAAGATGGAGGTGTTGATATATTTTTAAAAGGAGACTTACACGAGCTGTGCACAAACTATATTATGTGTAAAAAAACAAATAAAACACTTGTGGTAGATGCAACTATTAAATATATAAAGAAAAATCCAGAACAAGTTATGATATCAAAAGCTGGAGACTATGTAAGACTCTGTGGTCATCATATTAGTCGAACAAACTATGAGAAAATATTTAAAAATTTTATAGAAAAGGGTTATTTAGTTGAGAATGAAGGGTATCACAATGGATATAGAGTTGTAGACTTAAATAAATTAATTCATGATGCCGAAAATAACATTATTATAGATGACGCCCCAAGGGTGCATAATAACAATGTTAATATTGCTCTTATTATTAAAATACAAAAATGGATATCTAGTATTTATTATAAAAAGAAAATATTATTTTAAGGAGGAGTATACATATGGCAGAAAGATCAAGAAGGAGCAAAACTACTTACGAAAGGATAAAAGACGCACAAAAGAAAATTATTAGTACAGAAGAAAGGCTTACTCAATTAAAACAAGAATTGGACAGTTTATACACAATATTATTTGAAGAAACTGCCAGACAACAAAATACAGAGATGAAAAAACTATTTGACATTATAGGTGAGAAGCACATATCTATTAAGGATGTTATCAATTTGCTAGAAAAATAATAATAAAAGTAGAAATGTCATTTTGCAATTTTTGAACATGGAACATGATGATAAAATAGTTATACCGCATATTTAAAAATACCACTCCCCTATCAAAGTCTAAGAAGGGGAGTGCTTCATTTGCACTCAAAAATTATTTATATATAATAGAAAATGGAGGTGATTTCGTGAAGAAAGAAACAATAGGACTTACACTACGTGTTCCAATAGAAACAAAAATACAACTAGAAATGATTGCGAATAAAGAGCAAAGAACAGTAAATTCATTGGTAAATAAGATATTACAAGACTATATAGAGGAACGAAAACAAAAAAAATAGGGACTGCACATTTACGTGCAATCCCTAAAATTAATTTTATGTTGTTGATTTTAATTCTGCAATTTCTGCCTTTAATTCGGTAATTTCATTTTGTAATTTTTGAATCATATGCGTATTAAGTGCAACGAACTCAGAATATCTTAACGAGTAATCATATATCTTATTGCCCTCCTCGTCAAGCATAGCCTCTCCATTTTCATCTACACACAAGTCCTTGCAGAAGCCTGCAAAATCTTTTCCTGTAAGTTTAAGCTCGCCCAATGAGTCTTCTACATCCTGAGAAATAAATCCATAGTGTGTACGTCCGCTTGAACCATCTTTAAGCTTAAATGTAACTGGACGCAATTTATTAAATAACTGTTCTTGTGTATCCGACATGTAAGTAATGCTCGTTTTTGCATTTCTGTCAGAAGTTGATATTGTACCATTTGTTGCGAAAAGCTGATTCCATCTGCGGCCACTTGACCCTAAATTAACTTTACCATTGTTTGAAGGATTTTCTATATATACTGATGGTGAATCTGTGCCAGTTGCTTGGGCTCCTGCGTGCATCGCAAGTCCCATTGTAGTTCCCCCACTAATATTTTGCCCCGTTTGAATGCATACAACATTCGTACCCTGGTTATCAGCGTAAGCATACATCCTTCCTTGTATTCCCGATCCAAAAGTTATTTGATTATCGACTTGCAGTGGCCATTTAATTTCAAAAAGATTATCGCTTTCTGCCATTTTCCCAAATGCAACCCCCGAGCCATCTTTTCTAATATTAAATATTCGGGATGCGCCAAATATAGTAATAATAGTTGACTTTACACTTTGATTGAAATTGTCTGCAAGAACCGCATAAACTAGGTACGTTGACTTCACATCAAAGTTGCTAATCTTATTTCCGCTGCTATTGCTAATAAATCCATCGGCAGATTTATTAGTGCTATCTGTAAGTGCATTTGCAGCAGCAATCCAACTAGTGTTTGTGTTTTCCCTGTAATATATTTTTACAGTACCCGTATTCGTGCTATTTACAGACGAGTAATTAATTTTAAACTTATATTTTATATATGTTCCATTATTGTCTGCTGTACCATCTGACTTACATCTATATGCAGTAAATGAAGAAAATTTAAGTTCATCAAAATTGTAATCATAACATGTAATAGAAGCTGTTTTTGATGCAGTTCTACCTCTTTTATCTTTAATCGTTACCGTATAAGTGAATGTGCCAGACGCAGATATTGTGTTGCTAGTTGCGGAAGCGCTTGCTGAAGTTCTCGACACGGTTGAAGATATATTTTGCCCAGAGAATGTATAGGACGCAATAGAACTTCCAGTCCCTGCAGCACACCCGGAGACTGATATGTTAAGTTTGTTTTTCCCTTTTACTAAAATATCTCTAGGGGTTCCGTCTGCTGTAGTAATTTTGACTGGGCTTAGAGTTATTGTGCCAATCGACGGCTTTATTGAGGTTGGGATAGTAAGTTTAACCTCTTTGTATGACGCATTTCCAACTTGTGTACTATAACTAGAATCAAAATACGTTCTGAAAGTGAATCGTAGTGTTCCACTTGTGTCACTCGGCAAATTTTTATATATCGTAGAAAGTTCGCTGCTTGATAGGATTACAGTCGCTGTCTGCTGTGATGCAGATTTTGCACCAAGGTTAATAGATTTAACTGCTATAAAATCGTTATTAATATTTAATGATATATTACATCTATTATAATAACTTGAACTTTGTGGTGTATATTTATATGCCAAAGTCCCATCAAAATATGATGTGCTACATGATAATGAATTTATTATAGACGCTCTAGGAATAGTTGTAAGCTCTATATTTGTATTTATATAAGATTTTTTTCCATAAAACTTACTAGATCTATTGCTTGTCATTGTTACATTTCCATTAATATTAAATGTTTTTGTACCATCATTGTTATGTGGTATAGCCATTGTAAATGACCCAATTGCCAAAAATGAAGTTAAAATTTCAAGTTTTTTCTCACCTGTTACGCTAGTTCCATTTACACTCAATGTATATTTAAAAGTACCATTTGTTGTTTTAGTTAATTTATAATTATCTGCATCTTTCTTTACATAAACGGTGCATGTTACAGACGATGTGTTGTCAGATATTGACTGATTAAATGAATAAACAATCTTACCTTGCAAATAACCTCCATTATCAGTGAGAGGACTAGATTTACTAAAATAAATCTCTGCCATATATTTATCACTCCTTTCTGTTTACCAAGTTGCAAGAGCTAATGACAAACTTCCATTGTTCTCTATCTTCCACACAAAGTCGCCAAATTTTATTTCACAATTAAATGTTGCACCATCTTCTACCGTAAGATTTTTAATTGTTGCAGATTGGTTACTAATGCTAACAACCTTTTGTGCCGTACCACTAGATGCATCATAAAATCCCATTTCTGTAGAGCTAATATTTACATAAAATTTTTCGTCCGCCTGTCCAATCCTTAATCCCGTATCAGCATTAAATAAAAAGTACTGCTTTACGTTGTTTAATATCGCAGTGTTTTCTTCCATTGCATCTTCCCAATGTGACGCATTAAAAGTACTTGAAGCTGTGCTAGCCTTTAACATACTTCCTGGTCCATAATTGCCACATTTTTCTCCATCTGCAAGTATCCATAGGTCTCCCTTGGAATATCCATTGTTTGGTTGAGATGTGTACACAACGTTTCCGTTTTGATATCCAGAATTAACCCATCCATTTCCGTCCCACATTTTTAATATACTTGGCGACACAGATGTATCTAACCACAATTGTCCCTTTTGTGGACTAGATGGTTCTGAATTGCTAACAATTGGATCATTTAAATCCATTACAACTGCGCTTGTTCTTGCTACAATTGTTCCGTCATCCTTTGACACGTTACAATTTATATTTAATGCTTTAGATATTTTACCCTTTGGAACGAAAATAACTGGAGATATTGTATGCGTGAATAAATCATTTTTATAAATATAATTATTTTTGACAACTTCCCAATGATTAGAAGTATATTTTCCAAGAATAATATTATACTCAATTATACCGTCATATATTTCTTTACAAACAAAGTATACCATATCTCCTTCAAAATATTTATCACTAATGTCTGTAGTAATCGTATTGCCATTTACTTTATTATTATCTGACTTATATACATTTTTACTATATAATACTTCCTCTGGCGCATTGTTTTTATATAATTCAATATACATAATTAAATAATCTTTTTCCACCGCAATAATATTACTACCATTGAAGAAACTTACAACAGCTGCATAAGAAATTGTTTTATCTGTTAGTGAAACATAATCTTCATACGTTAGTCCATCATATCTCATTTCACATTTAATACTTGAAAAGGCATATTCATCATTTTTGTCAACTTTTAACGTAGAAGACGTTGCCCCTATTATTTCTTCGTATTTACCGTTTTTTCCAGTTTCATCATTCCACCACTTCCACTGATATTTCATTTTACTTTCGTCTATCTTTTCTCCTGCCTGAAATGCAATTGTTTTTAATTCAATTGATGTTAATTCATCAGAGAATTCAAACCCGTCAACAGAGTAAATTTGAAAATCAACCGCATCTGTGCCGCTGTCTCCGTATGCTCCTATGATTGCAGCATCCGTTTTAGTAGTAGTGTCATCAGTATATGTAATAACTTCATAATTCCATAAATATTTATCAGTAGGAGACAATAGAGGTACTTTTTCTAACCATTTTGGATTTTGTGGAAGTTCAGGTGTTTGAGTAACTAAATAATAATTTTTAATATTTGAAATGCTCCTACCGTCATCTCCCTTCCCGTAAAACCCTATAATAATTGGATCGGAAAGATCAGAGGAGCCAATGCTATAAATGACCTCTTCATAATTCCAAAGATATTTTTTATCTATATTTATAGTTTGTATTTCTGTAGTCCAGCCTTGTGTATCTCTAGTTACATTTTCACTTTTACTTGTTGCCAAATACCACTCTTTAATTTCTATAATCTTTTTTTGTTCTGTAAATGTAATTTGATTCGATGTTTTAATAGCCATATAACTCCTCCTTTCATTCTGGCAAATCTACTTCACAAGTAAAACTTGAATTATAATATACATCATCTGCATCAATAATTATTGATTTTGTACCTTTATGCTCTGGCATAGCATTCCATATATCATCCAATTCTGTACTGGTAGAAACTCGTTTCCAATTAAAAAGACTTGTATCAAGTGTGTCTGTAATGTCAGAATCCCAAGAATACACTTTACAAGTCAATGTTGCTTTGTCTTCTGAAGTTGAAATAATTGTTGAATTATTTGAAACAATTTCTACTTTGTACATCTTTGATGTATTAATGTTGTCAACTTGGTTTTGAATTTTTTCAACTTCATTTTTTACATAATCTTCTTTGGCGTAGCCTTTAATTGCGCTACCGCCACTCATCGTGACAGATCCATCTTCATGTACCTCAAATGCATATCTGCCATCATCTTGTAAGCCAATTTTTATTGTTCCACCTATAATAGAACTACCTTCCACTAGTCCCGCGATTACGGCTTGTGCCAACAAACCATAATATGTAATTCCATCAACAGTAAATTCACCAAGTACAGATTTACTTGTCTTAAACCCATCATCTGTGAAAACTATTTGATTGTTGACTAGCCAAACACGTTTGTCACCAACTTCGCCAGTATCTGGGTTTACTGCCTCTAAGTGTCCTTTATGTTTCATAAGGTTCGCTAATCCTTATGTGCTGTTCTACAACACTCATACTTTCATATGAGAGCAGACCATATCTTCACCCTGCAAACAGGGGCGTACCATTTCGGAACGCTTGTTCCTAATACCGTTATATGTAATGGCCGTTGAACCTTACTCATAATTTTCACCTAATATTTTCCATCTATATCCACCCGCGTGTTGCCTGTTGCCACTACAACAAGAACTTATATGCGATCTATTTATACCTGTCCCATTTTGAGCCGCCACAAATCCTTCCCAATCATCTGTACCACCCATACACCGTGGAACTATATGGTGGCACTCATGATACTCATCTCCACAATTAAATCTACCGCGAGTATTTAAGATGTTTTGTATAAACGCTTGATATGTATTTTTCATGGTATCACCTCCTACCATTAATTTTGTATTGTTAAAAATTTGGAAAATAATTAGAAAATTTTAGAGTCTTGGCTGCTGATTGTCCAATGTGTATTTTTTTGAGCCATCACGCTTGTCGTTTTCAACTACGTTGTGGTAATACACCTCTAAGGAGTTTCCAGCAGTTAAGTACGTTTTTTCATTATGTATTACTACATAAGGGGACGGTTGTTCATCCCATACTTGTCTATATATGCATTCTGAGTCCCATCAATATTTTTAAGTGCCTCAATAGAATTTAATAAGCCTTCTTCAAGCCGTAAATCAATACTATTAGCCTGTTCAGAACCTTTTGTCCAATAACTTGCATTGGTTGCTACAGACTTGCCTGCACTTATAGCTTTCGACAGCAAGTCTGCATGAATATCGGATTGAGTTCTTAAACTAGTTAGCTCACCGAATTCACATGAAAAGTCGCTAAAATCATCAAAATTAATATCAACCTGCAACAGTCTAGACTGTTTAATATAATCGCCTCTCAATCCAACCTTAATAACATTGCCGAGCTGAAATTGATATACAATTGGTTCAAATTCTGGCAACGCATATATGTTTGCCATAGACATTGAAAACTGTAATTGTGGCTGACATAATTTCTGCAATTCAATCCTGCCTGACTCCATAGCGTCTTGCTTAAGTTGGAAGGACTCGGCTATTGTTGTATATTCAGTTTCAACAATATCATCTAACTTGAGCTCATCTTCTCGTATAAATGCACTTAAGCGGATCAGTTGATCTTTTGTAAAATTGTTTTCCATTATAAGTCCGTTAGCAATGTCTATATTTGACTTTTGAATTTTATTATATTGTTCTTCATAAATAGCGATAGAAGATTCCCGCGCCGCAATAGCTTTTTCAATAGAGTTTAAATACAATACAACAGGATAATAATAACCATAATTGTTGCTATCACTTTGCGACCAGCCTGCTTCAATATTAGTAATTTGAACCTGCTTATACGATTCATAATACAAAGATTTAAGAGGTGTTCTACCTATTTGTTTCCACATTTCTGCAAGGAAATTATTAATCGCACTTTCTACTTCAAGATTACTTGTTCGGTTATCAGTAACTTTAGACAATTCGGTTTTCAGATATGTGAGAGTATAAGTTTCCATAAACTTAAAATCAGTAGACAATTTATCTAGTTCTTCCGCCCAATTTGATTCATTATTAAAATATTTTTTTAACACAGCATATAAATTCTCAACTTTTGTTTCATCTAGATTTGCCGTATCCATACTATAATATGTTGTATTAACATTATAATCTGCTGGCAATGTAACCTCTGTATAATAATAATTTGGTGCTGTGCCTCCGCGAATATAATAAGTGCCAATTGTAGTTTCATTAACACTATTAGCTATAGAGTACTCTAACGAGAGCCTATTTTCTTCAAAATCAATATAGCCTGCAAGCTCCAACATTTTTTGAGAATTATTAGTGTATTCAGATTGATATTGATTGCTTTTCTGTATATATGCAGTATAAGCATCATATAGCTCTTGCCCCATCCAATCAACAGTATAGTAATAGGATAAGTCCGTTATATATGGAAGCCCCATATTAGCTTCTCTGATATCTAAATCGTCACCATAAGTAACCGTTAATTGCGTTTTTATGCTGTCGGCATCATAGTTGATATTAATCTCTTGCGAAAGATTATCAAACGTTACAAATACATCAGTTTCCCATTCGGTTAGTGCCCCGTCAACAACCTCAACGTGCGCCCCTGACACAGGAATATCTTCTAAAGTCAACGCCCCGGTTGTTGAATTATATTCCCATCTAGTTGTTTTATATCCGTCCACTGAAACCGTACCAATCTGAGAAAATGGTGGAGAAATTGTAAATACATTTGTTGCGCCATCACCTATAAACCTTGAAGTTAATGATTCAGCATAAACGTTGATTGTGTTATTGATGGTATCAAATACAATATAACAATTAAATTTTTCGCAAACTTCATTCATTAAGAAATCATAAATTGATTCTCTGTCTACTTCAAATTGACGACTAAGAGTTTGTAATGAAGAATCTACATGACCGATAGACCACCCATACGCCTTTTCTAGAATTAGATGAAGTAAGCTTAGTTTTGTATTATTAGGATTATATAATGTAATTGGTATAATATTATCTGGATTGTCCGCATTCAGTACCTCTAATGACTCAACTGTACCTTGGTTTATATAAAAATCTTCTAAGTATTTCGTAGACAAAACATACTCATAACTATATGCGGTGATATTTTTTGCTTCCTTGATCCCATCCCCAGTTAGTTCTGGCCCCTGTATTTCAAAATAACCAAAGTTCTCTAGGTAAAGTAAACGTAAAGCTTCGACTTTATCATAATATGGAAACACTTTTATTTCACCCGTGATTAAATCATTATAAGTTCGTGCAATTTCAAATGTCAGCTCTGAATAAGCATTGAACTTGAAGCTACCATTTAAATTTGTGACATCTAGTTGAGTAATCTTGTCTTTATTAGGTTCACATAAAAAGAGCCTAGGTCTGGTATAATTCCCCGACAACAAGTCTTTAGGAAGTCTCACACGCCTCCCTCCTTTCTAACTACTTCATTTTATCCAAGCACTTCTGTAAGCATTGCATTAAGTTTATTTTCATCAATATCAATTTGAACAGACGCAATCAATGCATCAACTTCATCTTTTGTGTACACATTTTTAACAGTTACGTTTGCTATTTTATTGTCTACTTCAGACTTTGTGTATGCATTTATTATGCCATATCCGCTTAAAGTAGACGGTGTATCTGAAATTCTTGCCCATGGTAGTGTGTCTAAAATTATCTTGCCTGACTCGTCGCATATAGGATCTGAACTCGCATTTAATCCACTAACGCAATCTCCTACTTTTATACAATATATATATTGAAATGTAATGTCACCCTTACCTGTAATGGTAAAATTATTCATTCCACTTTTAAGCCGAGGCCATATATAATTAAAATCACTTCCAAAAATACGCGACGGTTTATCTGAAGTTATCATTAAATTATCAGATAATGTTACAACTTCATTTGTAGCTAAATTATTAACTTGTGTTGTTTCACCTAATGTATTGTTGTTAATAATCAATGATTTTCCCAATGTGTTTTTGAATATTGTATTCATTGTGGTAAAAGTATACATATCGTCAGACAAATTATTAATTTGTAAAGTTTCTTCACCAGTCAATGTTTGTGAAATAGTTTGTAGCGGTGAAAAGCACCATGGAGAACTAGATTCCATAGTAATAATAAATCCAACAATGCGAGAATCTATTTTATACGGGCGCACGTTTTGCGCAAAACATAACATTCTATATTTAACCTCATCGCCGATATATAGATCCATCCAGCTATATTGTGTTGCACCTGTAAGCCATTTATATATCTCTCTAGTTTTTTCAATACCAAATTCTTTGCTGTCAGGTTTCATAACTGTTATATCTAATCTAGCAACATCAGAATATTTACTTCCATACATTGTTCTTTTTGTACCACGTGGAGAATCTGTATAAATAGATTCCTGCGACATATAGCTATCAGTTTCTCCACTGTCTCCATTGTCAAAATGAATTATTTGTAGGTTAAAATCCTTATATGAATTCTTACCTAAATAATTGAACGAGGTATGATAACTCGACATGTTCTATTCTACCTCCCTTTTATTACTTAAATATAATAAAGAGAGGAAGATTTCTCTCCCTCTCTTATATAATTATCTCGCAAACTTGCGAAGTGCATTATTAAGATTTTTAGTATGCTGCTCAAGAGCCTTATTAACAACTTTTGTAATCTCATCAGGATTATTTCCATCAAAATTTTCAATTGAAATTAAAGTTCCGATGCTATTATCAACACTTAATTCCATAGTATTATTAATAATACTTGGGCTTACACTAGCTTGTGGTCTATTAATGTCTAGCATGTACTGTGGATCTAGCTGCCCGAGTTTCATGAGATTTTCCGAAATACTATGTGGCAACACTGCACTACCTTTTGTAAGATAAGCAAGTTTACCATCTTGGGCGTGAAGAACAATTTCCTCCAAACCCATTTCGTCAATCCATGCAAACTGGTCTGTGTCAACCCCAGTAGTACCAAATTTATAACCTTTTGCTCTGAACTTAGCACGAGTATTCTTACCAACAATACCATCAGCAGAAATACCCATAGCCTTCTGGAATGCTCTAACCGCGCTCTTAGTTCCAGAGCCGAATTTTCCATCAACACTCTTAGTACCAGAGTTTCCGTAGCCAAGTTGATTTAACGCATACTGGATGGCCTTAACTTGATTGCCCCTCGCACCTTCCTTGATATTACCACTAGTTTCAGATGCTTTCCCATATGGATAAGACTTACCGCCGCTATCTCCACCACCGCTATTACCACTGCTGCTTCCACTAGAGCTACCACCGCCACTTGATTCTTCTTGCTTAGGAGGTTTATACTCCGCTGATTGATAACCTGTTGCGTTGTTTTTAACAGTATCAACTGACGTGGAGCCAGATTTCTCAATCTTCTCCATGGTTTTCATGAACTCTAGCTCAAGTTTTTTTAGTTCATCTACTGTTGCACTCATGGCGAGACCAAATTTCTCAGAGAATGCTTGAATTGCATTTTCTCCTTCCTTCCAAGGAGAAATTAAAGATTCGGTTATGGACAGGCCGTACTCTTGACCCATTGTTTGTAGTTCTTGATAAATGGCATTAGTATTTGCCTTTACTACATCAAGACTATCTGAAACGACCTTATTTGTATTCTCTAAATATTCGTCCCATCCTTCCATCTCGTCATTCTTCGCATCTTCGAAGCTTTCTAATTCTTTATCTAACGCTTCTTGTTGGTTTGAAACAGAACGATCATAATAAGTCTCCTCCAAATCGGCTTGTGCGTCAAGAAGTTCTGCTTCAAGCTGTGCACGTTTTGCTTTTGCTGACGCAGAATTATCTCCGGCTAGCGCCGCGAGTTGCCTCTGGATTTTTGCGATATCTTTTTGTTTTTCATTTACACTTTTCTGGAAGTCATACAAATCTTTTTCTGAATCCAGTTCTTCCTTTTTCTTATCGATAAGTTCCTTGTAGGCGTCTATTTCTTTCTGAATACCGTCCTTAATCGCTTCTACTCGTGTTTTATTCAGATCAACAATAGCATCTTTTGACTCATTATAAGCCTTAATTGCATCGTACTGCCCAGACTTCAATTCATCAAGCTTATCAATATACTCTTCCTCAGTATAGCCGAGCTTCTTCCAATTCTTATTAAGATAATTTATTTGTTCTTCATATTTCTTGGCTTGGACTTCCGCAGCATCCATCTTCTGCGCATACAAACCAAGTGTGGTGATACCTTCGTCAGTCCATTCGGCAGTATCCTTATTTACTAGGTCTTTACTGCTCAAAACATCAATTAGATTGTCTGCTTCATCTGACACAGCATTAAGCTTGTCCATCAAAAGATCAAACTTATCCCAATGCAGTTCGTTAATTGAATCTTGATAATCTTCTATATCTGTTTTGAGTTCTATAATTTCAGTATCAACAGCAGAAATGTCATTAACTACATCATACCAATCTTGAGAATATTTCTTAATCTCACCAGACTCAACACGTTTATTCAGTTCTGCTAGCATTGCATCACGTTGCTTCTGAAGTATACCGATATTTGACTTATTCTCAGACATCATAGCCTGATAAATCTTTTCTGATTCAAATCCAACATCAGTTTCAAGTAAAGAGTTGTACGCTTCATATTGATCTATTTTACTATCTTTAATAGATTTTTTATTGTCATAATCACTTGCAATATTATCAACAGCCTGCTTTGCAAGACTTGAAATCTCAGTTAAAGTTTCTTCTGCTTGCTGAGTTAAATCGTCACCTTTTTGTACCCATTCTCGATAATCTTGAATTGCTTCAAGCGCACTTTCACCAACCTTACCAGTAAAAGACTCAATAGCAATAGCACCGTTTTGTGCCGCCTCACGATATTCAGCCGGGACTTTTTCAAGTAATTTTTGAGCATACTCATAGTATTTAGATGCGCCCGCAGTAAGATTGTCGTACAAACTTTTGTTAAGCCCTATTATATCATCTATAATTGCATTCTGCTTTGATGAACCAACTGCATTATCCAGTCTTGCATTTCTTACATCAATTTCATTTGTAATTTCTTCAATTCGAACTGCAATCCAGTCAAATATCTCCTTGAAATCATCAGACAGCTTGTCAGAAGACTTAGAGATAGCACTTGCCGCCTTAGAGAGCTTGGATGCGGCATTTGAGATTCCAGAACCTTTATACGCATCCTTTTCTTTGCCCCTGTATTTATCATACGTATAAATGCCAGCATAAGCTGTACCCTCTGCAAATGCTTTACCACGTCCAGTTACGTAACCTTTGGAGAGAAGATCGGCTGTCTGCTTGTGATTAAAAATTATGTCACCACGCTGAACATCGGTAAATTCAGCACCATTTTCGCCTACAGTATGCCAACGCCCATTGCGCACCAAAAGCTCTGGACCTAGCTCTCCGACCAAAGCGGTCTCGGTCTTGGGCGCACCCCATGAACCCGTAGCATGCGCTGCACCAGAGATATTGGCTGTACCATTTGCGTGTACCGTACCGTCCGCAAGCCCAAACCCACTACCTATTTTTTTGATGCCGACACTTATTGTTTTTGATAATGGAGTATTTAAAAACGACGTTACCGGATCTGTATCCATTTTTGTTTTAACATTAAGTGTATAATCCGCGCCAAGTTTATCTGCAATTGCTTGTAATACTGTACTAATATCTGATAGAGTTTCTAATGTGTCTTTTGCCTCTTCTCCAGTCATTAAGCTAAGTGTATGCTGCTGATCAATTAGATTAATGTAATTTGTGACAGTATCTATTACTCCAGGAGCGTTTGGGTCTAGTCCCATTGACGTCGCAAATTCCGCAACGCCAGTCCAACTTCCATCACTCTCTTTAGTCAACCCAAACTCTGATAGATCAAAACCACTATTTTCAACTTCCTGAAACACTGTTTCAATACTTGCATGGACTTTTACATCATTACCAGCAAGTTGCATAATATCTTCTTTAACATCATCAATTTGCCCTTGCACATGTTCCATAGCCAACTCAATAACAATCTCCGTTGGCTCTTTTAATTTTGAAAGCTCATCAACTAAAGTCTTTATTTCTTCAGTCGTAGCTTCTATGTCTTTTTGTACTTGTTCTCTATCAATTGGATTGCCATTTTCGTCCACACCAGTCTCAAGCATTTCGTTGTATTTTTCTAAATCTTCTTTTGCTTTTTCTAGTGCCTCAGATTTTTCAGAATACGCAGTGACTTCATCATATGCTTGTTGAACGATAGTATCATGTTGATTAGAAAGTCCAGCAACTGCCGCGTTATATTCTTGCTGTTTAATTGTACCTGCTTCTAATTGTTTTTTTAACGCTGCAACTGCCTTATTATATTCTTCTTCTGAAATTTTGCCTGCTTTTAACTGCCCATCAAGACCAATTAGTTTATTGCTATATTCTTTAGCAGTAATTGTACCATTAGCTAATTGATAATCTAAGTCAGCAAGCGCCTGTGCATTTTGATATGCTTGATATTCTATGTTGCCAGAAACAAGTTTTTCTAATATATTAGAAGGGTCAAATAGGTTCCCTGCGTCATGACTTTCTAGCGCCTCAAACATAGCGTAAGCAACTTCTTCGGTTATACCCATTTCCTTATCAAACTGTTCAAGACTTGTTATATTTTCTGACAAATCAAAGTGCTCCCAATCACCCGTGAACAAACCCTTTTCAATACCATCGGCAACAAATTGCTGCAAATTTTCTGTTGTAGTTTCAACTCCAGAAATACCGCCATTATCATCAAAGTCAATAGAAAAATATTTGGACAACTCACCCTCGTTGAAATATTTTGCAACGGCATCCAGCTTCTCTTCTACGGTATCTAGATTTGCATACACCTCTTCTGGAACTAAAGCGAGCATTGCCTCACGAGCACTTGCAGTGCCAAGATCACCAGTATTTAATGCATTAGCAAATGTCTCAACCATGCTTTCAGCTTGTGAAGAATAATTGTTTTCACTATCGGTATTTTGAGCCTCTTGGAACCTAGTATACGCATTTGTAGTTCCTAAAAGCTGCATTTCAAGCAATGAGAATTGAGCTACGGCGCTTCTAGCCGCGTTCATTTCTTCATACAGTGAATTAACCTGCTCTCGTTGGGCGTCAGTTAAAATAGCATATCCATCAGACGTATACCCAAGCCCACTTGTTAATTTCTTTAAGTCTTTATATAGGTTATAATATTCTAATTTAGACTGAGCCTTCGACAACTTTGTATCAGTGGCTAGCTCTTTTTTCTTTTGCCCAATAAGTTTTTTAATACCATTTGAATTCTTGACAACAAGTTTGCTTCCTGTATCAAAACACGCATTCAGCTCGTCAATCTCATCTTGTGTTTCACACAACTCAAGGAGCGAATCCTTATATTCTTGTGTAATTTTGATGTTATTTTCAATAAATTCCTCACTTTGAGACAGTACACTATTGAGCGATGTAATATCACCTTGAAGCTGAGAATATGACTTCACCGACGTTGATTCAAAACTCTTTGGATTAACAACGCCGCCTTGCATGGTTATACCAACGCCTTTATTTGCCCCTTCCGTCGCAGCTTCTACTGCAGCCTCTCCTGCTTCCTCTGCTGAATCCTTGTCTACTTCGACGTCAAGCATGATGGTACCCTGCATACCGTACAAATCAGATAGGACTTTAAAAGGATCTTCGCCATTATTTAGTCTATCTTTTAGTTTTACAAGTTCTGAAAGCGACGTTGTAAGATCTTGACTATAATCAATTTGGTCTTGATCCCATCCCCCCCACGTATCATCCATTAGTTTTGTTTTTTCTTTTGATACTTGGTCTATCAATTGGTCAATTGTTTTGCCAATTTCTTCTGGGAATATCATAGTTGGTCCTTCTGTGTTCCTGAGCCCATACATCATATCTTCTACAGATATACCCGCTTCTTTTGCAGCATCTTCTATGACCTTAAAGTTTTGAGCAATTGACCCATCTGCACCAACATAATGCATGGCTTCGCCAGTCTGAATAGCTGTATCTCCTACGTCTGCAATAAGACCTTTTATTTTTTGTCCATCAACTTCAAGTCCTTCAGTATCAAGACTGAGTAAATCTTCTTTTGTCCATCCTTCTCCAGCTTTATCAATAAGCCCATATATGTACTCATCAACAGTTTGCTTATCAAGAAGCACCGCACCATTTTCAGTTTGCAGCATTGGAGAGAAGGCAATTTCAACTCCATCAAAGTTAGAACTTGCGCCGAAAACAGTAGATGATATTCCACGAAGGTCATCTATTATTTGATTCCATGTTGATGTTTGAGTTCCATTTATATCTGTGTACCATGACTCAAGAGCATCTTTATACAAGCCTAAATTCTCGTTTGTCCACTCTAATATTTGCCTATTATTTGTGTCAATATTACCAAATGTTGTTTGAAATGGAGAAACTTCAAGTTTGTTAAACTCATCAATGTCACTCTTGTAGGCTTTATACGCTTCAGATAGCGCCTTTGGAATATCAAAAACCACCGGTAGTTCTACTGGTTCACCTTTCTGATGTCCTGCCTCGACGCCGGTGCTTGTTTCTTGTACGTTGTCATTACCTGATGTTTCTTGTCCTCTATCTACATCTGAAGTACTAGTTGATTCGCTGCCATCTGACTGTTTGTCTTCAGGTTCGTTTGAACCTGATTCTTTACCAGCCATAACTGCAGTATTTTCAGCAATTTCACTCAAAAGACTTTCTGTTGTGGTGAGACCATTCTTTAATGACGCGTCAATAAAAGACTCTGTGTTTTTAAGCTCGATATAATGTTGTAAATCTACCTCTCCGATGTAACTATCACCATCGACTATCTCATATAAACCATTGTCATTTAGCTTGACATGTGCCTCAATTTTGGGATCTACCTTTTCCAGCTCTTCTATAGCTCTTTTTGTATTTTCTAGATCTATAACAGTAGGTTCCTCTAGCGTAAGCAATGTATCCCTTAATGTTTGTATCTGACTTTCAACAGTAGCTTCACCATCAAGACCCAATCGTGTTATTATCTCTTCTGGCATTACATATTTAAGTTGCTTGCCTGTATCTGCCATTGCGTTCTTAATTGCTGCATACTCTACAACTGTTTGTTCAGATTGTTTCTCTAATTCGGCCAACTGGCTTGTCGCAGCAGCTATATCAGCCTCGTTTTCTTTCAAGACATCGTCGCTTGCGCCCTGTTCGAGTAGCGCTTTTCTTTCTGTGTACAATCTTTCAAGTTCGTTTGTAACAAGAGTAATTTGTCCTGCTGTGCTATCGTCGAGTTGCAATAGCATAGATAAACCAATACCGTCTGCGTTATATTTATCCATTTCAGATAGCATTGCATACACTTGAGTCTTAGTCATACCCATTTTGTCTGCAAACGCCTGAAGTGCATCCTCACCATCAGCAAGACTATTTAGGAAATTTGCAGATAGCCCAAATACAGAAGCGTCCGTGCCAGTAAATATTCCAACGTCTTGCGCATTTTCTATAAAATCTTCTATAGCGCTGTAATCAATAGAGAATGATTCATCACTTAGAGTTAATGTTGAGAACACATTCTGGTTTAAATAATCTGCAATTGCTCGTATCTGTTCTTTTCCTGGTGCTAAGTCCGCATAAATGTCACTTGGCACATTCGCTCGAACTGCTGCCCAGAACGCCTCGGTACCGACTTCTCCAGTCTTGTATATGGCATCATACATAGTTTGAGCCATTTCAACATAGCTATCGCCGTATGTGTTTTGAGAATCTAACTCTTGCGCACTAGCAAAATCTTCAAATGCATTTGTTACACCAAGCAGGGAATCTTCCAGTAGCTGATACTGATTAATTGCCTTTTTAACCGTAGCAATTTCATTTAATATTGACTCTGCGGCTGCATCATTTTCATTAGAAAACACCATGGTTGAACTTACGACGTCTCCAAGACTACGAACTAAATCATGATATTTGAGTTGTGCCTGTGATTTTGCAAGTTTAGTTTCGGTTGCGAGTTCTTCTTTTTGCGCTTTAATAAGCTCTTTTAATTTTGCAACGTCCGTAACAATATATGTACTTGGGTCGATCACTTCCGATAACTTAGTTTTATCAATACCAAGCTCAACTAGAGAGTTAAAATAATCTTCTGTAGCCTTTGCACCATTTGCGAATAGTTCGTTAGATGTTTCAAGAGCCTCATTAAAAGACTCAACCGATTCAGATAATGTAGAATACGTTTTAATTTCAATAGGAAGAGATGCAACATATGGTTTAACCATTTCTTCAATATCTTCAAATGTTATTCCTTCACTCTGCGCAGACAAATCAAGAGCAACCATCGCTTCAACAGTATTTACAGGCGAAGAATCAATCCATTCCTGCACCTCTTCTTCTGTTTTCCCAGTAAGTTCAATTACACGTTTTTTAAATGTATCAATCTCCGAGCCTTCTTCGCTACCTACAAATTTTATTCCAAGTTGAACTGATAGCGCGTCTTTATCGGCAATATTAAGAGTATTATTCTCGCCGCCAATGGCATTCCAAAGCAAATCTATTAGTTCTTGTATCCTTGTTTTGTAATCATCAAATTTTATGTCAGAAGTATCAAAATTATATATACTATCTAAAATATCAGATGCGCTAATGGTCGTTCCGTTATCTAATTTTGTAGTATAATCACCATTTGCTAGGCTCCTAATAAACTGTTTAATATTTTCTTTTTGTTCAAGAATCATTGATTCAGTGGTATTTTCATCTATTGTAAATAATCCACTATTTTTAATCCAGTCAGTTATAAAAGATTGTTCTGCACCAGATAAAGACTCATATTGTTCCATTGAAGATGGCACTTGCAAAAATGTGTCTATCATTCCATTTTTATATTCTGTCGCATCTGAAATTGTTTTTTCCAGAAACCTATATAATTCATCAATTTGGCTCTGTGTTAATGCTTTCCATTTTTGGCCCTTGTCGTCAACAAAATCTTCTCCGGCAATTTTTAAAATATCAGGCATATTCCTTTGTATTAAATCTGCGTTTTTTATAATATAATCAATAGTACTGTCCCATTTACCCTTTTCAATACCAATAACTTTTTCAATATATTCTGGAATTTGATTGACATATCCAGATTTTTCTTTACCATTTTTATCAATTTTCGTAGAGTAAGCTATGTTATTTGGTACTGTAATATTAGATATCATTTCTTTATATTGATTTTTTCTATCCTCAAATATTTTTCCAATATTTTCGTCGCTCGTGTAATCTTGTGCGTTTTGTCTAGCCTGAATCTTTTGTAATTTAATTAAATTCTCTAATGCACTTGCATTATTGCCAATTGCTGACGTAACGCTATCATAACCAGATTTTAAATTAGGATTAATATTGCAAATTTGTTCGCAAATTGCCTTATACCGTTCATATTGATCAGAAGTTAATGAAATATTTTCTCCATATGCATTAACACCTTTAGTAAGAACTTTAAATTCGTCTTCTAAAGAAGCATATACATCTGAGTCTGATGACGTAGTTAAAGAAGTTAAATTATCGTCAAATGTAGATTTTGCTTTTTGATATTCATTTGTTAACTCTGACACTTCTTCTCGCAAATTTTCCACACGATGAACCCAGTTATCAATGCCCTCAATTGCTTTGCTAATTACAAATGATGCAAGCACAGCAATACCCATAGTTAGAGCAGAATTTAACAACTGGACACCCACTGCTGCTGCTTTAGCTCCAATACTAAGCCCTTCCGCATTTACAGTAGCACCCTTTAAATTAAAACTAAGTTGCTGAACGCCGTTATTATTAACAAGTTTAAAAAATTGTCCAAAGCTCTTTGCACTAAATGCTATTTTTGCTGCGAATGCTCCAATTGCAATATTTAATAGACCAACATCATCTACTAGGTTAATAATTTTAGTTGCTAAGTCAATAAAAAACTTAAGAACATCAGAGTTCATAAAGTTCATCCACATAGTTTGAGTAGAATTATTAAATTGATCGATTCTACCCTGTATAGAATTCATGTAGGTTTCATTTTCTTTAAGGGCAGAGCCTTCGGCTTGCATTGCAGATTCGTATGCCGCTTCTAGATCTTTAGTGTTGTTTAATATGGCACTCAAAGTATTAGCACGGTTCTTACCAGCTAAAAGTTCGAGAGCGGCAGATTGATCAAGACTATCTAAATTTTGCCATACCGCACCGATTTCTTTTAATATATCATATGTTGATTTATAAGCACCAGTATCTGTAAGAATATTAACACCAGTTAGTGCTTTTATTTTTTCTTGGAGTTTACTTGTACTTTCTACTACGTTATCTGTCTCTTCTCCCATTTGTTCAAGGACTTTTACGCTTGTCCCTCTTAAACGTAAAGAGATAGTACGCAAAGCACTACCTACACTATTTGGGTCCTGAATTACTTTGTTAGCTGCTGCAACAAGTGCTGTTGATTGCTCTAACGAATTTCCGGCTTCCATAAGCGCACTCGCAGAATCTTGCAACGCTGTTGCTATACCATCAGAGCTGACGGCGTAATTATTACCAACCTCGTTGAGCACGTCAACAACATGTAGACTTTCATCCGCCGTATATTGGAAAGCCTGCATCGTACTGATAAGTGCTTCAGATGCACTTGTAGCGTCACTAAATTCAGAAACATTTAGCAAAATAGCAGTATTTTCGGCAAGCTTTGCGCTATCTTCCAAAGAATAACCCAAGCGTCCCCACTCTGCCGCCATTGTTGTTAAATCTTTTACTGTGCTTCCAACTACACGAGCGGAACTGGACATAGTCTGTAAAAATTTATTATAAGTTGCATCTGTTTCGTCTGTAACCTTTTTAAGTTCGGTTAATGCACCATCGATTTCTCTAACTGCATTAAATCCTTTCTTTAATTGACTAACAATACCCCAAACAGTAAACGATCTGCCAATATATTGCATTATCGACTTACCAGCACCGCCAAGTGCCCCAGTAAATTCTTGCCATGCAGTTTTTAATTTTTCAGTTTCACCTTTACTAGTTGTAACCGAACCAGTCAGGCCGTCCATACTTGCACTCATATGACTAACTGTACCATCAGTTTCAGTTAATGTATATTTTAATGTATTCGTCTTATCATTAAAATCAACAAAAGACGCTTTCGCGCCATTCGCGCTATCCTGAATTAAAGACCACATATTGTTTCGAATGCTGCCACCTGAGATATCTATGTTGCCAAGCCTACTAAACTCCTTACCAGACCCAATAAGTTTATCATACGCTCTTGCCGTTTTCTCGGCTTCTGTAGCCAACTTTTTAAGTTTTGCTTGCCCATCATCTGTGTTAATATCGTCAGCAGTCATTGCGTCTCTTAATTGTGACAATACCTGTTTTAAATCACCAACAAAACCACCGGCCCCCGCTACACCGCTCAGTTTAGTTATTGTCTGAGTGAGAATATCAACAGTTTTAATTGCAGAATTTGTTCCAAAATCTTTTAGCCCTTCACTCTCTATAGCTGCATTAGCTTTTTTTAATGCTTCTGCAAGCCTATTCGCAGACTTTACAGCGTTATCACATTCTACAGCGATATTTTTAAGAGTGTTTTGTGAACCAACATCTGTTGAGCCTCTGAAATCTTTGATACTTTGTTGTAGTTCAGACCGCATTTGGGTTAATTTCTGGATCTCGTTTTCCGTGCCTTCGACTCCCTTTAAACTCTCTATAGTATCCGAAATCGTCTTAAATGATTTATTTGCAGCATCTGTCCCAAAAGTTAAATTTTTAGCAGTGGTCTCATAATTATGTATTTCATCTGTAAAACGTCCAAGCTCTGCTGAAAAAGTTCGAAGCTGCCCTGTTTCTTCGTCAATCCATGAAAAATCAATTTTGCTAATGCCATCGGCACTAGTTTTGAACCCAGTAATAATAGCCTGTCCATCTTTAAACGTATTCACATAGTCTTCAAGCTTCTGTCGTGCAGTATCTACACCACTATACGGAACAATGCCAGACTCATTATTATATTCATATTGCCTTTTACTATCAAAATATTGCTTCTCTTTTTCAGCAGCTTTAATTATATTATTAGCATAATCCGCAACTGCATTAGACGCTTGAATGAACGCAGCAACTTGTTCTGTAGACCACTTACTAATGTTGTCTCCAAATCCATGTTGCATATTCGTTAAATCTTCGTATAATTGTCTTGCTTTTTCATATGCGCCACTATCTCTACTAATAGCCATATTTTCATTATTCGGATTACTAATCTCAGTAAGCTTCTTCATTGCTTGGTTTACAGCATTAAGTTGCTCTACAATCTTTGTTGAAAAATCAAGTTTAATATTTCGTGAATTCTGTAAAGTTTGTATAAATTTATCAATCTGCTCAGTTGTTAATGCAGCCTGAACACGAGTGTCATTAAAGAAGCCAGATAGTGTATCAGGAATGTTAGTATTACTTAGATCATCTAGGAATGTACCAATGGGTAACTTTACATCTCCTGTTAATACAAACATATTCTCAAATTCAGTATTAACATCATTGCTAATTTGATTAAGTTTAGCAACAAACTCTCCCTTGTCCATTTCCAGAGATCCTATGATACGAGAATATATTCCACTTCCACCGTCTTTTAATTTAAAGCTATTAATTTTCGAATCAAGATCATTTATTTTAGAAACTATATTAACAATATTCTTATAATACTGTTCTATCTTTTGATTGTCTTGCTTCGCTTGCTCTGCCTCTACTTTTGCTTCAGCACTAGCTACCTGCTTTGATTTTTTTGCACGTTCGTAACTGGCGTTATAATCCGCAGCCGCCTCATTATATTGCTGATATGCAGTTTTTTGACCGGTTTCATCTTGCGCTTCATTAAAAGATCTAGCTGCCGCTTCCATTCTACCCAATGCTTCAGTTGCCCTATCTACACCATCAACTTCGCCAAGTAATTTTAATTGGTCTTGCAGTTTAGCAATTTCTTCCGCAGAATTACGCATAACCGTTCCTGCCCTGCTAAAGTCATTTAATGAACCAGACCCAGAAGCATATTCTTTCTTTAAAGCCTTAACTTCTTCTTTAGCAATTTTTAATTGGTTATTAAATTCTTCCAAGCTCTTTGGATCTGCGATATTACCCAAAGATGCCTCAAGTACATTCATACCATCATATGCGCGACCACCAAGATTTGCTTTTAAATCTCTAACCTGTATTTCAGCAAACTTCTTAGCAGACTCAAGATCAAAAGGCTCTGTATTTGTCAATCCAAATTTTGGCCCTTTCGCCAATTTTAACATGCCATCTTGCAATTGAAGAACAATATCTAGTGTATCTTGAGTACTCTCATTGAATAAATGGACCATAGCAATGTCATCTTGCGTGACTATTGAACCTTTACCTTTTTTTAATCTCCAAGCACTATTATCGCCAAGAATTGTATTAAAATAATCTGACAGTCGATCTTTAAATTGAGACTGGTCAGTCATGCCTTCCAAAAACTTCGTTGCGGCATCTTTACCTGCCGCAGAACTGATTAACTCTATTATGTTATTTATTTCTCTCATAGAGTCTACGATTGGTTCTACAACATCCTCTCCAGACTCTTCTGCAATACCATTAGCTATTTGTTCAGTTAATCGTAAACCTTCTCTCCTTGACTCATTTGTATGTTCAACCGCATTAGTAGTTTGCACCTCTGCTTCTAAAACCTCATTAGATTTAGACACCATTTGATCATACATGTTTGATGTAATACGATATACGTCATCCTCAATACGTTCCCTATCTGTATCAGCTAATGGCTGCAAAATATTAAATCCATTTTTCTTAGCATCAATGGCGCGACCAAGCATTTCTAATATATGTTTAAGCTGATCTGATGGATTTATAACATCTTTACTAAATAGGTCAGGGAACTGACCAAGCAATTCCATATAAACACTATCTGCCGTCATAGCAGAAGGAGATTTTGTTAAAAATTTTCCGAAGCGTTGCCTGGTAAATTTCCAATTATCACCAAATTCAGCTCTGTCTGTGTCATCATACCTAATCTTACTGCCTTTCATAAAAGACATAAATTTTTCTAATGAAGTATCAGTTCCTTGTACAGTTGATCCAACTCTTATTATGCTTCCTACAATGTCTTGAATATAGTCATTAAATTGAGTATTGATCTGTTCAGCATTTCTACCACCATTGTTGTCCGCATCATACACCATGGCCTTATATAACTGCGCAACTTGTTTAAACTTATCTGCAATTATATTAGCTGCATCTACACTAACATTATAGCTCTTTAAGAGCTCATCAACTGCGCCATTGCCAAATGCTGCATTATGTTCTGCGGTAGTTAAGCCTGGAAGCACAATTGGTTGAGATACGGGTTTAATAGGTACTTCAACGGGTCGTTTTCCTATATTTTCTTCAATTGCATCTCTCGTTGCGTTTGGCTCTATAACAGGGTGTGACGCAATAAGATCACCTGCGGTTTTTGCAGACTTAATCAAATCATCAAAACTAATTTGACCAGGAATTTTTATGACATCCTGCATTACGTCTTTAAGTTCTTCTACGGAATCTACAGCTTTATCAATCGGATCAGACATACCCTCGAACATTGTGATTTGAACGCCTGGAGTAATTCTTTTATCTAATTGGGCTTCTTCTAATAGCTTGTTAAAATACGCAATATGATGCTCGTTATCATCTAAGCTTCCGTTTGTTACTTTTTCTGTTCGATAATATTCATTTATTGCTACAGATGGCGTTTTACTTCTATATTGCGCCGGTATTTTTGAAACTTCTTGCCCCAAACGTAAAATATCTTGCAATAAAATTCTTTCTTTTTCATAATATCCTATGATTCTTCTATATGATTCCGAATCACTAAGTTCGTCATAGCTTGGTTTACTACTGCGTAATTCAGATAATTCTTCGTACCTTTGGTGAAGCTCATCAATAAGTTCAGATTCCTTTTGTATCGCATCATCTCTTTTTTTATACTCTTGTGTTAAATATGCAGAGTACTCTTCTTCCTTGTCTTTTGCAACATCAAGAAGATTTAAATAGACGTAAAAACGATCCTCGCCTAGTGCTTCAACGCCCCAACTGTATCCACCGGTAAACATACCATTATACATTTCTCTATCTGAAAAATATCCATTGCCAATAGACTCTAGTATGCTTTCTTTCCATCCAGATAGTGCTGGGTATTTATCTGGATCAAAAGCTGAAAACAATCTTTCAACAGCAGTTTTTGCTTTTTTGCATGAGGTTGTAAGATCTGTTTGAAACTGAGTACCAAATCTAGAAGCATTACGTATAATATCTACTGTCTCTTCTAGATATTCTGCAATACCATCGTTATTTGCCTGGTATTTCTCTTGCATTGCATCATATTCTGCCAAGCTAGAGAACTCACGAACTGCAATTTTTGACGCTTTCTTTTTTGCCTCTGTGTTCTTTTCAACCTCTTCCGTATTAGCCCTAAGCGCATCAGACTCTGCGATTAAACTTGGGTCCGCTCTTAACTCTCTAAGTGTTTCATAAGTTGCAATAAGCTCCTTATATCCTTCTACAGTTTTGTAAACGTTCCAACCAGCAGTTCCTTTTTCGATTGTATATTTACCATTAACTGCAGTATATGTTTGCGGAATAACGTCACCACTATCGGATTTTACTTTATCAAGCTTTAACCGTTTACTTTTTATTCTCGCGACTTGGCTCTGCTCCGCAGCTTTCGCTTCTTCTCTGCCCTTCTTGGCGATTAAATCCAATTCTTCACGCTGAAGCTCATTAATTTTAGTTAGCTGCGCTTCCCGCGCATCATACAATCTCTGTTGGTCTTGGCCCAATCTTATTTCTTCTTCGTCGAGCTTTTTAATAACATCAACACCAACAACATCCCCAGACGTCATTAAATCACGTGTTGCCTGCAAACTTGATTTTAAACTGCGAGTGACACCAGAAAACAATTCATTAATATCTTTAGTCGGGAATCCTTTAATTCCATTGGTCGCAAGACTCTGTAGTTGCTTCATTTGTGAATTGCCTTCAATAAACTCATCGATATTTCTAGCTAGACCATTATCCACTCCATATTGCCCAACAAAACTTTGGCTAATTATCTTAACTAGCTCGCCATATCTTTCTATAAATTGATTTCGCTTTTCAAGCTGAGTATTGAAATTTTTCAAAGCATGCTCGGCTAAATTAATTTTATCAATATCATAAACGGCTTTACTGGTTCCTAGTACCTCGCCACCATAATTTTGGCGCTTTCTCTCAAACTTTTCACGATCCGCGTCATTCTTTTCCTGTTGGTCTTCAATTTCTTTTAGCTTTTTTCTTTCCTCTTCAAGTTCTGAAGTAACTTGCTCAATAGTACGAATCTGCTTTTCTCTAGCGTCCGTTTGCCTTTCGATTTCTGCGGTTGCCTTTTTTGTAGCTTTTTCAATTTGCTTTGTCTCTTCGGCAGCAGCCTCAACTGCAGCTACATGTTCCCGTTCAGCTTCAGTTTGTTGCTTTACCTCAGAAGTTGCTTTTTTACGAGGGTTAGAGGTTTTTTTCTTCTTTTCTACATATCCAATTTCTTCTAAAACGCTCTGTAACTTCTTATATTCCTGTGTTGTAGCTCTAACTGCAACGCCTTGGCTTTTTAATTGACTAATAATTTGATCTATTTTTCTTTGATTGTCATCTAGAATACTGTAATATCTAGCAGCATCAGTATAATCTGATTTGCCAAGTCTTTTCTTTTTATTTTGAATCTTTTTAATATTATTGGCGGCAACAGTCATTTCTTTTTGAAGATCTTTGATTTGCTTTTTTGCATCACCAATATCTAATTCCATTTTAATTTCAATAGGTTCTTCCATTCGCCGCTTATGTTCTTCAACTTGACGTTCAGCTTTTGCAGCATAATTTGGATCAAGCACCTCTTTAATGCCAACGCTTAAATCAAAATCATAACTTTGATTACTCATAACAACTTCACCACCAATTATATTTTCTTACATTGATTTTTCAAATGTTTAATTAAAATTTTTTGCATTTTGCCACTTGCTTTGTATTCTTTTATATATTTAGACATATTCCGAAGCACACCAGTACCTTCATAGCTTTCATCCATTATTAACCCGTCTTTAAATGTATATCTTGGATGTATACCTTCGAAAAAATTTGTTAATATCCAACTATTTTCTGGCATACCATTATCATCACTATCTTCATTAAAATCACTGCTATATCTACTAATCCATTCTGAACCAGATTGATGAAATTTTGACCTACTTTTGTGCTGTGGCAATCTGTCGGAGTCAAGATTTAAATTAAATCCAATTCTATCATCAGACAAAAATGATCTAATTTTCCATGCCTCATATAAACTCTCCATTCTATGATATCTACTGGGGGTATATTCCTCGTAATATGCGTTAGAAACCCTGTAGCAGATATTAGTATCTATATCAATTTTAATTTCCGCCGCAGAAGCAATTAGCGCATTACGGCAGACTTCTTTGCTCGTCATAATAATTTTGCGCTCTAAGTCTGTAAATAGACCTCCCATTAAAATCACTCCTACTTAATGTATGTATTTAAGAAATTAGCCAACTTATCAGCATCCATATCTTTCGGTATTACGGATGATAAATCCATATTTTCAATTTGCTTGTCTAACTTATTTGCAAAATCAACTACAATGTTATTTACATTATCAAAAAATTTTGTCACGGCGAATTCTATTGTTGATTCTTGCATGTAATCATCAATCATAAGATTTAGGATTCTAGAACATTCATTGGCATCTTCTCCAAAACAACCCATAATAGTATCCAACAAACCAGCGGAACATAGAGTGTCGTAATCATCCTGTGTATATTCCAAATTCGTATGACGCAGTATCATATATTTGACATACGATAAATATTGCTGCACAGAATTTAACTTAATTGCACCGCCAACTCTTTCGGTGCATTCATAAATAATTCCCTTGGCGATAAGTTGCTTTTCTGCAATAGGTAGGTACTTCTTTACCTGCAGTTCGTTCATAATATCAAAATTTTGATTATTTACCTTTTCAACAAATTCATTAATTTTCATAATTCATTTCTCCTTTTTAATTAAAATATTCTATATAAAAACCGTATCAACAGCGTAATTTCAAAATTTAACACCACAAATCATCTTCAGAAACGTCAATCTTTGGAAGATCAAACGCACTTCGGGCAAGTAAAATAGATTCGGCAACATCATCATTAACATCCAAATCGTATTCTTGCTTTACCGCACAAATTGCTTCTTCCTTTAACTCGTCTCGTTTTACCTTTGAACTTTGGCGCAAACCTATCTTTTTTCTCCATTCGGATGGCAATGGGTTTATGAACTCTATCTTATTTTGAGCGCAATACAACATAATGCCGCCCATTAAAAAACTAAGCTTTTGTGTTGTGTCAACGTTACCACCCTTACATATAGATTTTTCCATATAAATTTGATCTACATCATATTCATTAATAATTTCACAAATTTTCACCATCATCATAGAAATGCGTTTCATAACATCTTTCTCTTTGTGTAAATCTATAAGTATGTAATATTCTAATGCGCCGTCGCACATAATAGATACGCCAGACTTATTTGTACTTGCGTCAATTCCCGCTACTCGCACATCCATCATCTCCTTTTTATCCATAAAAAAATAAGGCCCCAACTTTACGCTGGAGCCTTATATAAATAATTTAATTTTAAAACTGCTCCATGTAATTATTCAGCATATTTTGCTGAAACCCAGTAATTTCCACCATTAATCTTGATCGGGAACCAACCGTTAGATTTTTCCCCAATACATTCAAATTTGTCACCCTTATGAGCAACCTTAAAAATGCCGTAAGATGTACCTGGTCCTTTGCGAATATTTACAGATCCACCTGTAATAGTAACTATCTTAACTGATGGCTCAGTCGTATCAGAAAGTTTCTTCAGCGCAGCCACCATAGCGGCATGAGATTTTGAACCATAATCACCATCAACTTCAAGATCATGATCCTTCTGAAAAGCTTTTACCGCAGTCTTAGTATCAGACCCAAAATCACCGTCCGCGCCGTATTTGCCGCACGAATAGCCCAGCTTAATAAGACTTGCCTGAAGTTCTTTTACATCGTCTCCTTTTGATCCTTTCTTGAGTAAGCGGTCGCCGAGTTTATATACAGTTGGAGTTGGTGCTGGAACTGGTGTATAGGATGTGTTTCCATAATCAAAATACTTCGTCATCAATCCCCAAAAATTTGGTTTTCTAGAATACAATTTCGTTCTCACAACTCCATACATAACCCCCCTAGCCTCAATTATGTACCAATCTCCAGACGGATTATTTGCATCAACTGGTTTGTCAAGGTACGCTACATGATGAATACTAGAAGCACGATCTCCCCAAAATATTGCCGCACCTGGAACTCTCATAGAAGCTGGAATCATACCAGTACCCTTAGGATCACACCACTGAGCATAATTATATCTAGCCTTAGTGTTAATATTTACACCAGACCACTTTTCATAAATACCTTCTGCCATACCATTGCAATCCCAGACAAATTTTGCATGTTCACGCCAATACAATGCCTTCCTCTTCTGCCTACCAGAGTACTGTGTGAACCACCATGAATCTTTAGACCATTTTTTTGGATCTTGCCCTTTCGAACCCATAATATAACCATCTTTTCTATTTAATGCAGCTTCAAGTTCTGCAACAAACTGTCCAATAGGCATTTTATTCGCCATATATTTTCACTCCTTTTTAAACAAAAAGAGAGCAATCTTATAGACCGCTCTCTGTAAATCATATTTTTATTAATTTTACTAAATTCAATTAGACTTGCTTCCAAGCTGAACCGTCATAATAGTAAGGAGTACATTGCTTCCAAGAACTTCCATCGTAATAGTATGGAGTACAGTCTTGCCAAGTAGAGCCAGTATAGTACTTAACAATTCCACCGTCAAGGTATGTTACATAAATTTCTGCACGGGTGATTTTCATATAGTTGTAAGAATAGTTATTTGAACCGCATTTTTTGCTTTCTCCGCTATAACAAACGAGGGCAGAATTTCCTGCGGAAAAATAAGCCTTCATATTATTGAAAAGAGCCGTGTTTTGAGAAGAATTTAAGTCAAAACCAATCGTATCATTATAAAAGTGGCCTGTTAAGCTACCAAGCGCATCTCCAATTTGTTGCGCTCCGGAAACTCCGGTATTTATATATTGCCATCTTGCTTTATATAATCCCATTACTTTGCTATTATTATCATATCCAGACGCCGCGCATTTGAAAGCGATGCCAATAGATTGAATTGTTTTTCCTTTCACAGCGTCTCCTAAACCAGAGAATACCATAATACCAACACAAGAAACACCTAAAGACGCTGAACCAGTCGTATATAATCCCTGCATTGCGCCATTAGAGGTTCCTGTGTGCCAAGAGGTTGAATTTCTTTGCGCATAAGCAAGAGTTGAAGCAGATGCTGCTGCGCCTGAAAAAGTTGTCATTATTCATCCCTCCTTTAGACTGGCTTGAGCCAAATTGCGCCTTTAACACCAGCAGGTTGAGAAGAGGAATAAATTATATTTTTTTCACTATAGACTGTATAGTTTTTGTTTGCGGTTAGACCAGTTGCGGGATCTGGGAATCTATAACCTTCATAATAACGAGTTGAAGCATTATCTAAATCTGAACCATAACAGTAAATGCCAAAGCCATGATTAGATGATGCTTGAAGCAAGACTCCCGAATTAGTTTTACTTTTACATTTGAAATACAAAGAAGGCCAATCGTTTGGCCCATCAACTCGTAGCATAGTTGCGCGAAGCAGATCATTAACATAAAGACTTCCATCATCCTCGCAAGAAATTTCCGTAAAATCTCCATAGTTTATATTCCCAAGGCCAAGGACACCTGCGTTAGAGTTGTAATTTATTAAATAAGCAAGTCCGTCAGTTACTTGTAACTCTTTTGCGGTGAAAGTGCCATTACCAGAGAATTGGAAATCATAATAAGAGGAAGCAGAAGAATAGGCGCGGATTTTTGTCGCAGCGTAAGAACCATCAGTTGTAGAAACAAAAACTTTTCCGAGGTCTGCTCCACTTGCGTTTGAGAAGGTTAGTTGGGGGTATGAACTATTCTTAATAGATACATAGTTTCCTGTCGTGGTAATACCTGCTGGAGCTGTGAAAGTGCCGTCTTTCCCGAAAAAGAAATTAGATTGCCCGCTACTGTTTTTCACAGCCAATAGAACATCTGCGTAGTCACCCGCGCTTGTTTGAGGTTGAAGATAAGCGAAAGTTTTATTTACGCTTAAATCCGTAAAAGATAAGACTGGATAAAAGTTCCCTTTAATAGTATGATTTCCACTCCGAAGGACTCCTCCAAAATCAAGTACACCGTCTTTCCCGAAACTAAAACTAGAGTACTCACTTGCTGAAGAATACACTCTCAAAACAGCATTGGAGTATCCTCCATTCGTTCCATTGGAATACAATATAGCCAAATTCGCGCCAGAAGCGTTTTGAATTGTTAGGCCGGGATAAGAGTTTGCTTGAGATACAAGAGTGCCTTTGGAATAGATGTTATTTGGGGCTGTGAATTGCCCGTTTTTAGCAAAGCCAAAGTAAGCGACGTCAGAGCTACTGCTATTTACGGAAATTAGTACATCACTATAACTTCCATCTGATGTCCCAGAATAAATAGAGCCTAATTGCGCCCCATTTGCGTTTTGAAGTATAAGTTGTGGGCTACTGTTCCTTTTAGAAATGATTGCAGCATTGCTATATAATTCTTTATTTACAGTTAGTGCACCCGTAACTGTCCCACCACTTAACGGCAAATAGCTATGCGTGTGAGAACTTGCCGCCGCGCCGATATTAGCTGGAGTAATGCCGAGATTAGTGCGAGCATCTGAGGCCGAAGTTGCTCCCGTACCACCTTTTTCTACACTAAGTGTTCCATACAAATCAGCCGTCGCAGGTTTAGTTAGCCCCTCAACAATCCACTGTGTGCCATCATATGTAACTCTAAATGGAGTTCCTTTAGCAAGCCATGTGTTAGAATAACCAGATTGTACACTAGTCGAAATAGAACTTAATCTGCGTTTAATGTTCTTAGCACCGAGGCTATTAACATTTAGAGTTGGAGTAGTAGAAGAACTCACCACATGAGGCACCATTATAAAGCTTACACCTGAAGCGAGCGCTGTAATACCAGGTACGGTTGCAGTATATGCAGAACCAGTGCCTGCGGTTGTAATACCAATGTTAGACTCAGACACCTTTGCCGCGCCACCTGCGGAAGAACTTCCTGCATAGTTATGCGTATGCGACTTTGGAGCGGCATAATCACTAATCTGCGTACTAACAGCAGTGTCACCGATAAGAGTATTCAAATCATTAATTGCAGCATTTACAACCTTATTTTGAACCGGGTCTGTACTTGTGGAAGATAGCGCAGAATCAACAATTGTTTTATTTGCCCCTTCTGCAATACCAGCTAATTTATTTTTTTCTGCAGTAGTGTAGTCATTTGTTGAAAGACCCTTCCCAGAAATTTTATCTACTTTATTTGCATCAGCAAATGGTAAATTATTTACCTTGGTTATACCGTCTCCAATTTTAAATCGTTCATAAATATGATTGCTATCAATATCATAAATAATAATTTCACCCTGTTTTGGTGTAAAGTTTGTGGCTAATTGCCAATGTGCCTCTGTATCGTGTTTAAGAATAACACGAGACTTAATTTCTTTTTCTGCCATTTTTCATTTCTCCTTCAAATTTTCATTTTCAAATTGTAGAGAAAAGGACAAGCCATCATTTCAGGCTTGCCCTTTGTATTATTAATTTGAATAAATCACTCTGTTTTATTTAAAAACAACATTATTGCTCTTTATATTTAATATTATTAAATTAAACATATGGAGACGTAAACCAACCAGAAATATATATAGCAGTTCCAGCAGATAATGCTTTGTCACTACGAATCCTTACGAACGCTGGTGCTGTATTATCTGTCATATTCCTTCTAACATATGCAGAAATCATTGCACTTGTAGAAAATGCAGATAACGCAGTAATTGAAGATGGTCTATATGCATTTGCTATATTTAAAACTTCAAGAATATTTCCAGCAGCCATATCATTACTCAAGACAATATAAGATCTCAAAAAACACATCTTTAAATATATATAATAAGTACATGTAGTTGCAGAATCAGAAGTAGCATTAACATGCGCAACTGCAACAGATTGATTAAGTTTATTACTGCCCGTACCGCCACATGCAACAGATAAAATGGACGCACTATCAAGTGGTGTATACCCTAAAGCAGATGTAACATTGCTTTTAGTCAAACTAATAGTTCCTGAAGAATTGGTAATGTTGCCGCCAATTTTAATACCACCAAGAATAGATGACGTAGCAGTTGGCAGAGTATAGTTATTTGCGCCAGTATCAATCCCATTTAATTTAACCTTATCTGCTTCAGACATAAATCCCGCAATAGTTGTTGTGGCTACGCTATGCGTATGAATTGCAGCAGCTTTCCCCAATAAGGCAATATTAATTACTTTGTTCTGGACAGGATTTGTAGAAGTAAAACTCAAAGCAGAATCTACAATAATATCATTCCCATCCTCAGAAAGATTAGCCAATTTAGTTTTTTCTGCCGTTGTAAAATCTTCTGTAGATAAACCCTTACCAGCTACAGCATCCACTTTCTCACTAAGTTTATTATCTACTTCTGATTCAGTATAATACCTATCATCATGAGTGTGCGATACGTCCGCTTTGCTACTAATTTGTGTCGCAATTTGCGCGGATACACTAGTGTCCCCAACAAGATCTTGTAGCGCAGTAACATCTGTAGCTGACGCAAATTCATTCGCATGTTTGCCATCAACAGTGTCGGAGTTTCCTCCATTGGCTGGTAATGATGTTGGAATGATCGGTTTATCATTTAAATCGTTATAATTATGAGTATGCTCTAAGGAAGCATAACCGGAATGTGTATGATTTATATCTGCTTTAGTGGCCACGGACAATGAAATTTGAGACGCCACGCTAGTATCGCCAACCAAAGTTTGTAGTGCTGTAACTTCTGATGCAGCAGCATACTCTGTATGTGTATGTGCTATATCAGCTTTTCCTGTCTGTAAATTAGCGATATTTGCTTCGATAGTATTAAGATCATTAGACAAACACCGCTCCATGTCTTCCTCTCTCCAGATATTATCCGTTGACCATGTTGGGTTAAATTCTCCATTTAGCATATCAATCAACCTCCATTAATGTTCATTGTCGGTCGAGTATTAATTTACATTACCTAATAAGGTAGTCGTATAAATAACATTTAATTCCTTCATTGCAGGATCTACCGTTAAATGAATATAATCATTTCCGCCAAGTTCCTCATAATCTTTAAGTAATGCGTCATACGACATTTTTTCCATATCTGTCCATGACTGACTTGGATTTGCTTCAAGACTTGTGTAATGTTTATAATATTTTATCAACAAATCTCTAAGCCTATTCTTCTCGCGCTCTCGTGCACCCTCTTCCATTTTTGCAATACGATCAGATATTTTTTTAATTTCCTTCATTATATTGGACTCTTCATCTCCCACACCACTTATCTTTGTTTCCAAATCACTTTGTATTTGTATACTCTGTGCACGATACATTGGATATTTTTGAGTTTCGTTCCACGCATCATCAATCTTCTTTTTATATTCTTCTTCCTGTTTTGTTTTTTGTTCTTGTTCTTTTATTTTTGTCTCTATATACTTTTTAACTTCTTTATATATAGAGAATAAGAAAATAATAGCGGCTACAAATACAACAATTTTTGATACAGTAATGTCCCCAAATAGAGTTAAAAACGCGTCCATTCCTTTCATAAGCTCACCCCCTTATATATAAAATATCCTTTTATTCCTATATAGGTGAACCTATATTATATACAAAAACCAAACGCAACATAAAATTGGTTAGTTTGGATTTCAGTATATGCTGCACCTGTTTTCTGGACTCTCCAGAACATTGTACTATTTGAATTTGTAAAATAAACTGAAGATCGTAGCCACCATCCACCAGTATCAGTATTATCAACTATATATTTTTCTCGACTATCTTTATCATCTGAGAAAACATCAGAGTATAATTCTCCCTGGCCCGATAGGTTAGAACTGCCATTAATAAAACCAACTTCATCATAAGACGCCAGCCAACACGAGTCTGTTGTAGTTATTAGCTTTTTATTTTGAGAACCATCATCTGATATTTTTAGTACTGGTTTTATTATAGATTTTAACTCATTCGGCAGCGCATCAAGTAGCTCTCCGTTCGCAAATTCACGCATTGAGCTATCCTTATATCCGCTAACAGATCCAGTAGACACATTCATACGCTGTAAAATTTGTGGCAAATCCTTACAGAAGAATGTCAAAGTTGCTTTCCCGGAATTATCTGCCAAATTATCATGATTGTGCGCAATTATTTCAACATCCGCAACAGTAGACGTACCATCTGATAGTTCAATTGGAATAATCATACGGCCACCAATTTGATATTTTGCATTAAAATCATCTGTAGCCAATGTACCATTACTTAAGGCGCTAACATCATTGCCAATATTTGTCCAATATGCATTGATTTTATCCCAATTGGGGTTATCAACCGTACCGTATTGGCTACTATTGCCCAGTTTTCCGAACAAATAACCAGTATACTTGAAGAAAGCATAACATTCAGTTTCCCCAGTTATATTTTCAGGAGCTGGAATCCAACCCTTAAACACATAATCTTCTGGATTACTTACGCCTGTTTTAACTGGAGTTGCCCCAGAATAAGATGTACTACTTCCATATTGAACATTTTCTACTGTATAAATTAATTCATTTCCATTATAGAAATAAACATTATATCTACGAATAGTACTAGTATACTCTGCATGGAATTCACGAACCGCAGTGATTGGCGTTGTAAAGTCACCACCCCAACTAGAAAAATGATAGTCATATTGAGCTGTACTTTCACGAATTGGGTCGGTATAATCTTCAAAATATTGTTTAGGATCAACTACCGTTCCACCATCAATAATCCATTCAGTTAGGTATAACGCATTGTCATTCCAGAATCTTACTGCCCAATATGTATCATACTGCGCATAGATATTTACTGATGATTGCACATTTATAGGAAGGTTATCCCATTTTGAAAATCTATACGTTATATCAGAAGTTCCTGTTTTAGTTGGCGTTTCAATTTTACCAGTTGAGACAGGGTCGATAACTGAATCACCCTGATATGCACCATATTGATATACAAGATTATCTCCGTTGTAATAATTAATTATATATTTAATTTTATATATAGGAGTAATCTTGTAATGCTGATGCACATTCTGTGGAAGCGTTGACCATCCAACAAACTCATAAGTATATTCATCTGTAACAATATCTGATGGACGCTCAATTAATCCTGCCGCAATTGGGTCTACTGCATTCGCACCTTCGGCCACACGGGTTACATAGAGCGAGTTACCATTGCGGTCTAGGAAGTTAATGATGTATGGAGTACCTGAGTTGTCGTCTACAATAAGATCTGGGAAGTTTTCATAGATATCATTGTAAAGCTTATCGCTAACAGACGAAATCTTTACACGTCCAGTAACTACCGCTTTATCTGTATTATTTCCTGATGCGTCGAGACCAAGGCATGATTTAAATTTTTCAATAGTCTGTTTTAATGCAGCTTCCGACTCTGCCTCCCATGAAACATCAAGTAAACGAATACGATTCAGATTTGGCGCGTGTAGCATAATATCTTCAACTGGAATATTAACAGCATCTTCAATACGAAGAGTTGTTAAATTGTCGTAGCCTTCTAGAGTAAATTCTTGGATATATTGCTGATTTGTAATTGTCAAGTTTGTTAAAGTGCCTGGCAAATGTACCTTTTTTAAATATCCAGATTCTGGCAATTCTAATCCAGTAATTCCAGAACCAGTTGCATATATTTCCTGAATATTTGGACAGTTAGATATTTGCAATGACGATGTATAATTCGGGCAATTTCTAATATCTATTTTCTTCAATAATTTATTCGAACCAACTGCAAGCTCTCTTAGGTTTGGATTTGAATATCCGGAAACCCCAGAACCAATAATTAATTCAGTAAGCTTACTTGCTTTACTTACATTTACTGTGCCACAATAAAGCGGAGACAAATCACCAATAGATGACATTTCTGATGCGCCGTATACGGCTGTTTCAGTATCATTAAATGTTTCGCTCGGCGCAATAAATGTGATTGGAGTATTTGCCTTAGCCCTTTGTTGTCTCAAAATACCATTCGCACGATACATTACACCTGCATAAATATCAGAGAACGGAGTAACTGTAATATTTGCATTTGCAGGTACAGCTAGATCTCCAGATGGAGTATAAATACGTAAACTCATATAATCATCCGCATAATCTGCGCCATACCATTTGCTATCACAATACATTAAACGATTCTTAACGAAATATTTTAAGTGTTCTTCACCAGTACCACGTATTTGATATAGGTTTGTTGCGTCATTATCAGAACGCAACATTGAAATATACTTGTAATCGCTATCTTCATTATAAATGCTAATACACCATTTGTCGCTCTGACGTATCACAAAATATTCTATAATTTTATCATAAGATAATTTTCCACTGCTTCTTAATTCTTGATATAATTCTTTGATTTCATTTGGGAATGCTTCTCTAAAATTTGTCCACAAAGTACTAGTGGCACCGTTAAATACATTTGCAGTACCAAGTTTATCCGTATCCTCGCAGAACGGATCAAAGACTAAAACGCCTTCGTTATTAATGCCTAAGATAGTATCGTTGTCGTAGAACCACGGCTGATAATGAACCTTATCCCAGCTAGTCAAAAACATATTCTTGGCCCTTTGGTCAACCATTAGCATTACGAAAGTATATACATAATAAAGTAAGCTAAAACCAAAATCAAAATATTCAGTAAATTCTTTCTTGAACTTTGCAAGTCTATATTCCGCAGTATCTGTAGTATATGTTTTTCCATCAGTACCGGCATATGTTACACCGAGTGCAGATCCAGTTGCACCGTCCTGCCAAGTTGAAACAACCCAATCATGCATAACTTTAAAAGCGCTTATGTCGTCGTATTCATCTGGATATCTTGCTTCAAAGTCCTCCGTCCAGTTATCTTGGATCTGACCATGGAATAAGCAGGCATCAGATGTGTTGTTTAAAAATTCCCAAGATTCAACGAGAGGATAGTCTTCTGTAAAGCCATATACATTTAAAGAATTTTTATCAAAGTTTGCGTTATATTTTCCTATAAATTCTGGTTCAGAAACACTATCTGCCTTATGGAAAATTAATGCAGGATATCCATAAACAGTTGTCCTTATTTTGTTATTTGTCTCTTGAGGAGGCGACTTTACGTCTCCATAAAGAGTATGCACGTAGTTTGCACTACCAGTGTTATGTGTTGATGTCGATTCTGCGTAATCAGCTTTCCATGTGAATACATTTGATGGTAGTTGGTCTACGGCATGTTGGTGCTCTTGTTTATATTTAATTTTATAGTTTTTACGGATATACCACTGACTTGACGTTCCTTGAACATCGATTTTTCCTGTATCTTCAAAATTCAATTGAGGATACAAAGGATGAGTAAATGTTGTTAATACATTCTTTTTATCACCCTTTGCTTTCGGTAAATCACCCGTAATAACTAAAATAGGTAACATATCCTTCAATTTCGAAAAACTCAAATTTCCATAAATATCATATATATCATTTTCTGCAATTACCGATAATTTTTCGCCAACATCCGTAATATCAGCAATATAATTGTCTCTCGCTTCTGCCTCTGTGAGTGCAGTATTATACGACCTAATTAAATACAAGTCTACAGAACAATACGGAGAGCCGACTGTAATATTTGTAGTAGTTGTTTGCTGCATATTGTCATTTTCTGGATATTGTTTCGCTCCAGACAGCACACCATTCAGATAAACAGACATAAGACGATATTCAGTACGTGGTTCGATAACAAATGCAACATGCACCTTTTCTTCGTCTGTATAATTACAAGAAATTTCAGACTGTTCGCTCATCAATTTTGCGGTATCAGCCGTTACTGTAAAACCAATACCATCACTATAACAACTAATAGCAACCGCATTTCTATTATTAACATCTCTAATTGCGAATTCCATTTCTATTGTGCGGCCTGTCTGTCTTGCGTCGGATTTAAATGGCATAAAATTAATTGTTGCTCTAGAATCTCCAGAACACCTCAATGCGACATCTCCATTTTCATCCTGCACCCATCCTGTTGAATCCCAGTTAAAGTTTTCAAATGTAGTAGCTACATCTCCGCTTGCCCAAACTTCACGATTATTATCTGAGTTAGATCTTCCTGCCGCCTTTAACTGCAACTCCAAATCAGTATCTTTAGTAGAAATGTTTACACTACTTTTAGTTACATTAATTATATGTGACTTACTAATCGCACCATATCTAATTGTAAATGTAACTTCACCCACCGGGTAGTCTCTAACAGACCAAAACTGACGAGTTCTGTCTACCGTTCTTGTAGTAGAAGAATAAACTGTGCCATTCTGTTGTATAATAAGCTCAACCTCGGTCGTCATATTAACTGGATCATAAACAGAGAATCCAATATTAACCAATTCGCCTTGAGTAATTGCAGTCACATCATATGCAGATGAAATCATCGCTGTCGTACCAGTTCCAGACACACACATAATATCAAACAATAAAATATTACTAGTTATTTCGACATCATTAATTATCGCAGTTGCGTAAAGTTTCAACATATGTGATCCATGACTCATTGTTGGGATAGTATATGTCTGTTGCTTCCCTGTTTCAGAAACAATTGTTGTATTGTCCATACCGTCCACCACAAAATGAATTGTTTTTTCAATCGCACCATATGGAATATATCGAACATTAACATCACTTTGATAAATTTGAGAATCATCAAAAGTAGAAGTAATACGCAAGCTAATCGCGTTGACAACATAACTTAAAGATTTTGAGTTGCTATAAATATCGCTACAGGTTATTTTAATTTCATTAGTGCCCTCTCCGACATAATGACCAACATCAATTTCATTTTGACCTGAAACTATTTTAACAGTACCTTTTAAATTCCCGCCTACATAAATATAACAAATACCATCATCTTCTGTTTCTGATGATGCAAAACTAAATTTTAAAATTGCTTTACCATTAACAGCCGTTGTAATAGTCGAAGAGTCTAACAAATTTTTTAGTGTAACAGTGGCGCTACCACCGCCTCCACCACCACCGCTAGGAAGTGTAACGGCAGAATCATCAATAGGAGTCCCATCTTGAGCTAAAAATAACTTACCATCAAGTATCACTAAATCATTTGGCATAGCTGCAACTTTATTCTTTTCAATGGTAGTATAATCGTTTGTAGATAGTCCTTTACCACTAACTTTTTGCACTTTATTTTCATCAACCCATTCTCTCACTGACGAAACAGACTTCTTTAACGCACTTAAAATATCCATTGGAAGCGCCTCCTTTCATTTATTTTGTATATAAAATTAAAACCATGTTTTAATATATTTTCGCATTAATAAAAAGCGGAAGAATTAACCTTCCGCCTCTTCAATAATTTCTTCTTTTGGTGCATTCACTTTTTTACTCATGGCACAAAGCGCATCTACCATATTTGAAACAACATCCATATCAATATCATAATTAATAGTATCCGCACTAGCCTTAATACACATCATGACCCACTCTTTCTTTTCATCGCCAGTACCATTTTCAAACTTTTTCTCTGCCTCTTCAACAAGGCTCATTACTAAATCCAAAAGCTTCTGCCAATTCTTTTCTTTAACTGCAGCCTTACAATATTTTACTAACTGAACGACAAGTGGAATTGCCGTAGCAAGACCAGTTAAAATAGCAACAACAATATCATACCATTCCATACATTACACCTCTTTAACCTAAATTTTCATCATCATTTTCGCACATAGGCTCATCTTCATCTGTAACCCCATCTTCAAACTTGCCATATTTAGATTCCTTAAAAACCTTACTGCACTTAATGCCCATAAGTGCGACTACCTCGCTTGTCCAAAACGCATAAAAACAAGTAGTAAGCGTCGAATCTATAGACACTCCAGTAACATATGTAAGCCAAAAACTCGCAACAGTATAAATAATAATAGCAATTACTACCACAACTAACATAACATTCGAAACTTTCCGCTTACTACTTGGATAATACTCAGCATATTTCTGAATAACTTCTTGTTTTGCTTTCTGACGCTCTCCACGTTTTTCAATCCTTTTTAACCTTTTTTGAAACAATTTTTCAAACATAAGTACCACCACTTATTTCAACAATTTTCCCCATGTTTGTGCACCAACAATTCCATCGGCATTAATATTCTTTACTTTTTGAAATTTTATAACTGCATTGTAGGTCCCTGTACCAAAATCTCCGTCTACCCCATAAGATCCACAAGAATACCCATTGCCAATCAATAGTATTTGCAGCGCCCTTACAGAATTATTTTTATTTCCTTTTTTCAGCACATCAAGATTCATAGTACAAGTTCCTCCATTTGTAACAGTTTGCGTCAAATCATATTTGGGTCTCCCATATGACGCTATTCGTTCATAATTTAATTTATATTTCTTTTTACACACTCCACCGCCATTAGCAATAACGCCAGACGCGGTAGAAGTATTGCCTTCAATTGTGTATACGTATGATTTGTCCACATTATACACAAGTCCTGTGTGTACGATTTCTCCAGAACTATTCTTAAAGAAAATTTGGTCACCAATTTTAGGAGAGGTATAGAGCCTGTCAGATTGTTTGTAATATTGCATAGAATAATAACAAGCCGCACCATATGGTCCTGTTTGACAAGTAACCTCTTGTGCCAATTTTGCATTTTGCCCCGCAGCCATATAATGGACCCAGTCAAACCACACGTTACACCAGGCATATCCTTGTTTACTAGCCTGATAATAACCTGCTTTCGCCAAATCTCTTGCGTATTTTGTATAATTTTTATCACCCGCATTGGCAGTTTTAGAATCTAACATAGAATTACTTGCTTTTTCTAAATAACCAACTTCTGCCTCTGCAATTTTTATTACTTGATTAACAGTATAACTCACATTTATCCACTCTCCCCATTAATTACACAACTGATTTAAATTGCCAATCACTCTTGCAAGCCCAACAATATCCACCAGCAGTATATTGTGTTCCTTTACAAACACTAGCAATTCCAGATATATCGACCCCGGTGACACGAGAAGCCTCGGCCATAGTTTTATATTCTGCAATAATTTTTTTAGTCACTTCATCAATTTGAAAAACCGCCTTTGGCACAATCGACGCTCTTTTATATTCATATGGCGGCAGTTTCTCTAGCTTTTTATAGGACCATTGGAATCCACCTGATTGTCTTTGCTTTTCTGCACAACATTTTTCTATATGTCCAATCCCCGTTGCTCTCCGTGCCTCGCTCACAGAATTAAAACTTCTAATATATTCACCACTCAAAGCATACTGGTAAACAGCCATACTTGTTTTTTCTTTAGAAGACTTATACCGCCTATAAGCAATTTCTTCATCTGTAATTCCACAAGCCTTCAATCTCACACTGACCCATCCACGATTAATGCCGGTTTCGTCATGAATTTCACCAACAGATTTGCCTTCATGCCATAATTTTAAAATCTCTTCATCAGCATACCTTGGAGACCCTTGTCCTCCAAGAGTCAAGTTATAACCATATTTATTATTAAAACTTTGATAATAGTCAATCCAGAAAATCTCTCTGATGTCAAGTTCTGTATTGTCACATCTTTCAATCTCTTCAAAAACGAAGACTTCTTTCCCGTATTTTCTTATAGCATTATGAAAATAACTATTATAATCTCTAGATGTTTCACGCATAGAATTATTAATATGTTGTCTCCAACGATCCTCTGGTTTTCTCATTGTTTGTCCAATATAAACTTTTCCATTTACGCTATTAGTTATTTTATAAATGCTGCCCATATGTTCAAGTCTTCCTTTCTTAATAAAATAGGACTGCCCCATTGTAATCAACAGAGCAGCCCAATGTATTAAGTTATAAATTATTCAGCAGACGTTCCGCAATCAAACACAAATGTTACGGCATCATCAAAATCAACAGCGACATCCGTACCAGTCTTAGTCGCCTTTAGGCCAGTGCCAGCAGTAATAGACTGAACAGCAGTATCAAGTTTTGCCTTATCGCCATCAGCGAACTTAGCAAGCTCTGTAGCATTAGCGTGACTATGCTTCTTCGCAACCGCGTCAGCCAGATTAGTCTCAGTTTGAGTATAGGTGTCAAGTAGTGCCTTATTAGCGTGCTCATGCGACTTGGCGGCAATTGGATCAGTAACAGCCTTAATCTGTGCAGCTACAGAAGTATCACCAACCTTAGTCTGTAAGGCAGCAATAGCGGCATGTATTGCGGTCACATCGTCTGGGTGATCCTGAATCCACTGTGCGATTTCCTGTAGCGTGTTAAGAGACTCCTTGGCATTCTCAGGAATTAACTGTGCGGCAAGTTCCTCGTTTGCAATAGTACGGACAGACTTGCTCGCATCGCTTCCAATAAGGGTAGTAACTTTATCAAGCTCAGTCTGAAGACCAGTTACGTCAGCAACTGCATGAGTGTGTTTCTTCGCAGCGTAAGTTTCGCTATAGTCAGGAAGATCAGCACGGGTTACAGTAATAATACCATCAGTTTCAGAAACAGCAGATACATACTTGCCGTCAACTGCTGTGTCAGCCTTGTCTAGCTTGTTAATTTCCGCAGTAATCTGAGCAGAGACAGAGCCGCCTTCGCCAATAGATGCTTCTAACGCATCAACACGAGCATCCATCGCTGTGTCAAGCTTATCTGCATACTTCTTCGCACCAGCAATAGTAGCAGAAGCATCAGTGTCGGAAGTACCGCCCTTTAACTCAGTCTTGGCAGCAGTGACAGCAGTACTAATCTGAGTCGCTACAGCAGTATCACCAACAAGAGCGTTTAGAGCAGCGATGTCGTCCTTGTTTGTCTTAATGCCTGCCTTAACGGTAGTATCATCATATGTAGCCGCAGCCTGTGCATCAGAGATCATCTGTACAACAGTCTTATTATCTGCCACAGTACCAACCTTTGCGCTTAGAGCATTCACGCTAGTCTGTGCATCAGTACCAGCCTTCTTAGCTGCAGCAATAGCGTCGTCCTTGGCATTAGCATAACCTTGCGCTTCGGTCTTAGTGGCATAATCGCCAGCAGCCTGCTTCTTACCAAGTTCGGTCTCTACAGACTTAAAGTCATTAATAACGTCGCCTGTCTTAATGCCAGTAATGGCAGCATCATTAGATGTCTTATACTCATTTAGAGCAGTCTGAACCTTTGCAGCCTCGCCCTTAGCTTCATAAGTATCAGCCAGCTTTAGAGCAGCAATAGCATCAGAAATCTGAGTAGCAACAGCCTTGTCACCAACCTTTGTTTCCAGTGCATCAATATCACCCTCTGCAGTAGTAACACGAGTTGTAAGAGCGGTTAGGGCCTCATTAGTAGCAATACCAGCGTCCTTAATAACATTGTTGATAAAAGTGGTTAGAGCAGATTCAGATTTTGCCGCAGAAATAACGTCAGACGCCTTCGCATAGAAGCTCCAACCAAGATCTTTGAAGGTTTTAACACCGTCTTCGCCAATCTTAACCATTACAACTGGCTCGGTCAGACCAGTGCCTGCGGAAGCAGCGACAGTTGCGAACGCAAGTTCGCCCTTTTTGAGAGGTAGAGTAGAACTATTCCAATTTTCCAAGGTATCAACTTTTAGTAAAATTCTAGTGTTTAGGATTTTCTCGGTAGCCATAATTAACAATCTCCTTTAATTATATTTTTATTTCATTCATTTTGTATTATCTAAATTAAGCAGAAGCTCCTCCGTCAAGCACGAGATAATCACCGTCAGTCTGCACAAGCTTATTAATATTCAGACTATTAACTTCCATAGTACCATCAGTGCCAACTGCAACCTTATTCTCTGCAGTAGAACTCATAACAACACCAAGAACAGTACCAGTAGCTACAGAAATATCAACACTCTTATCAGTGATATTAAGAGCAGTACCGCCAACTTTAACAGACTCGATCTTATTAGCCTGAGCACCAACCTCAATACCATCCAGCTTGGTTTCTTTCTCTGTGCTTAGTAGACCAAGAACAGTATCCCTATTAGTAGTAATCCAAGAGCCAAGCTCTTTAACATTAGAAGCATTAATTTCGCCACTAATTTCAACCGTGCCGTCTTCGGACAGCACAAGTTTCCCTAGCTTAGTAGCTTCGTCAGCAGTAATTAGACGAGCGCCCTCAACTTTATCAACTTTATTACCAAGAGCCTCTGTTAAACCACTAACCTTACCCATTGCAATATCAAGCAGGGTTAACTTCTTAGCCTCATCAAGACCAAACTGAGCGGTATCAACACTATCAATCACATTAACCTGCGCACCTTCAGCAATACCTTCCAGTTTAGTAATTAGAGTATCAGAGACAAGAGACTTGCCGTCTTCGACCGCTACCTTACCAGCAAGTGCATCAGACAGGCCGGTAACTTTGCTCATAGCAACGTCTAGTAGGGTCAGTTTTCTAGATTCATCAACCGCGAACTGAGCATCATCAACAGCAGCAATAATGTTCTTTTCTGCGCCGACATCCTCTAGTGCCTTAACGCGTGTGGTTAGCGCAGTGAGGTCTGCAGCTTTTGCATAGTCACCAATCTTAAGAGCATCAACAACTTCCTTAATATAGGCAACAATAGTTGTAGAAGTTGCGCCCTCTGGTAGCGATCCAACAAAAGTTTCAAGAGCATCAATCTCGCCCTGAAGCGCAGTCTTATCTGCACCCTTTAAATAATCCTTCTCAATATTGGATACACGGGTAACTAGCTCTGCACTTGCAGTAGTATCAGACAGAATCCAATCGGCAATTTCCTTTAGAGTATCATATTTCGCATCAATACCGGCCTCGCCCATAATTGCAGTAATAGCATCTGTCTTAGCCTGAGTTGCCTCTTCGGTGATCTTTGTCTCAAGAGCAGTTTTATCAGCGGCCTTTAGATAGTCACCTTCAATAGTTGCTACACGACCAACAAGAGTTGTGTCATCATAGACAGACTCGTTAATCATTTCAACAACAGTCTTACCCTCAGTAACGTTACCAATCTTTTGGTTAATGGCAGTAATGCTAGCAGTGTTGTCTGCGACACCTTTAACTAGGCCACCTTCGGCATTACCAACAGTTGATTCTACTGCGCCAATTCTAGTCTTCAGACCTTCAATTTCGGTAGCCAGACCTTCAACAGTAGTAGCGCTAGGTTCAACCCATGTAAGTTTACCGTCAACCAATAGTGGCTGATAATTAATTTTAGTTACAACTCCCTGATCGTCTTCTCTAGTTAGCTGCAGACCAGCAACACCATATAGACTTACAGTACCGTCTTCAGCTACAGTAATAGTAGATTCATCACCAACAGGAGAAGTACCAACCTTCTTTAGAGTGCCCGCTACATCCTGAATAGCATAAACAGTTGCGATATTATTCTCGCTATCAACAACAGTTAAAATCTGTCCAACATATGCAACAGGGTCAGTTTTCGCATAATTCTGAGCCGCTTCTAGACTTGCCCATACGGAACTATTATCTAATGGATTAGGATTACCACGTCTGAAATTCAGGGGGAAACCTAGTCCATCAGCAGCAGTGTATTTATCTAAATTATATTTTGCCATAACTCATTTCCCTCCTTATGCTAAAGTAATCTTATGTACTTCGCCAGCATCAATTGCAGCAGGCTCATACACATACACATTGTACGAAACAGCAGCAGCACCATTTACACCCTCTACCTCAACAGCATTCGCGGTCTTTACATAAGAATCCGTTACAGGGGTGTTCATAGCAGAAGTCAGAATAACTTCCTTTAAACCAGCACGAGTAGAAGATGCTGGAATTGCAATAACAATTCTCTTAGCGGTCGCACTACCATTTAGAGTAAAAGTCTTGCTACCATTATAAGCACCGCCATTGGTCATTCCACGAATAATCGCAGAAGTTAGAGGTGCATTAGCGGTTGTAGTATCTAGTACACCGTAGAAGAAACTACGATAGCCAGTAACTGCACTAGAAGTGGTAGACTTAGAACCAGCCGCAATCTTACCAGCCTCATATGGGGTCTTCTTATTGGTTACCGGAACCGCACCCTCGGTATGAGTGGCTTTCGCTGTAATCTTATAGTTAGTACCGTCAGCCACAGTAATCTCCGGGAATGTTCCAGAAGCAGATGCAGAAGTATTACCGTCAGTATCAGTAATTTCCCATGTAGTCACCGTAACATTAGTGGCTGGTCCATATGTGTAACTACCCGCATTAAACGTAGCGGAATAAGAAGGAATTACCTTAGAGCCAACTTCATACGCCTTGGCCTGAGAGAAAGTTAGCGCCACTTTGGGCTGAGTAGTAGTTGGATTCTGCTCTTTAACAAACATTGCTTCAAATACTTCCTTAATATTCTTGCCACTAGAAGGAATTGTACCCTGCCCATTGGTCAGTGTAATATAACCAATTTCCTTCGTAACAAGCATGTCCTCGTCAAAATAGACATTGTCCGCATTGTAGTTACCATCCATGGCAACCCATTTAACACCATCATAAACATAGGCAGTGTAAGAATACTTGCCATCGGCAATTAGAGTTTTTACAATAAAAATATCATCTTTGTGTGTTTCGCCAACATTGCCAGCCGCTAAGACTCTAGCGATAACTTCCATGTCAGACTCGCCATTCTGCTTAACGCCCTCGTAATGAGAAGCTGCCGTAGGAATTTCACCCGCATAAATGGCATGTAGGTTTTCATATGTAGTAATACCATCGCCGATCTTTAATGTACCTGCATTAATATCATAACAAGGTTCGCCTGCGGCTGGTACAACATCTTTATTTGTAGTCCAGTTCGCTGAAGTGTCTCGCTTGAACTGGATTACAGTACGTAAAGTTTGATTCGCCATTCTAAAATCTCTCCTTTATATATTATTTAAACAGCACTACCGCCATCTAGAACAAGTGTAGTTTCCGCATCATTAACTAATTTTGCAACACTAACACTTCCAATACCAAGAGCGCCACTCTCTGAAATTGTTACTTCATCAGAAGCCGCTAAACCCGCACCAATAGGTACAACTACAGATTTATCCGCAACAGCAAGCACATTTTCACCTAGTTTGACAGTTTCAATTTTATTAACCTGTGCGCTTGACTCAACACCATCCAGTTTATCAAGTAACGTATTAGTAAAGTCATTCGTAGATAGTCCTTTATCTGGAACTGCGTCAACCTTACCAGAAACAGCTTCAGTAATCTGAGATGCTACACTCGTATCACCAACTAGACCCTGTAAAGCAGTAATGTCAGTAGCCATATTAGCAGTCTCGCTACCATGCGCCGCAACATAATCAACAAGCTCTTTGAATGTATTTACAGTACCATCTTCAGAAATTTTATTTGCAAAATCATTGATTTTAGCATCGATCTTAGCATCAACCGTGCCTTCACCGGTACCGTCCATTTTAGTCTCAAGAGAAGAAACTCTATCCGCAAGAGGAGATTGTCCTTCTCCCGTAGGAGTCAAAATTTCTTGTACTGCGTTTACTTCAGACTGTAGATTTTTTACATCAGACTGCAACCCAGCAACTGTAGCTTGCAAACCTTCAACGGTCTCAGTTGAGGGCACAACCCATTCTAGCTTGCCTTCGGCATTCTTACGAGGTTGTGCGCCAGTCTCAGCCGCATCAAAACCAACAAGTTTAAACACATCATCTACAAGAACAATTGAGTTTCCATCCGCAGATACGGCAACACCACTGCCGCCGCCAATAGCACTTAGCTGCTCATAAGTCTTAACACCATCACCGATTTTTAAAGTACCCAGATCAAGATCAAAACAAGGTTCACCCGCAGCAGGTATTACACTCTTATTAGCTTCCCATTCCGCAGTAGTAGCTCTGCGAAATTGAATTCTCATTTTTAGAATTTGCTCTTTTGCCATTAGACATCTATCCTTTCTAAATTATTTTATATATGACAAAACGACAGAATTAATATCCCGCCGCACCGCCTCCATCCCACACCTGATATGTATCTTCTTCGTCTATATATCCATCACCATCGCCACCATCAGCGACGTTAATAATAATCTGCTCCCCGTTACAGTCACAAATCGGAGTGAGACTCTTGTCATCCTCTATCACATGAGGTACCCAGCCCTCATCCAACTTAACAACAACAATATCTCCAGCTTTACCGTTGTCAACAGCCCACTTCGCCGCATCAACCATATTTGTAAACTTTATAAGTTCCTTTGCACCAGCCTCAACTTCCTTAAGCAATGCCTCAAGCAATTCAAGTCTATTAAGAATATCCTCAACTACCGCATCTTGTTCGCATATATAATCAGTAGGAATTGGTTGCTGATATACTGCAAATTTAACAGACTTAATGGTGCTACAATATCCATCTTCGTCTTTTACACACGCATAAGCAATCAAATTTTTTGGAAGCTGCAACAATACATCTGGAACATTACAAATTCTGAATCCATCTTTATCTGTATATACAGGACGCCGTTTTGAGTGTTCCATGTTGCGATTTGAAAAACGAACTTCTGTAACACGATCATCTAGAACAATTAACTTTTGCTTAGTGTCCCATTGCCAAAAATTTGTACGTCCGTCATAAATTTTAAATACATTCTGTGGCACAATCTCACCCCCTAACAGACTGTATTGCGTTATTAATCTGCTCTGATACAGATGTATCTCCAACAAGTTGAGCAATATGCTCAATTTCTTTTCGTAGCATAAAAATCTCATTTTTTAATGCTTGAAATTCTTCTTTATTAACAGTTGTATCAATTACTGTATTAAGTTGAACTGAAACTGGGGTGTCACCAATTAGTTCGCTAACTATTTCATTTGTTGATTTGTTTTCCATGCGTGTCACCTCAATTCAGCTCATGTTTATCCCATAGTTCTTTAGCCTTACGTGTTTCTGGACACTTTTCAAAAACAAAGACCAGGGAATCTTTTCTATATGTACCTGTATAGAGAATATCTAGAAGGTACTCAGGGCCAAGATGTGCTAAATATCGCTGACATTGAAGCATATTGGTCACATAAACACAGTTAGCTTCGTTATACTCTCGACCTGTAATCTTAGATATAATCAATTCCTTTTCCTCCTTTTTTGCGTAAAAAATAAGGTACTAGAACCTCGTTTTGCATGAAGTTATAGTACCTTATTTATCTTCTTTTACTGTAACTACTTCATGTGATTTTGCTGCCTGCGGCGCAGCAGGTTTAACTACGGGCTTGGGATCTTCTGCAAAGATGCTTGCAATATCGCGTTGGACGTAGTCTTTGAAATTTTCTTTGTTAGATAGATCACAAGCTTCGAGAGCTTTCCTAGCCTCGGATTTAGTCAACATTTGCATATTATAACGAGTACAAATGTCAAAAATGTTTTTGCAGTTCTCTTCATGGAATTCTGCCATCCAAGAAGGCTTCATACGATCCTGAGAACAAGAACTACAATAAAGGTAAGTTTTGCCGCATAAATAGCATTCACGTTGTCTGCGAGCCATAAAGGTCACGCTCCTTTCAGTAAAATAAAAAGTGCGCTTCTATGAGGCGCACGTTAAAGTTGGGTTGTTTAGAATAGATTTAATTTTGTCGTCGATGAGAGTTTTATAAGATTCATCATGTTCTGTCCAATATGGGATAATTAAAAACTCATAACCGTTTGATATCGCATAATTTTTCTTAATTCCGTCACGATATTGTAATAATTTAAAGCCTTCTTCAGGGGTAACACCACGTTCTTTTGCGTCGGTTTTAGTATGTAAACATATCTCGTAATGCTGTTTCCCATTTACTTCAATAAGAAGTTTGCTGGTATTATTTATAATAAGTTCCCTGTCGTATGGTAATTGATACCCGGTTAACGGGTTAATACACATCAAAGAGCAATCAAACTCTTTATTGTATTTAAAAGAATAATTTCCTAAAATATATTCATCAACTTTCTTCTGAAGATAACTATCAACAGAATCCTGATGACACTTTGGACATTCAAAATTTCTTTCCACGGCTCGAAACACCTGAGAACAATAATCGCCATGCATACCAGAATCACATTTAAACCACATTTTACGCTTTGATTTGGGAGCAACATCAAACGGAGAACACTTATTTTTATTTGACCAAAAATCAATAGATTTAGGATATACATTTCCCAATGAATCTAGCAAATGAATTTTTTGCATATGACAATAAGAACATCTAATTCCCTTTCCAACAAAATCATATGGGCGCACAGAATAGCTGCCGTGATATTCTTTTTCTTGACATTTAATATATACAATACAATTAGACATTCTAGCAATAACCATCGGATCTACTTCATTTTTTTCGTAATCCCAATATTTATTTAAAAAGTCATTACAAATATTATCAATACCCCACTGCCCAAACGAATTGCATCCGACACAAATAATATTATAGTTGCCAGATTTTTCTCTCATACTTAAATATATTCCGGTGCTAGAATGTTTTCCACATGGACATTTAAAATATGTTTTAACACGTGTATTAAAAGGTCGTTCATTTGGGGATTTTTTATTTAAATCATAATCCCATCTATCCAATAAATCTTGACGATTATTTTCCACACACCAATCATAGAAACTCTTTGTAAATTTCATATCATAATCCGCCTCCAGATTATATAATGCCTCTTTTAAATTATACAAGAAGGGGAGGGAGGCACCTCCCCTTATCGACAGGACCAATTACCTTCCTATCTATCTTGTAAATAACATTATATCACATTCATTTTGTATTGTCAATACCTGGGAATTGTAAAATATTATTCCTGATCACCAGGGACAACAATAGAGAACACTGTTATGTTTAGACAAACCGCTACATTTGTCCGGCATAAAACATACCCTTTATCTTTCGATAAAGCACAGACTATATCTTCACCCACACGCGTGGGGCACACCACTTCGAGCGCCAATAGCTTGCACTCTACGAGAATTGACTTCTCTAGTCGTTGAGGATTCTCCTATTCGGAGCTTTCCTGCTGATTACCCATTACAAAGATGTTTAGGATTTAACCATGCACCATCTCATAACTTTTTTCTGCTTTCGCAACCATAACATTTATGCTTATTTCATCATTCTGCTTTGGTATATGAGCTTTAGGGTATTCCAGCACTTCAATGTGTTATTTATCATATAAATTACTTTATACGGAGACTATTCATAAGCGGTTATGCCGCCAATCCAAATCTCTTTTCCTTGTCGCAGTAGTCCTGCTGCGCCTTCATGCTGAAGGGGTGAGCACCATCATCACCTTAATTGACACACGCTACTATGTCAATGCCTTTCGGCCTCATGCTTTCACATGAGATGAGACTATTTCTTCACCTTATTAAAATAAGGGCAAACCACTTCGACCATCAAACACTTATGGTCTACTCCCTAACGGGATAGTCGTTGAAGATTCCTCATGCCTTGCGGTTTAGAGGCTTTCCTGCATGAACAGCCATTATAAATGAACGTTTAGGATTTGACCATGCGTTCATCCCTACGTTTTTTCTACTTTCGTACCATCATATATTTTTTCAAACATATTGTGGTGTAGGGCTTTAGGCATTACCTGCAATTAAATTTGTGTCCTATGCACATCACTGTACACACGCCGCTGGTGCCATTTTCGGTAGCAATACTCCAGTCAAAATCTGGAGAAAGTTTTGCGTTATTAAAAATTACATCTTTACCACACTTGCTTTCACAAGCCCATTAAAAAATGGTTGTAGTCTGGACCATACCACAATCTTATATATTAAGATTTTCTTATTATGGCCTCTGAACGTCCCTCTCATAAAGAGGTTTCGCTGCGTTAGATTGCCCAATCCTTAATGATTTTACCATACCGAAGCCGTTACTCTTCGCCGTTATCTATGTCTCCATGAAAACTTGGTTATTAAGGCTCTCAGGGGTTTCCCGCAATTTAAAGAATTTTCGATATACATCTCTGTATAAAGGCGCACTCATTTTACGCATAGATTAAATTCGTCTGATCACATACGTCGCAACCTAGAACTTCCATAATAAACTTGCAGCCAACAGGGAAGTTATTAGCAGAGTTAACAACCTCAACTGCATTCTCAGACTCGTACTCATACATTACAAACATATCAGTACCAACTGCTAGGCCAGTAGGTAGAGTCAGAGTATAATCCGCCTCAGTATAAGCAAATGCATCTGCACCAGCAGCAGTCTCCTTTTTATACTTTACACCAAAGGTGCTATCTCCATTAATTGCATAAATCTCAGTAGGAGCAGCAACTGGCTTGTGCTTTAGAACATATTTACCACCTTCTGCAACAGTGAAACTCTCCATAGCAGGTACAATTACCTTCGCGCCAGTAGAAGCAACCTTCTTAGAGGTACCAAGCTGGGTGCTCATCAAACCTAGGTCGAATAGAGCATTTTCAGCAGAGAACTCCGCAGTCTTAGCGCGGTAGAAAGTTGCAATAGGAGTGCCCATTGCGTCAACAGCATCAGTACTCTCAGAAGCACAGTTTAGAGAAGCGTTCTGAATCTGATTAATAGAGAATAGTACACTATCATCCTTCTGAGAGAGGGCCACGCCTCTAATAATTCTATCTATAACAAAATTATTAATGTCAAACATAATCAATTACCTCCATAAAAATAAATTATTTTTTAATATAATAAAAGAGCCACATCTCACGGCTCCTCCATCCAAGTTAACTATTTGTGTCACGAAGCCAATTAAGCTCCGATTTATTAATTTTCTTAGTGTCAATCATGCCAGAGTACATACCCTTCAAAAGCGCATCAGAGTTAACAATAATCTGTAGACGATTCAAATCATCAAACAATTCATAGAAACCCATATTGCGCACATAATCTTTTGTATATCCTTGTCTAACCTTTACGGCAGAAATTAAAGGCAACAAATAAGATTTAAAAGGCTTGTCTTTGGCGTGTAAAATTCTTTGTCTATCTTCTTCAATTAATATTTGCCTAGTCCTTTTATTAGCAGGTTTTTCTATCTTTGGTTTAATATTATGTAATTTTCGAAGATAGTTCACAATTCTAAGATATATCATCTTGTCGATAATAACTCCAGTTTCCTTGTCGGCTAAAACGATTTCTCCATTCTGATTATTCCTAAAAGGTTTCATTTTAGATAGGTCGAGATCACCTAGTAGGATGCCAGTCCTATCTGGTGTTAGGGTTTGAGACAACATAAGGAATAGTTCAAAATCCTCAACTTCTACCCAGTCAAGACCCATATCATCTAACTGACTTTTCATGTCGGACGGAATAGCTGTTAATGTGTATATGGTAGAAAAATACTGTTGTTCGCCATAATCTACTAGCTCTCCAATTCTTGGTTGATGAATTTTAATATAATCATTAATTATATAATCATCTCCAAAATATAAACCAAGCTCATCAACGTCCATACTTATCATACAAATTATCCATCCTTGCTTTGTTCAGCGAATTTGGCTTCTCAGCCTTAAACTGCAATGTCCTGCAATAATAATCAGAATCAACAGCACTCTCCTTATTGGTAATCAATTTAAACTGTAAACCAAAAAGATTTGTCCAATTAAAATCATCTCTCACAAGATACCCTAAAAGATCATGTCTGCTAATTCCGTATTCCGTCTTCATATCATCAAGATGACAGATACAGTGAAATTGAATATACTGCACTTTTAAACATTCATTATAACGATGTTCTTCAATGTCATCGACCGTAAAACATATAAAATTTCGGACAGTATCTTGAGTTTGTGGTATCCTAACAAAATCATAAACATTAGTGTCCAAGAACTCATCTGGACTATCTATATCTATTGCTGGATTGTGTAGTGCCTCAAGTATATCCGTGTCGGCTATTAATGTTTGTTTTATCAATCGTTTCATTTCGATAATATCATCATTAACATTCTGTATATTTCTTTTCATAGACTCGTCACCTCCACAACCAGTGAAGTAGAATTATATTTAGTTTTTGCAGTAATTGTAAATGTTTTACCAATTAAAGAATAATCATTTTTACATTTTACTTTGAAAATGTTACCAGATATAGAAGTTTCAAGTTTACTAGAGTCGCCGTTTACAAAATCAACGCTCCACTCTATATCTTCAGTGCAATCAACAAGTTTCCCATCAATGCGAGATTTTAAAGTAAATTTCTTATAACCGCCACCTGCTTTAACAGTAGGAGAATTAGAACAGGCAATTTCAAGTTCTGATACAGTTGGTTGTTCTTCAGTTTCTTTAATTTCTGGCTCAACCGCAGATTCATAATAATTACCAATCATGAGTTCTGCATTATCCCTGGCTGGATCATACATTTCTTGCACCATTGTAAACTTAGAAATACCATCAGTTGCAATGTCTTCGATTTTAGTAATTTTCCATGCCAAAGGAGGATATCTATCTACGGAAGATTTCAAAAACTTAGTGTCATAAACAATTGTCTTTGTGTCGTCATTTGTAGGAAGCCACATAACTTCCTGATTTTCAACAGTTTGCATAGTATAATCTAACCATACACCACTGTTGTAAGAATTTTGTTTTCTCGGCGCACCAAGACACTCAAAAATTCTACGCTTTCCACCAATTTTAGAAACCCATCTATAAGTCCATGTACACTTCAGAATAGAAAACTGATGAAACTGAGTTCTATCATCTTCATGTACAATTAACCACCATTCGGATTCATCCATTTCATTATGTATAGATACATAAGAACCAACTTTAATATCAGGTCTATTTTTCAGGTCTTCCAATCTAAATTGAAGTAAATAAGCTATATTGTCACCCGTGATATTATAATACGATTTTACGTTATATTTTGCGTAAACTGGAGTGTCGTCATCATCAATTACAGGCAGGCCGCTATCAACCCACTTCACATAAACAGGCTTAGTAGCTGCATCTCGCATCCAAGATGCATCCATAATTCTTTGAGCATTCCTACGTCTTGCTTCGCCATCATAACCGCCCATAGTGGCCATGCGAAGTTTATAACTGTCAAGCATAGAAATCACTCTCCTTAATGCAGTTTACCATACCACATGCGTCAAGCACTGCCTTACGATATTTCTTGTAATCATCTTCGCCTCGTGCATATTCAAGAAGGCTCATAATAGTAATTACTTCTGGCTGAAACCCAGAAATTTTATTGAAACCGCATAGCCGTTGTAGCACTGATTCAAAGTAATTATCAAGATACTCATAAGAATTTTCTTTATATGGTAAAAGTTTATATATAGCAGCCACAAAATATTGTTTTTCTGCCGCTATTTGACTAGGCGGTGCCTCTAAATAAATATTCACTGGAGACACCACCTTAATCATTAAAATAGGAATTGTTAGTGTAAGTATGATAATTATGCAAGCGATTCATTTCAAGAAGATTCTGTTCTTTCATTGCACGAAGTTCTGCAATATGATTAGCCTGTGAATACACCTTTTCTTCTTTCCCGCCGATAAACTGCAATGTTAATTCAGTAGAATTTAAAATTGGTGTCAACCAGCTATCTACCATACCACAAGCAAGAAGTTCAACCTCCAAATCAGACAAATCTTCTTCAAATTCCTGAGCCTCATCATCTCGTTTAGATAGATCATGTTCACATTTCCGTACACGAATTACCGCACTATTTAACCAACTATTCATCATCTCATCAAATGTATGGTCATCCAAATCTGCAAGATTAAAATCCGTACATTTATTTAAAAACTTACCATACACTTTTTCATACGGAGTTGCCATGTAAGGTCACCTCCTAAAATTAAGACAGATATAATTTAAGATCTGTGCCAAGAATTTCATCAATCGCCTTGATCTTAGCCAAACTGTCCAATGAACCATCCAAAATTTTCTCACCAGCAATATTTTTAACCGCCTGTTGAACGCCATTTGGGGCATTCTTAAGCGCAGTCTTAAACTTGCCAAGAGGTAGGTCTAGAATTTTTTCAACATCTACATCAACAATTTTACTATACATATTTTCAAAATCCTTTCCCCACTGAGCAATTAACTCTTCATCTTCAACAATAATTCTTGGCTTGAGAAGGTGTGCTGACCTAATAGACCTAAGTGCCTGTAAGTCTTGATACTCAACTGGAGTAGTATCACCATAATTTGACCAAGAATATAATAGCTTAGACTTTGGACCGACTATAAGCAGCTCTCCGTAAGTAATGCTGCGACAAGTAATTTGCTCGTCTGGGTCATACTTACAGTGAGCCTTAGCAACAGGCTTCTTAACTTCTGTCTCCACAATTTCTTCTGTATGAATTTCCTTTTTTGTTGCCATATTAATTTCTCCTTTTATTCAATATATTCATTTTGTATTATCAATTAAGCAATATTCCAGACACCAAAACGTAGGCCGATCTGAACACCAACGCCAATCTTGAACATATATCTGAAATCATATGTCATATCCTGATTGGTAACATTATCCTGTACCTGGCGCATTTCGGGCTGACCCTCGTTAACAACTTTGACAAACTTGTTGTCACCAACAGGCATGATAAATAGCTGCTTATCATTAACTAGTCTATGAGTGGTATCATTAAGCTTGAAGCCTTGTTTAATTTCCACAAGTCTCGTTCCCTCAAAGTACCCTAAGCGACCGGTAGTATAACGCTCCTGCTTCATTTCATCAGAAACCCAATCAATCTTCTGCATACCCTCTAGCTTGCTTAGAGCAGCCTTAGTGCCCATAATAACTACGTCCATACCAGTAGCCATCTGAACATCCTCAATTAGAGTCATAAACGCATCCTTAGTTGCATCACCAAGGTCGCCAGTCTTAACCCACTGGCCAGCGCCGCCAGCACCACCTGGTAGCTCAGAAGCGGCAGACACAAAAGCCTCATAAATAGACTCATTTACGAATCTATCAACAGCTTCGTAAAGCTTAGTTACAAAAGTAGCAAAGTCTTCTAGACCAGTTAGCAGCTTCTCATACTCACTGTAAACAGCAATGCCATACCAAGAGGTAGCGACAGAGAAGGTTGTACCCTTACCTAGTCTCTGACGATCTAGATCCCAATGGTTACCAGAAACCTTGGAAACAGTTAGAATTGTCTCGTCCTCGGTATAGAACACATTCTGATCACCAATGTCAATATTTCTAGTCTCAACAAACTCATTAAAGAAAGGATTGTCCTGCCAACCACTCTGTAGTAGGTTAGGAACAACTTCCTCAATTAGATCAAATAGAACCTGCTGATTCTTTCTAATAGCCTTACGAACTTCTGCCTTGCTGGAATTTTCATCACAGCCAATAATCTTCTTAAACATAGCGGTAATCTTAGCATTAGCTTCCTTAATAGTAATGCCATCTTCTAGATTGTCATTAGCAACATCTAGCATTAGCTTGTTAAAAGATGCGAACTTTGCATCATCATTTTCAAAAATTTCGCGAACATGCGCGTCAAAATTCATTAGTTTAGCCATTACCTTTCACCTCCTTAAAATTATAGATGCATTACCTGCAGCTTATACATAATTAGATTGCTGCGGACGATCTTCTTTAGAACCTGAGCACAGAACTGGGTTTCGTCAAGAGCATCGACAACCTTATAAATCTTGCCTGTAGCATCAAAAGTTACATACTTCTTCTCTTCTGGAGCCTTATCAAAAGCAGCCTCTGATAGAGAGAAACGGTCGCCAATACGTAGAGTGTAAGCACGTACACGGTCACCCTTCGCATTATAAAATCTATCCTCGTCCGCATAAGTCTTTAGAGCGGTAAAAGGAACAACTGGAGGATTAAGTAGTAGAAGTGGCTCGTCGCCTGCAGCATAAGCCTTCATGGTCCAAGTTTCATCCTCATACTCTTTGTCATCATATACATCTCTTGCAACAATCATGCCGTTGTCAAGATCTTCAGTAATAGCAATGCTATAAATGTGGCCACCGCCGAAATTGGTTGAAAGCAGATTAGTGCTTTCTGCAACGACGTGCCCGCCTTTAATCATATCCTGCATATATTTTTCCACCTTTCATATAATTTAAAATTTGTGTAATATAACAAAAACGACCATTTTGGTCGTTTAAGTAGTAAATATTAATTTGTTTTTATAACTTATTCGCTAAAAAGTCCAGAATAAGCTTTCTTTTTCACATTTGGTTTTGCGTTAAAATTAATACCAACAGAGCGTTTCTTTTCGGGCTTATTAGCATCAAAGCTAAACTTTTTCTTCATAGATGCGGCAAATAGAAGATCTGCCTTCACCTTAATTTCCTCAACAGAATATTTATCCATCTCAGAAACTAGCGTCTTAAACTCGTCAGAATCTGCAATCTCGGCATATTCCGCGCTGCTAAGAACAGCTTCCTTTTGTGCTTTTAGCACAGATGCGTCATAATTGTCTTTGAATACCTTAAGTTCATTATATTTAGACTCTAACAGCGCATAATCCTCTCGCATCTTTTCAATGGCAATTTTTTCAGACTCTGTAACAATCAATTCAAATACTTCCTGTCTATCACCATCAAGTGCGACATTCTCACCATCAACAGAATAACCAAGCTTATAAATTTTCCTGCTGTCCCAGCCCTCTATATAAAAATAGTTATCATACACATCTCTGATGTAATAATAATCATTATCTAGCTCGTCAAATTGTCCAATTAAATTATAAAGCGCACAACGTATATCATCATGAGACAATTCTACAGCAAAATTTTTGGTAAACTTTTCTTCAGCCTGGGCTTCATCCTGATTTTCATCACCATCTTCAGAAGCAGAAGTTTCTTCAATGGTGGACTCCTCTTCAGAATGAACTTCCTCTGTAATTACAGTTTCATCAACATTAACTTCTTCAACTTGATTTTCAAGATCCTCATTTACAACAACATTTTCAATGCCATCCATCTCTTCGTCTCCTCCTTCCTCTGAATTTGATTTATTGAAACTTGATAAAGTTACATTCAACTTCTCAAGGGTTTCAATCAATTTATCTTGATGATTAAATACTGGCTCTTTATGACAAAAATCTGTAATATCAGCTCTTGCCCCAAGCATACCTTCACCTATTTCATTTCCTTCTTCGTCCGATCCTAACAAACTCGTCGCTCCAAAGTAGAAATCAGTCAAATCAAGATATCTTTCTTTAGCATTATAAGAAAGCTCATTAATAACTAGTTCACAACTAACTTTAGTGCCATTTTTTCTACGAATAATATCCGCAGCGCTGGTGTATTCCTCTGGAATAACCGCATAAGCATTAACATATGTTTTATCCATCTCTTCATCATACTGAAGATACGGCTCTTCTGCGGTGAAACAGCCAACTTGCTTTTCTAAATAATTAATTTTCTCATCGCCATTTTTATCTTCGACAATCTCTATATTATGTGCATAAAAATCTTCCTCTCCATTAGGAAGCGTATGAATATATGCCAAAATTGGTCTGTATTTTAAAGATGGCATAGCTTTCTCCATATTTTCTTTAGAAATATGAGATCCATTGCGGTTAGTATCAATATGTGCGACTTTAAGTTTAAGTTTTAACATACCTGGCATATCATTTTCTGATTCTTCAAAATTTCCAGGCATGGATACAACAATTGGCTCGCCAGATTCTTTAGAACTAAAATTAAAAGATTTATTTTGTTCAACAAAAAACCTATATAAACTATCAAGAGTCATAATTTTCTTAGTCATTTTTGTCCTCCTTCCCTTATAGAATTTCGGACGTGCGTCCATATATTAGAAAACGAGCCTATCTGTATAGGCTAATTTTTTAATATCAATTTCTTCAAAATTAAGTTTTACTTTATCGTTATTAATAAACGTATATGTATTATTGATATTTGACACCATATAAAACCCATGAGCAAGTAGGTAGGTGCTCACGGTTTTGTCTTGTGTAATAATAAAATTTTTTTTAGACATCGTGATACCTCCTTTATAAACATAATTTAATTATCATTTTTATTTCCGTCACGTGTCGCTTCGCCTTCATCAGATAATGGTGCATCAGACTCTGGCCTGCCATCAGAACCATCACCATTTTCAGATAGTCCAGCACTTTGCACATTGCTTGAAACAAGCGGAGTTGCCCATGACATAGTTCCAATTCCAAGGGCATTTTCTATAAAAGACATTCCACGTTCTTTTACCGGGTTCACATTAGTTAAAGATGCCAATTCAAGTTTAACTGGAACACTATATTGTGCAAGTTTCAATAGCTTATCCACTCTATCATCAATAAAATATGGAGAAATATCACTGTATTCAACAATCATACCAGTTTCTCCAAGATGATTTAAAATCCATAGATTTTGCCACGCATTAATCTGCTCTATAGGAGCCATCGCATCCATAGAGTCAAATTGAAGTGCCAATTTAAAACTTGTACTATTAGTAATTTTATTTTGATTTAGAACAATACCACCATTAGCATTAATAATATTTTCATAAGCTTTAGAAATAATATTAACATCATTAGCATTATTGCTATTAAAATCTATACTATCAAGTTTCATTGGAGACATTGCTAAAGCAACGTTATCTGGAACAGCAGACTGTAATTTCTGATAAAATGAATTTGCTAAATCAAGATCAATTTCAAAATCATCAACATCTTTTGTACCAGAAATTGTATCAATTTTTGCATAAATAAGTTTATATGCCTCTAATTTATCCTTTAAATCTTGAACCGCCTGCAAATCTGCAAGACTAATAATCCCATCAAATAATCCAGAAAGTGGCGGAACTGGATAATCTAAGTTATCTATGTTAATCTTTAAACAGAACGTATTCTCAATAGGAAGCTCCGCCCATCTCTGCGTGTTATCACTTTTATATTTATTATACAATTTCTTAAAAATAGGGTCGTATACATCTAAATAATAAGAATTTGTACCAGAATCAAAGAATGAGCAATCAAACGCGAAATTTAGCACACCTCTGTAATACTGCTGACTTGAAATTTTACAATAATCCGGGTCAAGCAAATGTATAAAAAACGTTCCATCTTTTTCGGGGTCGCCATAACAGAATCCGTACACAACGTCGTTCTTCCAAGCCTGAAACATACACTTCAAAATCTGACTTTTCATATCCATATTACGTACATACTTTGTAACACGCTCATAATTCTGTAATACACTATTCTGGTCAGGATCTTCTGTAAGTGGAATATCTGGATATACCGTCCACGACTTGCAATTAATTTGATATGCTTTAAAATTAATTAACCTTCTATATACATGAGATACCGTATATAAATAATTCGAAAGTTTCCTGAGCTGTTTCTGGTTTGATTCACTTGCAGGATTCTTCAAATATGTACGTAAGCTGTCTCTAGAATACGTAGTGTATGTAATATTTTTATTTTTTGTCAAGTCAATAAGACTAAGCACGTCCTTCACAGCGGCAAACGCAGCTCTATTCTTTTCCTCACGACTTAACGTTTCAATACGTTCCTTGTCTGTTAATTCTTTTGCCAAACTATTCACCGCCTTTCTTATCCGAATAATTTCTCTAATGGTTTTCCAGGATTAACTTGTAATTTTGATAATATATCTATTGCACTTGGTTTTTTACGAGAACGTACATTTTCAAGACGCTTCTCAGATAACCACCATGCACATAAAGCCATTGTATACGAACGGTCATCATGGAGCTTATTCGCCTTCTCTGGTGTTAATTCAAAAGAATCCTTGCCAGAGTCTCTCTTTTTGCGCACCATATTTACCATTTCTTCCTTAAGAGCATCAATATTGGCTAATGCAATTTCTTGGAATTGGTCAAGCTTAATAACCTTCGTACTCACACAAGAGGTATGAACCAATTCTTCTTCAAGCTTTTTAGAAAATTCGTCTCCTTTAAATCCTTTAGATTGAAGATCTTCAGAGATACGTTTCCTTTCTTTTTCAAGCTTCTTTTCATCAGCTTCGAAAACTGTTAAATACCCTTTATTATCATAATCTGCTGTAAAACTAATGGCATCAATATCCAACATTTCAATTAATGCCTCATAGATAATAGATTTATATTGCGCTGGCGACACAAGACGCAATTTGTTAATTGCATTTGGATAACGCCCAGCATACTCTTCGCTATATTCTTTGTCAATTAGGCCACGATGTGATTTTCCTTTTTTATCAACCCAATCTTCCATAAGAAAATCCGCAATATTAACGCCGCCACCACCGCTACCTGCGTCAATTAAAACGCACTCAATGTTTTCATAATCTGGTACGTCTCCATTATAATCAAGAATAAGCTGTTTTAAATATTCAATCTGATCAGGAGTTCTCATTGGGCTCTTAATTCTTTTACCAACATCCAACAAATTAACACAATTAACAATACGTCCCTTATATATACTATCCTCGGTTTGATAAATTTCCATTACAAGAATAACAGAGTTATCTCGACTTCTCGCTGGGTCATAAGCTATAACAAATTTTTTCTTACCAGTGTCATTGTATAAAAGTGGCGCACGAGTTTCACTATTTCTAGCAATGGTTCCACGCTTAATAATTGCATTCAATCCTGCGTCAGATGTAAACTCACAATAATATTCTCTACGCGCTTTTTCTGGGTTTGTTGCCATTTCTGTTTCAACAGTGCTTTTCATCAAAAGTGGGGCAATTGTTTTTCCATGCATTGTTGGTTTAAAAACAACCTCGCAATCAATATGCGCAACAAAATAATCAGGATCTCCAATTAATTGTCGTTTCGCAAATTCTCTATACAATCTATAAAACTCAGTGTCTGTACTAGACGCTGAACTGATATAAAACTTTTGATTCGGCACATTTGTTGGAAATGTTCTTAAACGAATTGGATCAATCAAATTTCCATCACGATCTTTACCTGTTTTGAAACTTTTATTAACAATAGCAAAAGCACCATATACTTTCATCATTTCTGCAGACAAGAAACCAGACTCATCAAAAATTACACTACCACGAAACATTTTGTTTACCCATAAGCTTTTTATCTTATAGCTCTTACAATTATCATTCTCGTAAGCTCGGCATATCTTTTCACCTACGACCTTTACGTTTAGGCGGCGCTGACTCGTGGAGATGTTATATTCTGTATAATACAGGTTCAATCTCTATGCTCTGCGTGTGACTATGCTTTTAAACATAGCCTTCCACTCGGATTCCCATTCCAGGGTTCCCGATTTCTTCAGCGCTTTAAATTTATCCATCTATTTCTAGACGGCGAGGCTTTCTGTAGTCTCATAGTGTTTTTTGACTTTTAAATATTTTTTATATTTTCTATCTAAATAAATACTACAATCTTGATAAATCCAATCTAGGAAATTAATTTTATCATCAAGTCTATATATTTCAGGGCGATATATAGTTGTACCAAACTCATTTACAAAAATATTGCTACTTACTCTAACTGGAATGTTTTCTAATATTTCTAATAAATCCTCATACAATGACTTAGAAGCAGTAATAAAACTAATACTAAAACTTTTATTTGTATAACATAAGCATCCATCCCCATCAAAATATCCTCTAATATAATGTCTTATTAAATCACTTTGCATTTTAGGTATACTAAAATCATAAGATTTGTTGTTTGAAAAACCTAAATTATACAAAGAATCATACATTACTAAAGAAAAAACCCTAATAACACACATATGATTTAACTTATCAGGATTTTTTGTAGAAATAGAACATGTCCTCCATCTATCTGTAATTTGGTAATTGCCACTAATAGACTTATTAAATTTCTTTAAATGCCCGATATCTCCATATTGGAGTTCAACCCCAGTCACTCCCGCATTTGTTTTTTCACTCTTATTAATCCACCCATCAGCAGTCAAAAAACCAAGCCAATATGCTTTTTCTTCTGTGTCTATTACATCAAAATAATGATAGTCGCAAAAATATGGTGATTTTTTCAATCCCATTCTATTTGCTTTTACTTGAATAGCGTCGAGAGATCTGCCAAGAATTTCTGATATTTCCCTTTTAGACATTTCCATATAATTATCTTTAACAAAATCTAATTCCCATTGTTCCCATGGTTTTTCCTTTTTATATAAATTAAGATCAAAACATTTTGCCGTAACCGCACTCTGAGTCTTACCGAGCCGTTCACCAATACCACTATGACTCATTAGACTAAAATTAGAAACTAAAAATTTGACCTCTTCATCTGTCCAGTTCGGATTTCTAACTAACCCTAATTTATCTCTCATAGTATTAATTGCATCAACGCTATGATTTATATAATTTGAAATCTCTTCCGATGTCATACCAATGTAATTAGACTTTAAAAATTCTATTTCATCCGCTTTCCATTTATGATGTTCTTGCTTAACTAGTCCCATTTTCCTTACTGCGTTACTAATACTACCAACGGATTTATGTAACGTATCCGAAATATCTTTTATTCTCATATTAAAATAATTGTTTTTAATATAATCTAACTCTTCATTTGTATAATTTTTAATTGTAATCATTATTCGTTCTCCTTTAAAAATAATTGAATAATAAAAAATGCCAACTACACGTTGACATTCGAAAAACCTCTTTTAGAGTCTATATTTGAATTCAATGTTTGGGTCTTAGACCCGTTATATAAAGAATATGTAAAGCCATTACTAGAATGGCTGAATCCATCTCCCGCTGCATTTTTAATCTCAACTTCATTCTTAAAAATATATCCAGTTGACCCTACCATTTCATCAATGTTATCATTCGCCAATCTCTCTAAAGTAGTAAATGTTTGCTCTGCCTGTCCACCAGATCCACTAGCAATATAAGACCAATAGTTATTAAATAGCATCCCTTTTGACATCAAAATCAAGTCGATAACTGTGCTCTTACCCCAACCTCTCGTCGCAACCACAAGAACATTAGGGCAATTCCATGACCTTTGAACTACCCATGCCTGCGCATCCAATAATTCAATACCAAAAAAATCGCTAATAAACTTAACAGGGTTACACTGATAATATTTCTGTAACTCTGATATTTTTATCAACGATTCTATTTTTCTTGTGGACATTGCATATGTACCTGGCCTCACATATACAACATTATTGCCATTAAACATTTTTATAAGGTCAACATTATTTGTATCCTCAATAATTTTTATAGTATAATTATTCGGAATCATGGTCATTAATATCACCATCTTCCTTATTATATTCATTTTCATCTTCAACAATTGCACTAAATGGAGAAAATAATTCTTCTAGACTTGTTAAATTTTCATTATCCAACATATCATTTTCATTAAGCACATCTCTTAAATCCAAATTTTCTCTTAACAAAATCCTAGTAATTTCCTTATAACTGTCTCGTTCTGTAGACAACTGCGTTACAAGCCTCCTTTGCTCTGCAACAATATCAGAATACTCAGATTCATCAAGCGATAACTGCTTTAAAATAGAAGCGTTACTAAGATCCATAACTTGCTGCATACCCTTGCATGTCATAAGATCAAAACCATTAACCTCTCCTTCACGAAGGTTTAGCTCTTTAATTTTTTTAATCTTGCCAGTCCATGTGTTTTCACCTTTACTAGCATTCTTATTATGTTTTAAACTTAAACAGCTCTGCTCTGCAAGTTGAGAAATGGTAGCACTAATATTCTTTTTTGCATCAAGCAATGTTTTCATTTCAGAAGCATTTGCATTAGTATTGGCCATAACTTTAGCTAATTTATCATCGAGTTTTGCCTGCTGTAAAAAACCACGAACAATAGTAATAGCAGAAGAGATGCGCATCATGTCATCATTGCCATCTCCACCTGCATCCAAATATCCAATCAACTGAGAATACAACAACGGCTGATCTTCTAATTTTTCTCCTTCAAACGGATCATAACCAAGTAACCTAATTACGTCCTTTCTGTTTTTATCAAACTCGCCATTAACTTCTTGACTTGCTATTAATGTTTGTGCAGCCTCATCCTTACCACTTTCGAGTGCGGCAACCTGTTTAGCATCTTCGACAAATGTATTAAAAATATCTCCATCACGCCAACGCATTCCACGATATTGCGGCATACTAACATTTTTAATATATGCATCCCAAATTGTAGTTCTGCGAACTTGACTTTCTTGGTTAGCCCATTCTGCATAACTGGAATCCCATAAATTGCTTAAAAACGGGCGATCAATATATTCGAGGGCATCCATAACTGACTTTTTAGTACAAGCCCCAAATTCTTGTCTATTATCATCCCATGCTAATGCTATTCTCTTAACACAATCTTTACACATAGTGGTAATCCCTGTCAAAACCTTTGGATCTGTAGAAACATAAAATTCTTTTATTTTCTTTTCTTTTAAGCAATATGGGCATAAATATCTCTTATCATCTGCGGCAGTTTTCTTTTTCGCCGCAGATTTTTTACCTGCGTTTCTTGTAGCCATATACAACCGCCGCCTTTCTTAATTATTCATATACGAAAAAGAAGCCCAAGTTACTGAGCTTCCTTTTCCTTAGCGGCTTTAGCCTCTGCAATTTCCTTATTAATTCTTGCGAACTCAGTCTGAAAATGCTCATCATTCTTAAACACTAAAACGGTCTTATCTGGATTTGTACGGTCGGGTTTTACATCAACTACCTGACAATTTGCCTTGAGAAGGGCTCGTCCAACACCCATATTAAACACCAAACGACTTTCCTTGTTTTTGTTTTCCATAATTCATTGTTCTCCTTTATGTTTTTCTTATTTGTATATTAAAAAATGGCGGGAAAGATTCCCCGCC